TGCTCCCGGTTCCGCGTTAGTCCGGGCAGAGCGTTAACATGGATTTCGCACTTAAACTACCACCGGCCTTCGGGATATGTGGCTTAGTGGAAAACGCTATATAAGGAAGCAAAGTAAAGTGTTCTCTGGTTTGAGGTTATCCTGCATCCGATTGGAAGAAAACCTCATTAATTTGGGTATATCGTATAATGGCTGATTATATCCGGTTGTCTCCCGGAAGATCGGGGTTCAATTCCCCGTATACCCGCCATATGGGTGAGTGTGACAAATTGGTGAAGTCGCCTGACTGTAAATCAGGTCCCGCGTGGTAAACTTGTAGGTTCGAGTCCTACCTCACCCACTAAAGTCGCGCAATTATAAATGGTATGTGAGGGAGCGCGCGAAATATCCTCCGCATTTAAAGTTATTCTGAAAAATGGATACGCCATTTATTTTCAAATAGCCCTGTGGTGTAATCGGCAACATGTCTGACTCTGACTCAGAAGAGTTTAGGTTCAAATCCTAACAGGGCTGCCAATAGGGGTATGGCGAAGATGGCTAACGCATGCGACTTTGACTCGTACATTCGCTGGTTCGAATCCAGCTATCCCTGCCATATGGGGGATGGGACTGCTTGGGGTGGTCACCTCACTTGCAATGAGGACTCCAGACGGGTTCAAATCCCGTATCCTCCACTTTATCTGGGTATAGCTCAGCTTGGTAGAGCACTTGATTTGGGATCAAGGGGTCGTGGGTTCGAATCCCTCTACTCAGACTTTATACCCCCATAGCCCAGATGGATAGAGCATTTGCCTTCTAAGCAAACGGTTACTGGTTCGAGTCCAGTTGGGGGTGCTTAAGGTAGCGTAAAGATGGTAAAAAATAGCATGATCAGCTATAATAACTCCATGTAATATCGTGATAATAGCGGTAATTCCTTCCGCAATTTCTGCGCTCGTAGCAGAGTGGTAATGCACGCGACTTTTAATCGCGGTATCGTGGGTTCAATTCCCGCCGAGCGCACTATTAAGGAGTTTTTATGAGAGATTTATGTGAAGTTATAGATCAAATGCTTGCAGTTATTCCAGAAGATGAATACGATTTAATTGAAGCATTGAAAGATCATAAAGAAAGTGCGCAGCTAGCGCCGCAAGAAATGATTTTATCCTATTGGAATGAAGTTGGAGATACACTTTACTCTTATGTATTTTCAGATTTTTATCCCGAGGTAGGATGGCAATCTAAGGTAGAAAAAATTTGGACTGGTGATGAAGATTAATATGTACCGTTAGCTTAAGTGGCTAAAGCTGTCGGCTCATAACCGATTGAGTGTGGGTTCGAGTCCTACACGGTACACCATATAATACTAGAAAGGGGGTTAATATAACATGCATAGATATAGAGACCCCTTTTCTGGTAAAATGAAAAGAAATAGTTATCATCGCAAGACAAAAGAAAAACAGAAACTTCAGTATTTATATAATATTGGCGGAGATAAATGGTATCCTTGGCCCGTAGTTTGGAGTGATTACGAATGGGATGATGTTTATTTTACAAGCTTCCCTACAGAAGATGCATATTTAGAACGTAATTATCGTAGACATTTAAGTCATTGGCTAAAGAAACAAAGTCACCGCAAGGCAAGACGTTATAAAAATACTGAAAAAATAACCAATAGCACATATAATAAAGTATATGACTATTGGTGGGAGTTAGACTAGTATGTGGAAATTTAATAATTCATCTGACAGATCTTATTTTTATAAGGCTGATGATTTCCCTGAGGTTATAGTAAATCCAAGTGGCAAGTTAAAATCATTGGCGAATTCTTGTCAGCTTAAAAAGCCGATTGAAATGGTTACCTGTCCATCTTGTGATGGTAGTGGTGGATATTGGACAGAATATGATTTTTATCCTCCTGGACTACCTGATAGCGGATGGGCGCATGATTACAGACGAATTTATGTGCAGTGTCCCAATTGTGGTGGTTCGGGTAAAGTACCAAAATAATAAATCGCATGTGGCGGAATAGGTAAACGCAATGATGGTTAAGTTGCATAATATTGTAGAGGACGAAACACAAGGACGAGAAGTCGCCTAGCCCGAGGCGGAGTCATGTGTAGTATCGGGTAAAGGCGATATTTTGTGAGGTGCAAATCCTCACCATGCGATTCATAGGTCGACCGATACGTCATGCGCCTATAGAGCAAAAAGCATGAAATAAAGTTAAAGGGTCAAGGACAGAACCTAATTGCAAGGGTAAACGTGTCGGGAGGAAATACTGTCCGCTCAATATGGGGTTGTAATTGGAATTCGATTGGCATGTGGGGTCAAAATTTGCAGCGAGGTAGTGACTCTAACCACTAATTAAATTTAAACGCAAACTTTGTTAAAAATATTTTCGCAAAGATTAAGAATGTCTTTGCACCTTCCTATCAAGTAGCTTTAGCTTGCTAGTTAGAGTATAAAATAAAGTAAACGGATTAAACTGCGCCCGGCGCTTAATCCGATCGTATTAACGGGCTGCCGCAAATAAAAATGGAAAATGCGTAAACAATGGATGCCCATAAAGATAATGTGTTTCGCAAACGCATTGGAGTGTTGTGGCTACTCCATTATCCATTTGGTTTCTTAAATACCAATTTGCGTAAGAAAAAATTTAAGTAAGCTGTGGATAAAGAAAATTGCGATAGTAGCATGAGCAAGACCGGGGTTCGACTCCCCGCAGCTCCACTATATAGGGACGTTTGGTCTGGTCAAAGCCGTGGTACGTGGCTGTAAATAACGTATGGTGCCAAACATATATCAACTGTTGGTAGAAGGCTTGGTTGATATAGCATATGGTCACTGAGCTAGTGCGGTCATTTAGCGAAGGACTGAAAATCCTTAGAACCTGGTTCGACTCCAGGAGTGACCACTGCTTATTAGGAGAATAGGGTAGTTTAAAATCGTTCCGATGTAGAACACTCAACCGCGGAAAGAGAAATGTAAGATTGAGCGCCTTACCCCTATAAATTTAACCTAATAATTTAGGAGGTATTTATGCATAGATCTAAAGCAGAACGTCGTCATAACGATTGGATGAAAATTCGCAGAAAAGCTAGAATTATCAAAGAGGTTTGGGAAGACAAAGAATGGTACAATAGCTTTTGGCAAGATCAAAAGCATCGTTTAAGCAAAAGTAAAATTCATTGTTCTTGTCCTCTCTGCGCAGCAAAAACAAGAATTCATGGGCCAACACTTTCTGACTATAAACAGTTTGAAAGATTGCAGTCCTCACTTGATGAAGCTGAATTTAATATGAGAATACTTCCACATAAGGGGTGGTAACGCCACCTCTTTTTTCTTAATTGAAATTTTATAAAAATTATTATATAATAATTATATAAAGAAAAGGAAAAAGAAAAAATGAATAGTAATGAATGGCTTGAAACTGGTATGTTGACAGTTATGCAAGCAGTTCGAGATTACATCGAACTTGAATCAAAATCTTATCAGATCGCTTTCTGTGCCGATTTTTTAAAATGGTTTTCTGATCATTTTGAAGAATATGTCGATAAAGTATATGCTGGTCTTAAAGAAGAGGTAGAAAATGAAATTTAAACAAATGCAATTGATTTTAGGATCAACTTCTATTGAAGATTTATATTACTCTAAAGACGCTGATAAGGATACCCTTGCTCAAGCTATGTTGACAAATTGGGAAGATCATGGCTCTTTAGTAGGTAAAGATGAGTCTTGGCAGTTGTTAAGAGAGCTTAATGAAGATTTTATCTTTGCTGATGTTTTAGAGAATTATGATTCTTATAGGGAGCGTGAATTTAGAACTCTGATTATTAAAATAGGGGATAGATTTTTTGCCTATCGTTATACAAATAGTTCCTTTGATAGCGATTGTTATGATTGGGAAGAAGTAAAACCTATTCCATCTGTTTGCTATAGTGTAAAGTATGTACCAATGGATAATCATCAAATTTGTGTTTGTGAAGAAACCGAAGATTATATTAAACTTTATGAGGTAGAATAATGTTAAAAATTGTAATTGGAATTCCAAAAGATAGCGATATTTATGATATGCACTATGATACTTATTGCGAACTTACTGTTTCAGAAGATGCCACGTTAGAAGAAGCAATGTATGCCTGGTTTAAAGCATTGGAAATTGAAGGATATAGTCATGAATTAATCGAGAAAGCAATTGAAAAATTTGAAAAATAAAAAAAATATGATATAATAATTATATAAAGAAAGGAAATAAAAATACATGGATCAGTATTCAAGTGGTTTAAGAAGCAGAGCTGCAACCTCTGTATTCGTCGGTTCGAATCCGACCTGATCCTCCACATGTTGGCCTTAGTTCAGTGGTAGAGCGTCGCGTTGTGGCCGCGAATGTCGTGGGTTCAAATCCCACAGGTCAACCCATATGCGGTAGTGATGGAACTGGTATACTTATCTGACTCAAAATCAGAGTTTTGTGGGTTCGAATCCCACCTGCCGCACTTTATATCCCAGTGGTGTTAATGGCGAACATGACGGTCTCCAAAACCGTGGATCCGGGTTCGAATCCTGGCTGGGGTGCCATTTCCTTATGCCGACTCTGAAGCATTGCGAAGCGATATGATGCTGAATGGTGAAGCTGTTTCCGCAGACAGACTGAGCCGGCTTTCAAGGAAAACTAACCATTATTAAGGAGAAAGTATGACTTGTGATGGATGTCGTTGGAAAGTAGAAAAAAATGAATGTCCATGGGAATTTATGTATAAAGATACTGATTATGCAGAAGATTGTATAGATTTCCGTTGGATCAAAGATCCAAAAGATAGTTTCTCTGAAAACAAATAACGTCTTATAGCTCAGCTGGGAGAGCAATAGTCTTACAAACTATAGGTCGCAGGTTCAAGTCCTGCTGGGACGACTAACTGATCTACTAATGTGGAAACAGTTCCAGGAGACGAGAAATCGTCTCTAGTATTCGCCGTCAAACGTTTGGGTGGAAATCCCTGTAATTCTCTCGCCTCAAACTCCACTAAAGCGGGATACCGTAAAAAACTATAAGGCACTATCGTGGATGATGTGCCGCATATGTGAAATGGTTTAAATCGGGCGTTTGGTTTCACATATAATTTTTTTCTCCTCTTAGCTCAGTTGGATAGAGCACTGGTCTACGAAACCAGGTTTTGCATAGGTTCGAATCCTATAGAGGAGACTATTTATTATGTAGAAAGGAGGTTAAAATGCAGATAACCGAGGATACTTTGTTCCGCAACATGTCGCAACAGAATATTACATTCGATATGATTGCTGATAAAATTGTTGAATGGATAAACCAACAGCCAGATAGGGATTATGTTCTTGCTATTGGAACAGACTCTCAAACTTGCGCGGAAACTAAAGTAGTATTATCTATTACTTTACATCGGTTACATAATGGAGGAATTTTCTTTCTACATTCAACTTATCACAAAGCGTACAAACATAACCAGCTGCATCAGAAACTATATGAAGAGACTCAAGCATCTCTTGATGCCGCAGAGATTTTACTTGAAAAGTTAAAATTACGAGGTTTGGACATACAAGATAAATCTTCTAACGTCCATCTTTCAATTCATATGGATATTGGCGAGCACGGTCCAACTAGCAAATATATTCAAGAACTAGAGGGATGGGTTCGCGCAACAGGTTATGACTATGAGATTAAACCAAACTCATATGCCGCTTCAACTATCGCTGATAAGTATTCAAAATAAAAGGCAATTGTATGAGAAAAGAAGATTATATTAAGACAATTAAGGTAAATGGCTATACTGTAGATATTGGTTTAGATGATTATGGTCAATGCTATTACTTTGAATATGTTGACAAAAATGGAAAGCTTCAAGAAGTAGGTTGCGGATCTTATAACTTCAATTATGAACAAGAAATTAAAGATTATTTTAATATCCTAGAAAAATATAAATAATTGATTTTTAAAAAAATTAATGATATAATATTTATATAAAGTGAAGGAGAAAAAGATGGCAAAACTTGGTTTACTTTCGCCCTGGGCGACATTCTATAATGAGCTTAAAACATTCTTTGAAAAAGATTCTGAAGTTACTGTTGTGTATGATGAGGAAAATAACATTGTAAATCTCTATGTTAATAACCCCACAAAGGCAGCTGCTTTAACAGAACTTCTTCCAGTAGAAAAAGACTTTGATGCTGTTAAATTAAAAATTAATGTTATTCCCGCAAATGATTGTAATAAGGTAAAGTTTGCAGCTATTAGTGCCTCGTTTGCTGATGAAGCAGTTCCGTTAGTGGAACTCTATTGGAATGCATTAACTGAAAATAAGCACGTTGATTATATTACCACTCTTCGTGGAATTTTCAATAACCCCATTACTTATGTAGTATTTAAAAAGTGTGTTGTTCAGTATTACAATGACTCTCTTGGAGATATTAATGGAGTATGTTCAACTCTTATGCAGAATATTGCTGAAGATATTTTTGAGAAAAGAGAAGGTATTTACTTCTGCACAAACACTTCAGAATCATCCGGCAACAGCTTTAAATTCTAATAAATCCCACCACTCGATACTAAGATAAAAATTAGTGGATAACCGGTAAGTCGAGGAACTCCAGGTAAAGTCACCTGCGCGCGGAGGTTGTGCTCTGCAATTAACTGGTAGGCAAGCATTAAAAGCCGCTTAAGACAATAGTTGCTGCGTACGTGGGACACGGACGAGAGACACGTCGGGAGCGTCGGTAACCAATCCGTTGTAAGACTACTCCATAATCTTCGATGCAACCCACAGCAGATGCGCGTGATTGAAACTGCACGCCCAGTTGATTAACTCTTAAAACGGAGGTTGAAATATGGACTATAAAACATTTTTACATAAAATAGTAATGGAAATGCCTCGTGAAGCATATAATGCAGGTATTTCTGTCGTTGAAGAATGTGATGAACAAACTAAAGACGTACAGTGCTATAAAATTGTTGATGTATCAAATGATGGTGATAAGGATTGGGTCACAATCTTCGTTAAAAAGATCAGTTAATTGAAAAATTAAAAAATAAATGATATAATATATATGTAAATAAGGAAAGGCAATATATAAACGAGTTGATCGCCGGAGCGGTGTACCTCGCGCACGAGGTTATAGGAAAGAACTATGATACAACAGTACCCTTGAGGAATTAGCGCCCCTCACAATTCCGGACATAGAGAACGGGGATCCGTGGAACGCACCAAAGCCTTATATCCTTATTTGAAAAATTAAAAAAAATATTATATAATATATATGTAAGATAAGGAAAGGAAATAAAAATTATGGATATGGAGTTCTATGAAGATATTTACGATCCTGATTACATGGATATTGAAGCATTGATTGTAGATGCAATGGATTATGAATTATGCGAGCATAGCTCAACAGGCTAGAGCGCAGTGCTGATAACGCTGAGGTTGGGAGTTCGAGCCTCTCTGTTCGCACTATAAGGCAGAAACAGCAAAAACTGAAAATTATTAATGGACTAGACTTGTAAACTATAAACCACAATAATTCTGCCTTGAAATTTGGTCTCGTAGCGCAAATGGTTAGAGTATCGCCTTGTCACGGCGAAGGTTGCGGGTTCGAGTCCCGTCGGGACCGCCATAAATATTTAAAAAGTCGCTTACAGCAAAAAATATTTAGTAGACAAAAGGTAAGTCATTAATCTGAAAAATTAAGAAATGTCGGTTCGAATCCGACCTAAATAAAGCGACTTGCTTATGCTGCCATCGAATAAGAGGTTAGTTCACAACCCTTTCAAGGTTGCAATACGGGTTCGAGTCCCGTTGGCAGTACTTAATTGGATTTACAGCTAGATCCAATTGCCTGGCGATATCGAATAATGGTTTAGTTCGCCACCCTCTCAAGGTGGAAATCGCGAGTTCGAATCTCCGTATCGTCACCATAACTTAAAAGACACGAACAGCAAACCATTAGGACTTTTAATCCCGATGTCGTAGGTTCGATTCCTACATTGTACGCCAAAACAGTACGATTAGCTCAAATGGTAGAGCGCGAGAAAAATGTGTCTTGACAAGTAAATAAACGCGCAAACACATGGCGGGCAGAGCGTGCAGGGTCCAGCAAGCCTATGACAGCTAAGTAGATACTACTGGAACGAAGAAACCTCTATCGCGCGTGATCACTCTTAAATAGACCGCCACCAACGCCGGATTAGTATAATGGTATTACAGTTGACTTGTAATCATCTGATGGCAGTTCGATTCTGTCATTCGGCACTGACGCACAGAGGATAGATGAATAACTGTGGTTGTATGAAAATTCCTAGGTTCAATTCATATGATTAAGGAGCACTTCGTGTTCAATCTCTATCTAAAGGGTATAAACCTACCGGACATGGTGATTCTCCGGAGTCCGTGGCGTGCCCGCGGTATAAAATAATGGGCAATCCCGATGCTTGAAAGTAGAGCATCCTCACCACTCAATAGGATAAGGATTCATTCCTTATCCTTTATTTTTTTATAAAATTATGGTATAATATAATTATGAAAGATATAGAAAATATTATATGGATAAGAAACAAGATGAATTGCTCAATTCTTGACGCAAAAAAAGCCTATTACTTTTGCGACGAGGATAAATTTTTAGCTTGCGCTTATTTAAAAGAAATTTATTATAGTCTTGGACACAACCCGCCTTGGACTAATGAACAATATAAAGAAAGGGCAAAAGAAAAATTAAATTATGATAAGAATAATAACATTCACCAATGATAATAATAAATTATTTGATTTTAATTTTAATAATCCTATAATAACTTACTACCCAGAAACTGGGTGGACTAATATTACCGCAACAAAACAAACCATTACTATTTGCGGCAACTCTTTTTTAGGATATGATAAAGATCTTGTTCACACAAATATTGATTCTAGTTTCTTTTCTCTTGGAAAGGACTGGATTGAAGAATTCTATGCGCAAGGTGATAAAATATTAATTATTTCTTCTCTCTCTGATGAACCTCTATTTATTTTCCATGGAGTTGCAATTCGCATTAGTAATATACAAAATGGTTATGCAGAGTTCACTGTAGATGATAAAAAAATCTATATAAATAATCTTCACTGGATTATTATTTCGCGTAATGCATCCCCTGGCCAGCCTCAACGGCCGTTGCCGCCAAAAGATCGCCCATAGGAAATTTTTGAGCAAATATTTGAAAATTATAAAAATTATGATATAATATAAAAGGTAAGGGAAATAAAATATATATGTTAAAAAAATATGGTGAAGGTTCGATGTATTTCTATGCTATTTCAGAAACAAATAAAACAATAACTGGAGAACGTATTTATTGGCGAAATCCAGATACATTTACTCCAGATAAAAAACATAGAAATAAATACATAACATACATTTTATCTTTTTATGACATTAATGGTAACAAATTAAATTCTATAAAGGTTGGAAAAGCAAAAATTGGTTCTACTCGTTTTCAAAATTTATTAAATAAAAATAGAGTTCCTTCCAGTTATTATATTGTTATTGAATATGCAATATCTTTTACAGATGAAGAATTCGCTCTATCTACAGAAGGAGATCTCCGTTATTATTTCAGACGATATAAAGGAGGAGAAAAAGATGGAATGGATTATACAAAAAATGTAACATTTAATAATGAAGATAGGAAAGATCCAATGTTTAATTCTCTTATTCGTTCTAATCTTTCTAAAATGTTCGCAGCAAAATATTAATTTATTTGAAAAATAAAAAAATATATTATATAATATATATGTAAAGAAAAGAAAGACCCCAACAGCAAAATTGCATGTTGTATGCGGAGGCCTCGTGGCGTCTTTAAATGGGTCTTGAAAGGAGAAAAAGGAATGAGTACATTTTTAAACGCACTTCAGAATGAAACAAATTTCACTTATACTGAAAATGGCGGCATTACTCATAAGACAACCAAGAGCGCATTGCTTGATATGTTTGCTATGGGTGCCGCTATGCGTAGTCGTTCTGACGCAGACGTTATCCTTATGTTCCGCAATGCATATGCAGAAAATCCTACATATGCACTGAAGTGTCTCTTCTACATCAGAGACGTTCGTGGCGGACAGGGCGAACGTAGATTTTTCCGTCTTTGTATCAAGGATCTTGCTAAGCAGGATGCTGATGCAATGCGCAGAAATATTCAGAATATCCCTGAATATGGTCGCTGGGATGACCTTTATGAACTTGTCAATACTCCAGTAGAAGGAGATATGTGGAAGTTCATGAAGCACCAGCTTGCTCTTGATACTCAGTCAAAGACACCTTCTCTGCTTGCAAAGTGGATGAAGTCTGAAAATACGTCTTCAAAGGAATCTCGTAGACTGGGTCGTCACACTCGCACACAGCTTCATATGACACCTCGTGAATATAGAAAGACTCTTTCTATTCTTCGTGAGCGTATCAACGTTCTGGAAAGACTTATGAGTGCAGGCGAATGGGATAAGATCGAGTTCGATAAGATCCCTTCAAAGGCTGGTTTCATTTATAAGAATGCTTTCGCGCGCCACGACGTAGAGCGCATGAAGGCGGAAAAGAACGTTCAGTCATATCATGACTTCGTAAGAGATGAAACCAAGACTGTCAATGCTAAGGATCTCTATCCATATGAGATGGTTGCAAAGGCAATCTCTGCCTATGATCCCTACGATCGTTGGGGAGACTCTACCGACAGAGCAGTTGTAAACAAGTACTGGAACAACTATATGCAGAGCTTTGATGACTTCAAGTTCAATGGCATCGCTGTTGTAGATACTTCTGGTTCTATGCGTTGGGCTGGTACTACTGTACATCCTATTGATGTAGCTATCTCACTTGGTATTTGTTGCGCGGAAAAGGCCCAGGGTCCTTTCCATGGACACTATATCTCTTTCGCTTCTCGTCCTCAGCTGATTAAGGTTGAAGGTGTTGACTTCGTTGACAAGGTTCAGAGAATCTATAAGACAAATCTTTGCGATAACACAAATATCGCAGGAGTATTTGATCTGCTTCTTAGTACTGCACTTAGAAATCACTGCGCACAGTCAGAGATTCCTGAGAATGTAGTTATTATCAGCGATATGGAGTTTGACTCTTGCTCAATTAGCTTCAGAAAGGCTAGAGCCGCAACAGAGCTGGAAAGAATTGCTCAGAAGTGGGCAGACAACGGCTATCAGATGCCTAACCTCATCTTCTGGAATGTAGACGCACGTCAGAACAACATTCCTGCGCTGGGTGAGAGAATCTCATATGTATCTGGTATGAGTCCTTCTATCTATCAGACAATCGCAACAGGCAAGACTGGTTACGATCTGATGATGGATAAGTTGAATTCTGCTCGTTACGATGCAGTAAAGTAACAAAATTTTGGACGGTTTTCTATAAACCGTCTTTTTTTATTTTTATATATAACGATAGAAGGATATTGCTTCTAAAAGGAGGGACAATCAAGATGACAACAGAAAAGAAAAAGTTTTTAGATCAAATTGGCGTTAGCTATTTATGATCTAAAATTTTAGAGAAATTTGCTTCATTAGAAAATCGTGTCGATGAAATTGAAACCGCTGAATATGTCATCTATGGTGGTTCCGCATCTGATGTAATGAAGGAGGGCGAGTAATGAAAAGAGTAATCGAAGCTACAATTCGCCTTCGTAGAGATAACGATTATAACTATGAAGCAATTAAAGACAAATTTGTTCCAGCTAATGGTGAAGTAGTTCTAGTTGATACTGCGCGAGATGGTCTCCGCGCAAAAGTTGGCAATGGATATAATACATATGCCGAGCTTCAATTTACAGATGCAGATCTTCGCAATGCTGTTCTCCAAGGTTATTATGAAAATGGTGTTTTTTATAGTGATCCTATTAAACAAACTCCAATGGCGAATATGGTTAATAAAATCTATATTGATATTCCGCGTAGAAAAATCTACTATTTCAATGGTACAGAATTTATTCCAGCAGAAGCCCATTTAACTACAGCAAGCGCAGAAACAGCAGGCGTAATGAAATTATATAGTACCACAGGACAAAATACTGATGGAACAATGACACAAAAAAGCATCACTGATGAATTAAATCAAAGAATTAAAACAGACATTGATGCTGAAAACGAATTATTAATTTTTAGTTTATAAGGAGGAAAATAAATTATGGCTCAAACTTATACACATACCCCAGCTCTTTCTAAAATTAAGTTAGGCGCAACTACTTATTATTTGAAAGATGCTGATGTTCGTGCTATTTTAGACACATTTGGTAATATCGTAACTGAAAATAAAGCCACAAAAATTGATGATGGTGCTACTGGAATTCCTAATGCTGATCAAGTTTATGATTTTGTCATTCAGCAAATTACTGAAGTTGGTAAGGCTCTTAATTTAATTGCAGCAACAGACCATACTCAAGTTCTTGAACCAAGAGTTGGTGACTTCGTTGTTGAAGCAGATGGTTCTGAATGGGTTTATGATGGCAATAAAACCGATGGCAAAAATGGATGGAGAGAAGTTGGTACTGAAACAGCTTATGTAAAGAAAAACTTTACTATTGCTGGCGTAGACATGCAGGATAATATTACAAAAGCTGAACTTCAAGAGGCTCTTGAATTACATTCTCTTGCATATATGGATACTGGTAGTGTTACTCTTACAACTCCAGATGGCGTTAATAGCTTCTCAACTGGTAAAGCTGGAGAATATAACGTTACTGCAAGCGAAGTTTCAGTTCCTGCAACATATAGCGCATTAGATGTTACACCTGCAGGTTCAGTTGAAATTACTGCCGGTACTGCTGCTGCTGCTTCTTATGATAAAACAACAGGTATTACAATGGCTGCGGCTGCCCCTTCTGATGGTCAGTCTGCTACATACACACCTGCTGGTGAAGTAACAGTTACTAACGTTACAGTTACACCAAGCAATGTTTCTGTCGCTAAGGTTACTGACAATGGTACTGCTTATCAGTTATCAGAAGGTAGTGTTTCTCATGCTACTGATACGACTTCTCAGTTCGCAATTGCTGGAATGTTGGCTTCTATTGACGAAACAGATAATGAAATGTTAGTTCTTGCCGATGCCACAAAAGCAGATGCAGTTACTGCTGTTGGCACAATCACATATACAGCGCCTACATTAACAGGTTCATTGCCTACATTTGGAACTGAATCAGTTGTTAGTGGAATTTCAAGTGCTAGTGCTACTGCTTCCTTTGCTGGAACAGGCGTTATGCTTAATGCTACACCTACATATACAGCTGCTGATGCAACAGTTACACAACCTACATTCACAGCTGCATTTACAGGTACTTCAAAGAGTGTTACACCAGCTGTTGCAACATCTGTTAAGGCTGCTGGTACAGATGGAAAAGTTACAGTTGCTTCTGAAACAATTACACCTACATTACAGACATCTGAAAAAGACATCAATGTTACTTTTGAACCATCGCTTAATTAAAAACCAAAATTTCTTGAAACGATAGAAATTTATAATTAAAAAATAAATTATAAAACTCTTGAAAAGATAGAGGATATAATTTTTCCTGGGTAGGGGATATTATATCCTCTACCCAGTTTTTTTATGGAGAACTATATGATTAAAGAACAAACTTTAATAAAAAAAGATACTTCTTATAATTGAAATAAAGCTAAAAACTTCATTCCAAAAGAGAATGAAGTATTAGTATATACTGATTTTAATCCTAATAGAATTAAAATTGGTAATGGAAAAACTAAAGTAAATGATCTTCCATTTGTTGATAACAATGAATATAGTATTGAGGAAGATACTTTAGTTATTAATACAAAAGGAGAATTTTAATTATGGCTGAAATTATGGCTGAAATTTCTAAAATTAAATTAAATGGAACTACATATAATCTGAAAGATAATGAGGCGAGAGAAGAAATAGATAATCTTTCTGAAGTTGCAGTTTCTGGTAATTATGATGATTTGATTAATAAGCCAATTATAAATATTTACATAATAGAAAACAATGGCGAATTAATTGCATGTCAAAAAGATGGCGAAACGCAATATACTTTTGAAGAAATTGTTGGATATTTAATTGATGGTTTTTTTATTTGTGCAAATTACAAAGAACAAACTTTTTTATATGACGGCGCTTGAGATACAGCTGGAAAAAGAATTGTTGATGGTATTGACTTGACACAGACCAATATGACTCCAACCGTATTAAGATTTGCCCATTATCCTGTATATTATGCAGATTCTATTTCAGATAATTTTCAATTTTTAGTTTTTAATGATAACAATAGTATTACTTATGGAGTTCAACCTGGATTTTCAACAGTGGCTTTTTCTGGAAATTACAATGATTTATTAAATAGACCAACTATCCCTGATTACGGACTACAAGTTACAGATGACAATGATGGTAATATTGTACTAGATGTTATTTCCATTGCTAGTACAGAAGGGAGTTTTTAATGGCAAACAATAAACATTATATAGTTTCTGAAACTGAATTAACAAATATCGCCAATGCAATTAGATATAAAAATGGTGAAGCTTCTACATATACAATTGCACAAATGCCTAATGCAATTAAAACATTAGAATCTCAAAATGATACTTATGTAGATCAATCAATTCGATCTGCTTTTGCGCAAAAAGGCATATTTATTCCAGAAAATACTCTTTTATCTGAACTTCCATCAATTATTATTGATGATTGTAATTGAGTGGTAGGAGATGGATGCAATTATTTTCATTACGAAGTTCCAGAACATGTTCTTCCAGTTGATACTGTTCATCATCTATGTACTTTCACAGGAACAACTTCAATTGGCGCTAGTCTAATTTCTTATGATAAAAGTAAGCAACATACAACAAAAGAAACTATTTGAAGTTCAGATTATTATGATTTAGATGAAAAATATAGGGGAAAATTAGTATTCTTAAAAATGGATGGCACGCTTGAAGTTGGAATTTATGGAGATAATCATTATTCTTTTGCTGGATACACTGGCTCCGGATATTCTGAACGTTGTGCGAATTCTGCTCAATTAGTTCGTGCAGAATTAGGAACTAATTGTACTGCTCATACAAACGCTTTTCAAGGAGCAACAAATCTTAAAGAAGTTTATTTTTCTAAAGATTGTAAATGAGGACCCATGAATCGTGCTTTTTATAACTGCCAATCTTTAAAAAAAATTTATATAAATAACCCAGAGATATGGACTGGAATTGACCAATATCAATTTTACAATTGCACTAATTTAATTGATTTTACATTACCTTCATCGGTAACATGAATTGGCGCCTATGCTTTTTATAATTGCAAGAGTTTAGTTGAAATTAATTTAAATGATAATATTAGTTCAATTGGAGATCATGCTTTTTATAATTGCACTTGCTTAAAAAATATTCATATTCCTAAAAGTTTAACAAAAATACCCTCTTATTTTTGTTTTAATTGTAGCAATCTTCCTGAAATTATTATACCAAACAACATTATAGAAATAGGAGATTCTGGTTTTTATTATTGCTCTAAAATTACACAATTAACAATTCCAGAAAGTGTTACCACAATAGGAAAGCGTGCTTTTACATTAATGTCCAAATGCCTTGAATATCATTTCTTAAGTGCAACGCCTCCATCTTTAACTCTTTATACTGTTGGTTCTAACAGTTATACTCCTTTTGGCACACTTCCAACTGGAGCAAAAATTTATGTTCCTTATTCTTCCGATCATTCAATTTTAAATGCGTATAAAACCGCTGAAAATTGATCAACTCATGCCGATAATATTTATGAAGAGGAGGGTAATAAATAATGACAAGTTCAAAATTAAAAACAATAACATTTAATAATACTTTAACTAATCAAAGTGTAACATATCCACTACCAACAAAAACTAGCGACTTAACAAATGATAGTGGTTATATTACTTCTTATACGGAAACCGACCCAACTGTTCCAGAATGGGCAAAACAAGCAACCAAACCAACTTATACAGCAAGTGAGGTAGGTGCTGCAAGTATATCTGATTTAAATAATTATGTTGTAAAAAGAAATTATGATGATGCCAACTCTAGTTATATAACTAATGATTCTGGACGTATTACTATCGAACAAAGCACTTCACGCTTACTGAATAATTCAAAAATTGATTTAAATGGGTCAACAGTAGCTTTAAAATCTTGGAATGGACCAGCAGTTGGTGCTGAAAAAAATGCAAATGTTATTACATTAACTCCAACTCAAACTACTATTAAAAATATAATTACTCCAACGAATGATGGAGATGCGGCTAATAAAAAGTATGTAGATGATTCGGTTTCAGAAATAGAACCTCTCGTCGTTGATGTGAGCGAAGATCCTGATACTGGAGTTATAACATCTAGTAAGACTTATGAAGAGATAGATGCTGCCATATTAGCTGGAATCAATGTTGTTCTTAAAAACGAGTATAATAATATTTTTCCATATCAAGGACAAAGTTCTCTTTGAAGTGATAGAGCGCTTGCATATAATTTCTATAGAATCGAATACATGGAGCAGCAGCTCAGCATTAATGGATATTTTATCGCTCCTGGGACAGCTAGCTGATCAAAAGGACGTATTTCTGAAAATATAGTAATGACTGAAGCGTTTGCTACTAGACGACGTAGTGATGATAATAACATAGCATATACAATTTCTAATGAGCCAGATTATGACTTTGGTTTACTTGTATCTTCTGGATCTACAATTATTTCTCAAATAACAGCCGCAGAGGATGGCGTAGATATTATTTCCGCACAAGGAAACATACGATTCTCTGGAGAACACATAGGAGCATCAAATACTGATCCTGCTTGATCTCCAACAGATAATAATGACTTCACTACAAAAAAATATGTTGATGACGCTGTATCTAGTATTGTTATTCCAACAGTTCCAACAACAGTATCATCTTTCACCAACGATTCTGGCTATCAAAACTCAACACAAGTTCAATCAGCTATTAATACTGCTATTGGTAATATCAACTCATTTGAGGTTGAAGTCGTATCAGCACTTCCAACCTCAAATATTAATGATCATACAATTTATTTTGTTCCACAAGCAGTTAATTCATCAACTCATGATGAATATATGTATATAAATAATAATTGAGAATTAATTGGGAATACTTCTGTTGATTTAAGCGGATACTTACAAAAAACAGAAATTGCGGACTGGGCTAAAGCGAGCATTAAACCCAGCTATACTGCAACAGAAGTTGGGGCTATGAGCATTTCTCATGCCGCAAACGCAATTACAAGTGCCGATATTACGGCTTGGAATAATAAATCTAATTTTAGTGGTTCGTATAATGACTTAACAAATAAACCGACAATTCCTACGGTTCCAACTAATGTAAGTTCATTCACTAATGATGCTGGTTATTTAACCTCATTTACTGAAACCGATCCTACAGTCCCTGCATGGGCAAAAGCTGCGACTAAACCGACATATACAGCTGCCGAAGTAGGGGCGTTGCCAGATACAACAGATTTAAGTAAATTTTTAAAAAATGAAGAAATCGTAACTGGAGGTTTATTTACAGGTGGAACAGAAGCTGTAACAATTGAAAAATCCGGCACTAATCCAGCATCGCTTTTACTTGGCGCAACGACAAATAAGAAAAACGGTTTTATTTTAGGAACTAATAGCGGCAGAATTGCTGGTTTTACTCAAAATAACTCTACTCTATTAGAAATAAGTAATTTTAATCAAGTTTCAATAGAGAATATTGTTACACCAACTACAGATACCATGGCTGCTAATAAGAAATATGTTGATGATGCTATTGCTTCCGTTACACCAACAGAAACTGATCCTATCTTCTCTGCAAGTGTGGCCGCAGGCATTTCATCTACGGATATTTCAAATTGAAATGCAAAATCTAATTTCTCTGGTTCTTATAATGATTTAACTAATAAACCAACTATTCCAGCAGCAACAACAGTAACAAATACTCTTGCTTCTGGAACACTTATTGCTACAATTAATGGCACAAATATCTACGCACCAACATATACTAATGGAGATAATCTTGCTTACGGAGGTTAATCTATGGCACAGGTTTTGATTACTGATACAAAATTAGATAATTTAGCACAAACAGTTAGTAATAAATCTGGCGTAGCATTACCATTAACAATTGATGAAATGGCAACTGCGGTTGCCGGCATTTCAACCGAAGGAATTACACCTACAGGCACTATACCTATTACCCAAAATGGCACATATGATGTTACTAATTATGCATCTGCACAAGTCGCTTTACCCTTTAAGCATATATATTTTTCTAAAGATAATATAACCCCAGCAAATGGAGATATATATTTCAATATTATAGATGAGGTTATTCAATCTGATTCAACTACATCTATAGATGTAATTCCATCTGGGTATTTAAGCGATTATCAATATTCTCAATTTAGTAGCCCATCTAATTTTTATACAGATGCATCATCAAATACATATGCAACTGTTCGTGCTACAGGTGGAAATAGTGCTGAAACATACATATATTTTACATTTGATACATCTGCTTTACCTCCTGTATTTTATGCAGCGTCTGTATCTGCTACAATTAAAATGCATCAAAGAGCATATAGTAGCTCTTTTCAACAAGCATATTTTGTAATATGTCTAGATGAAAAAGAAATTGACGAAACAAGAGTAACTTTTAGATATAGTGATTCAGCAACTACAATAACTATTCCAACAACGAGTATCCCCGATTGAGATGGAAGCGAAAGACTTTCTTTAAAATTTTATGTTCAAAAAACCAGTAGTGATGGAACTACTTATCGTTCAATTGACTTATACGGTGCAAATTTAAAAATTAATTATTCTACCACTCCAAGTTATTTAACTTCTGTAATAACAGAAAAATATAATGGAACAGACTGAATTCCGACTTCTTTTAATAATACTATCGCAATAAATAATAATTTCATAAGGAAATAGAAAGGAGAAAATAAATGGCGCAAGTTTTAATTACAGATACTAAACTCAATAGTTTAGCTAACGCTATTGCCGAAAAAGCCGGAATTGAAGCTCCTTTAACTATACAGCAAATGGAAGATGCAATTGAAGCTTTAAGTTGGGCAATATATTATACTGGTTCATCAGAACCAAACAACTCCCAAGGAAATAATGGAGATATTTATCTACAAACAGAATCTGAATAAGGAGAAATTAAGTTATGGCAACTATTACTGAAACTTTTCATCCTGTTGGTATCGAAGTTCTTGATGCTAGTGGAAATTCAATAGAAGTAACTAATTCAGAACGATTTATTGGGGAAACATCTGGTGCAACAACATCAAGTAATTATGGACAATATTATTTGGAACCTGGAAGTTCAGCAGAAACTTTTGGCTGAATACAATTTGATTGTAGCTCTATTCCAGCTAATGCCATTATTACTGAAGTAACGGGTAAATTTAAAATATATTCATCAGGAAGCGCAACTTACATTTCTCCTCGTCAATTACGTTTATATTATAATAATAGAACTGATACTAAAGGATTTTCTGTTAATCAAGTGTCAAGTTCAGCTGTAATGGATTTAGATTGCGGAACTAATTGAACCAGAGAAATGCTAGATGATTTAGAATTAAGAATATATTCAAAACGAACTTCTAGAAATGTTACATCTAATTATTATGTTCGTATTTATGGCGTTGATATTACTATTACTTATGAAATACCCAATAATTCTGGATTATTTGTAAAACAAAATGGAATTTGAACTCCAATTTCAAAAATTTATCTTAAAACAAATGGCTCTTGAGTTGAACAAGAACCTACATACCTATCTGATAATAATATAAAATATTTAAAGCGCGGCTAAAATATTTAGTTTGACTTTAACATATGTATTATGTTAAAATACAAAAAAGGAGAAAAATATGCAAGCAATTATTAATAATGTATCTTATCACGTTTTAGGTCATTACGCAGAACAAGGCGGCATGGCTCGTCTAATTCTTCAAGGTAAGGATATTTCTTTCGATGAATTACAGACCAATATTGAAGAAGCGGAAGAAATTCTGATTACAAATGAGACAGATCAAATCGTAGCTACATATGTTGGTTATACTAAGATTCGTCAACTTTCTATAACTTTAACAGAAGACAATCAATTTCAAATTGAGCTTGCGCTAGAGGCAGAAAATGTTATTGCATCTGTAGAAAACGCTCAAAAGAAAATCATGAATAATACTCAAGCAATTGAAAATCTTTCTAGCTCAATTGAAGAAATTAGAGAACAATTGGCTTCTATTCAAGAATCTATCAAAACAATTCTTAATTCAAACTCTTCTGAAAATGAATTAATTGTCGAAGAACCTGCTGAATAATTAAAAATCCCCGTGCTTTACGGGGATTTTTTTGATTTTTATAAAAATATATTATAAAATTAATATGTAAAAAGGAAAGGAGCATAAAAATGAAAAATGAAAATGTTTTAACTCCAGAACAGCAAAAACAAATTTGGGACATTGCTGGAGAAGCTTGCTCCAAAACGCCAAAACTTAAATTTGAAACTTGTTATACAACAACTTTATTATATTATTTAACTCAATTTTGTGAATATAAAATAAGCAATATTCCACCTTATTACAGAAATACAGTGGAATTATTATATAAAAATCCTAAAAGTTCTTATTTGCATTACTGGCACAATATTATGTACTCTAACAACGTATATGCAAAAGCAATTAAAAAAGCAGAAATTCAAGTGATGGGAGATGATCCAAGATGTCCATGGTAATTGATAGATTAAATACTCACTACAATTTTGCTAAAGAGAAATTTAATGAAGATAACATCGTCGGATTATTTCTTGTAGGTAGCCAAAATTATGGTACCGACGTTGAAACATCTGATGTTGATACAAAGTTAATTATCACTCCAAGTTTATCTGATATTTATGATGGAGCTTCATGCAAAAATAAAACTTATAAAGTTCCAGATAGTAAAGATCAGATGACAGTAAAAGATGTTAGATCTTTTTTAATGGAATTAAAAAAGCAAAATATTAATATCGTAGAAACTTTATTTACAAACTACTATATTATCAATCCAACATACAAAAATGCTTGGCAGCCATTAGTAGATAATAAAGAAACTATTGCTCATTATAATTCGATTGCTGCGGTAAGAACAGCAAAAGGCGTTGCTTTTGATTATTATAGCAGACTTTATAATGAGGAAGGAAAAGTAAATCCAAAGCAGGCCGCCAATTTAGTTAGATTAGAATACTTTTTACGACAATATATCAACGGAAAATCATATGCAGATTGCATTCATCCAAAAGATGAAGCATTAGAATATATTAAACAAATCCGTGCTGGACAGTTAGGTAATTCTTCAATGTCAATCATTGCAGAATCTAATATGAATGCGATCAAAGCCTTAGCTGACGCATATGTTCAGAATCCTAATTTAAATGTAAATAATCCAGAAATGGATAGATTACTTGCTGACGTTTGTAAAGAAGTTATTGATACAGCTTTCTTTACAGAATATGCTAGAAATGGAGAAATTTAATGGAAAATGTTTGGATTATGGGAGATGTCCATGGTGACTGGCTCCCGATTCGGAATTTTTATGTAAAGCATAAAGGAGAATTACCAAAAGACTATACTAAAAATTTGTTGATTCTTTTGGGTGATGTTGGCGCAAATTACTTTATGAATAAACGGGATAATGAATTTAAAAATAAGATGGATAAGTATCCATTTACCTATTTCTGTATCCGGGGTAATCATGAAGAGCGGCCTTCGGTATTAGCTAAAAAGTATCCTTCAGATTGGCATCAGGAAGAGTGGTTTGGCAACTTGGTATGGGTTGAAGACAAGCACCCCAAGATCTTATATGCGCTTGATGAAGGTGGAGAATATAAAATTAATGGAAAATCAGTTTTAGTGCTTCCTGGCGCATATTCTGTAGATAAAGACTTCCGGGTTACTAATCATTGGAGCTGGTTCCCTGGTGAACAGATGAGCGCAAGTGAAAAGAATAATATTCTTGGGGCTTTAAAACCGCACTATGATTATATTCTTTCTCATACCTGCCCTATCTCTTGGCAAACATATATCTCTGATTTATTCCTTGGCGCAGTTGATCAATCAAAAGTTGATTCTTCAACAGAAGAATTCCTTGAATTGGTCGCACAAAATACCGATTGGAATCATTGGTATTTTGGTCATTACCACGATGATCGGAGTTTACCAACCAACGCTAGTATGCTGTTTCATGAAGGAGTTCCCTTTGGAGAATCATTTGCTGACTATTGGAAGTCTCAATTGATTTTTTAAAAAAATAATAATATAATTATTATATAAAGAAAGGGATATAAAAAAATGACAAATATAAAATTGCCAAAAATTTCTTTTAAAGTAGAAAGGTGGAAATATAACAAAGAACTCCATATTTATGTTTCTAATTATGGTAATTTTTTAGATAATGATAAGAAACCCATCCCTATTAAAATAGATAACTCTGGATATGTTAGAATAAAAGTTGGAAAAACACTTTATTTAGCTCATCGAGTAGTTATGACAACATGGCGACCAATAATTAATCCAATAGGAGCAACTGTTGATCATTTAAACCATAACAAAAGAGATAATTCTTTAAAGAATTTGGAATGGGTTTCAAAAGAAGAAAACATACGCAGAGCAATTTCTGATTATGTATTAGATCCAAAAGGCAGTATTGGAAATGCTAGATTTATTATGCAAACATCTTATATTAATTGTATTTCAAAATGGCTTAAACAAGAATACCATTTAGAAAAAGGATATAAAAAAATTAATAAAGATATTAGAGATTCTATAAATTCTGGCGAACCATACTGTGGATATAATTTTATGTATTTAAATGGTCGTTATACCGTAGTAGAATTTCCAACTTGTGAGGTAATAGAAAATGACGTTTGATGAAAAGATTGATAAAATTGTAAAAGAAGCTAAAAATGGCATCGTAGAAGATTCAATTATTACAGATACATTTGATACAGATGAAGATATTGAAAATGCGTATGATACGTTATATAATGCAAATATTCAGATTGCTCCTTCAGATTTCTATAAAAATAATGTCGATGATTTGAAATTTAAATCTGTTGCTGATTCTACTAAAATCTATATGCGTCAGATTCATACTATCCCTCTTTTAAGTCCAGAACAAGAATTAGATTTAGCCAAGAAAATTGCAGCTGGTAACAAGGAAGCAAGAAACAAATTAGTTGAATCTAATTTGCGCTTAGTGGCTTCAATAGCTAGAACATATATTGGTAAAAGCACACTTTCTTTTCTTGATCTTGTCCAGGAAGGAAGCAAAGGGTTGATCAAGGCTGCTGACACTTATGATTATACAACAGGCAATAAATTCTCTACATATGCATATTATTGGATTAGACAGGCAATTACTCGTGCCATTGCTGACCAAAACAACACAATCCGCACACCAGTTCATGTTGTAGAAGCTCTTTCGAAAATTTCAAAAGCAAGGACAGAATTAACTCAGACTCTTGGTCGTAAACCAACAGTAGCAGAAATTGCCAAAGCAACGGATTTAACTGAGGAAAAGGTTATCACTTATTCTGCCGCAAGAAAGAACCCTCTTTCTATAGATAAAACTTTAACTGACGAAGACGACGCGGATCTTACTGATATTATTCCAGATACAAATCAAGAAACTCCAGAAGAAGCAGTTAGACGTTCTGTTACAAGAGAGTTGATAGATGAGGTACTGGACACTCTTTCTGAAAGAGAAAAATTGATTATCGTAAAGCGTTTCGGATTGGATGATGGCGTTGCTCATACTCTCAAGGATATTGGAGAAGAGCTTGGAGTTACTAGAGAGCGTATTCGTCAAATTGAAGAAAAAGCTATGCGGAAGTTAAGAAATCCAATTCGCGCAAATCAGTTGAAAGAAAGGATTATGGGATAATCATGTTTAAAAAGATTATTATTTCAATGTGCGTAGTATTAACTTTAATGGGATGTTCAGATGTTGAAATTCAAAAAAAGAATATTGCGGGTCCAGAATCAGATTTAATTTTTATTAAAGACAACACCAATGGGCCTAATAGCTGTTGCTGCTATGTCATACATAAACCAACTAATGTGGTATATTTAGAATATAGTCGTGGTATCACTGTTATGTTAAATCCAGATGGAACTCCAATTACTGCAGACCAGCTTGAAATTGATATTGAAAAATAAGAAAGGGTAAATTAATGAAAAAATTTATTGCTATTTTATTCGCACTGTTTTGTTTGTGTGGATGTACTGAAGCAGATAGGGTGACATACAATATCCGTCAAGACGCAGATAATTTCAATGTTAGAAGAAAGGTTGTTGCACTAAACACAAGAACCAATGAAGCATTATTTACAGTTGAAGGATTAATCTCTATTAGTTCAGATGCGGACGGAGATTTAAATGTCACTATTCGCACAGGAGAAGATGAATATAAATTATTTTATGCTCATCTTAGTAATGATGTGACTTATACATGTATTCAGCTTGAACCTGATCATGTTACACCATATGCCTATAATATTTCATTCTTTCCAGCAAAAGAAGTATTGGAACATGGGTTATTCGATATAGTATCATCAGAGGGACACGATTAAGTGTCCCTTTTTTTATTTTTTATAAAATATATGATATAATATATATATAAAGTAAAGAAAGGAAATAACAATATGAGTTATTGTAGTAGCGTGGGAATTGTTTATGGTTATCAAGTAAAAGATACAGAAATTGATTGGGATTATATTACAGAGAAGTATAAAAAGGAAATGGAAGAAGATGGCTATAAAAATGACGTTAGAGGATATTTTTATGGGAATCTTATTAATAGTGACTATTGGCATTATTCTTCATATTTCGGAGAGAATTTTGATGAAAGTGGCGTTTTTGGTGATGTATTAGAATATTATAGTGGATATAATGTAACAGTTTTTGATCCAAATATCTTGATTATTAGTGATAAAAGAAAAGAAAGAATCACAAAGGATTTCAAAGAAACATTTCCATTTATTTCTGACAAAGAACCCGATTATTATGTATTAGTAAGCTATGACTAATAATTAAATTAATAAAGAAAGGATTAAGGTGATTTTGTTGAATGACAACTTTTGAAAACCATCAATTTTATTGTACAAAGTGCGGAAATAGGGGGCTTAATGTATGGCGCAACCAGGCTACGCAAAGAGGTAAAGGACATCTTAAGAAGCTCTATTGCTTCCATTGTAAGGAAGAAGTAAATCACTATGAATGCTATACTTCACAAGATGTAGCAAAGTTCAAGCGAAAGTTTGAAAATGGAGATTTTGATAAGTAATTAAAGAAAGGAAAAACATATGTCTTTAGTTTATGGATCTGTAATATTTTCTGCAATTCTTATGGCTTTATTTATGATAATGTGCGGGATCTTGCTTTGGCGAAATAACAAGTTAGAAAATGAAAATGCCGTACTAAATATGAAGCTTAGAATTATTAGAGAAGAGCTTGATAGGATAATGGCTGATTATGACGGCTCCGACCGGAAGCAGGCCTCTCTGCCGTAGTCTTGAATTAAAATAGCCTTGGGAATTTTTGAGCGGGGATTTTCCTCTCCGCTCTTTTTGGCGTATATTTGATTTTAATATATATTTTTGGTATAATCTTATAAAGGAGTATAATAATTATGAAAGAACCTATTTTTTACTATAAAGATGGATATGCGAAATGTACAGCAGAAGATGATATGGGGCGAAAATTTATTGGTGAAGCGTGGTGCGCAGAAGAAGATAAAGATTTCGAAAGCATGATTATGGGATCTACTATTGCAGAAATGCGCGCACAAATTGCTGCCGCAAGGACATATCGAGATGATTTAAAAATAAAACTTAAAGCGTTAAAACAACTCTATTATTCAATGAAAATGAGCAAACAATTTAATCCCAAAAGCTATGAGAATATTATGCTACATAGACAAATTAGACTTTTAGAAAATGATCTTTCTATTGCTAAACATCAATTAGCAGTATTAAAACTTGATTTATATGACTATATCAATGATAAAGACTTTTATCATCAGCGTATAAGAAAAATGAGGGCAGAAAATGTTGACATGCATGATGACGAACAGCGTCCAGTGAGCGCGCAATAAACATTTAAATCCAAAAGGAATTGTAATTCATTCTTCTGGAAGAAAAAATCCATATTTGCGGCGATACGTTCAACCCAGCGAATCTGATCCACAATTTAAAGAACTTCAAGAGATACTTGGTACAAATAAGAAAAAGGTTGACTGGAATCACCGTCGTACCCAGCATAACTTTCACTATTGGATCGGCAAAACCGCAGATAAAAAGGTTATACCCATTCAGACCTTTCCTTTAACAATAAGAACTTGACTGAATGATAATTATATTCATATTTGTATATGTGAAGATAGTCTTAAAGATAAAAAATATTTAAAGGAATGTTTAGTAGAATTAATTTTCTTATGCGAAGATTTGTGTAGACAATTTAACTGAGGAATTGATAAAATCTATGACAATTCTGAAATATCCGATCTTACCCCAGATTCGAATTATTGACTAGAAAAATATGGATACAGTATTGATTGAGTTCGAAGCGAAGTAGATAAAAATTTGACAAAATAAAAAATTTTCGGTATAATTACTTTATAAGGTTTCGACAAAAAAAAGAGGTTAAAAAATGTTCACTATATATACAGATGGATCAACAAGAATTAAAAATAAAAAAGGCGAAAATAATATAGGCGGTTTTGGATATGTAGTATATGATAAATCTGGTTATATAGTAGACGCATATTCGGAACAAGTTCAAAATACAACTAATAATAGAATGGAACTTCAAGCATTATATGAAGTTATTAAAAAATATGGATCTGAAAGCATTTTTGGTGCAAGCATTGTCTATACCGATTCTACATATGCAATGAAATGTATTACAGAATGGGCTGATGTGTGGGATAAAAATAATTGGAAAACAAGTAAAGGGACTCCAGTAGAAAATCAAGATTTAATTAAACCCATGTATGATTTATATTGGAGAGATCATTTTATTGTTATTAAAAAATGTAGCGGACATTCTGGAATTGAAGGCAATGAATTAGCCGATAAACTTGCTACTGGATTATTAACCGCAGATGAAGTATATTATAGTGATACTAAAAATAAAATACCCAATCAAGAGTATCTTACAGGAAATAGTAATTGGAAAGCAGATTCAAAATTTAAGGATGACCCTCAATATTGGATAACAGGAATTGAGGATGGATGGATCTTTCCAAATAAAGCTCTATTAAATTGGTACGAACAATATAAAAAAGAAAATAACAAAAACGAAGAAGAGTAAGTCAAGAAGAAAAAATCTTGACTTTTTTAATTGTTTTTGATATAATAATTATATATGAAATAGAGGTTAAACAATGGCAAAAATTCCTTTAAAAATGGTTTTAAAGTCATATGTAATAGCACAAACAGGACCTTCAGATAAAAAAGAGTTTCATTTTATGGATTATTATGAACCTTTTGAATATGAAGGAAAAATGTGGAAAGTGATTGAATTATATGATGATCATACAATGCTTGTTGAGGAGATAGAAAATGACAGTAAATAAAGATAAAACTTTATATGATGCCAATAGTATTGAATCTCTTTCACCGTTAGAGTTTACAAGATTAAGACCAGGAGTATATGCAGGTGATACCACATATTCAACTCAACTTTTGGTTGAAATTTTATCTAATTCTATTGATGAATTTAGATTAGGTCATGGCAATAAAATTGAAATATTCATTGATAAAGATAAAGTTAAAGTTCGAGATTATGGACAGGGTTTTATCCCTAATTCTTTTAGAGAAGATGGGAAAACAATTCTTGAAGCAGCATTTAGTGTTTTAAATACTTCAGGAAAATATCGTGAAGATGGAACATATGAAGGAACTTCTCTTGGTTCTTTCGGTATTGGTAGTAAAATTACCACTTTTTTATCTCATACTTTACGAGTATGTACTTATAGAGATGGTGATTCAGAAGATATTATGTTCAAAGAGGGCGTTTTTGATAAACGTAGTTCATTAAAAAGCTCTAATTTTCAAAATGGTACCGTTGTAGAATGGCAGCCTTCTGAAGAATTTTTTACTTATACAGAAGTAGAAATTTCTAAAGTAAAAGATCTTTGCAAAACTATTACTGCATTATGTCCAGGATTAACAATCAATCTTAATGATAACGGAAAAGAAACTACTTACTTCTCAAAAAATGGTATTAATGATTTAGTAGATGGTGCCGTAAAAGATAAAGAGTTGATTGATAATAGATTTGTAATGAATTTTACAAATGGTAAGAATAAAATGGATATGGTAATGACCTATACATCTGCATATGGTTCTACTATTGTTCCTTATGTCAATACCGGTCTTACCGAAACAGGTCAGCATATTACACAGGTAAAAACCATTTTAACAAGAGAATTTAACAAATTCTTTAAAGAAAAGAAATGGCTCAAAGATAAAGATGAAAATTTAACTGGTGATGATATCCAAGAAGGCTTATATGTTGTTTTCAATATCACAGCACCAGGAGTAGCATATGATGCTCAGGTTAAATCAAGAATTACTAAAATTGATATGGCGCCTTTCACAAGAGCAATTATTGATAATCTTGAAGCATGGATGAATGCCAATGAAAAAGAGGTTAAGTTAATTGCGGATAAGGCTATCAATGCTCGCAAGGCTAGAGAAGCCGCAAAGAAGGCTCGTGATAACGCCCGCGCGCAAACAAAAAAGAGAGAAAAAGCCTTAAAATTTGATAAGAAATTAGCAGATTGTAAAGGAAAGCCTAGAAAAGATTGTGAAATTTATATCACAGAGGGTGATTCTGCATCTGCTAACTTAAAAATGGCAAGAGATAATTCATTCCAAGCTGTTATGCCAGTAAGAGGTAAAATTCTTAACACTCAGAAAGCAACAATAGATAAGATTCAAAAGAACGCAGAAATTATGTCAATGATTGATGCTTTTGGATTAACTATTGATCTTAAAACAATGAAAATTACATATCGTCCAGAAGATTTAAGATATGGCAAGATTATTATTGAATCTGATGCTGACGTTGATGGCGCGCATATTAAAAATCTGTTCTACACATTTATCTGGAACTTTTGTCCACAGTTAATTGAAGACGGATATGTATATGCGGGAGTGCCACCGCTTTATAAGATTACTTTGCCTGGAAATAAGGGTTATAAATATTTAAAGGATGATGCGGCTCTTGAAAAGTTTAGAAACCAGAACAAAGGTGTAAATTATCTGGTTAATCGTTTAAAAGGGTTAGGTGAAATGTCGGTTGAAGAGACGGAAGAAACTTTAACTGACCCTGAAAATAGAATCATTAAGCAGATTACTGTTGAGGACGTTGCAACAACAGATCAATTATTCGAAACTCTTATGGGCCAAAGCGCTAGTTTAAGAAAAGAATATATTAAGGAACATAGTAATGAAGCGGGGTTATATAATGCAGAATAGTATAAAATTAAGAGCGTTAAGAGAAATATATGACGAAGATTTTAAGACTCAAGCAGCATTAAAATATCCAAATATTCCAAAAGGAGAAATTGTAGAATATTTAGGAGAATTTCGTAATTTTTATGGAGACTATGTTAAAGTATTATGGAATAATCGACGATATAATACAACCTGGGATAAATTGGAGGTAATTAATGCAGAATAACGATATTTATAATGAATTACACACTAATTTTATTGAATATGCATATGCCGTTAATTCCGATCGTGCTATCCCCAGTGCCGCAGATGGTTTAAAACCGGTAGCAAAGCGTATCTTATACTCCTGCCTTATGGAAGGACGCACGTATTCAAAACCGCATGTTAAAGCTGCTCGTATTGTTGGAGATGTAATGGGTAAATTACATCCTCATGGCGATAGCTCAATCTATGGAGCAATGGTTCGACTTTCTCAGGATTGGGTCATGCGTTATCCTCTTATTGACTGGCATGGAAGTAATGGCAATATTGTAGGAGATGGACCTGCGGCACAGCGTTATACAGAAGCAAAACTTACAAAAATTTCAGAAGATGGACTATTACAAGGTTTAAAAAAGAGGAATGTTGATTTTGTTCCTACTTATGATGAATTAGATGAAGAACCAGTAGTTCTTCCATCTTATTTTCCGAATCTTCTTTGCAATCCAAATAGCGGAATTGGCGTAGCTTTAGCTTGCTCTTGGGCACCACATAATCTAACAGAAGTTGCCAAAGCAATTAACGACTATATTGATGGCAAAGAACCAATGCTTCCAGGTCCTGATTTTCCTACAGGTGGAATTGTTATCAATAAAAATGATATTCCATCTATTATGAAAACTGGCCATGGTAGTGTAAAAATTCGCGCAAAATATAAAAAAGAAAAGAACAATCTTGTTTTTTATGAAATTCCATATGGAACTAATATTGAATCTTTGATTGCAGAAATTGGTGAGGCCGCAGAAGAACTTGACGGAATTGTCGATATTCGTGATGAAACAAATAAAAAAGGCGTTAGAATTGTAGTTGAATGTGATAGAAATCCAGATTATATTGCAATGCAACTATTTAATAAAACTAACCTACAATCAAGTTTCTCATACAATCAGGTTGCACTGATTGGTAAAACTCCAACAGAGTTAAATCTTAAAGATTGCTGTAAAATTTATGTTGATCATGGTTTGGCTTGTTTGGGAAAAGAAAAAGAATTTGATTTAAATAAAGCAAAAGCAAGACTACATATTATTGAAGGATTGCTAAAGGCTCTTGAAGATATTGATAATATCATCACTTTAATTAAGAAATCTGAATCTGCGGCTGCGGCAAAAGAAAAATTAATTAATACATATGATTTCTCTGAAGCGCAAGCAAAAGCTATTCTCGCCATGAGATTGCGAAGTTTAGCAAATTTAGAGAGAATTGAACTTGAAAAAGAGAAAAAAGATCTGATTAGTATTGTTAATGATCTAACCGATTGGCTTGAAAATAAGGAACGACAAATCAATGAATTAAAATCAATCCTTGCAAATTTGGTTGAGAAATATGGTGATGCTAGAAGAACTGAATTAACTCAACTTGAAATTAAAAAAGAAGATAAAGAAATTCAGTTTGTTGAGCCGGAAAAGGTTGTTGTAATCATGTCTGATTCTGGTTTAATCAAGCGCATTCCCGCTAGCTCATTCCGCACTCAGCGTAGAGGCGGTAAAGGAGTCAAAACTGCTGATGATATTGTGAATGCAGTAATCCGCACAAATACAGTAGATTCCTTAATGATCTTCTCTGATAAGGGCAATATGTATCGCTTAATTGTTGATTCAATTCCAGAAGGCACAAATACTACAAAGGGTATTTCAATTAAAAATCTGATTCAAATGCAACTAGATGAAAATCCTACTGTAATTTATTCAATTTATAGGGATACCAATGCAAAATATGTATTATTCACAACTAAAAATGGATTAATTAAAAAGACTTCTTTAGAAGAATATACTAAGACTAAAAAGAAAACTGGTATTGCCGCAATCGCTCTAAAAGATGGAGATAACTTAGCATCTGTTTCATTGGTTAATGATGAGCCAGTTATTATGCTTACTAAGAAAGGTATGTGTATTAAGTTTAATTCAACTGAAATTTCGGCAACTTCAAGAGCAACTTCTGGAGTAAAAGGAATTAACCTTAATGATGATGATGAAGTAGTAACTACTTTAGTTGTTAGAAATGCTGGAGATTACTTGAGTATTTTCTCTACTGGCGGATTCACAAAGAAAATTGCACCAAAAGATCTGGTAACTCAGAGACGTGGCGGTAAGGGTGTTATCTGCTATAAAAATGGAGATGATACAATTGCGGGTGGTGCTTTGTTAAGCGATGAAGATTCAGTTTTAATTATCGGTTCATCAAAGTCTATATGCATTCCTGCAACAGATATTCCTTTATTGGGTAGAACGGCAGCTGGAAATATTGCAATTAAAGATAAGATACAATCCATTTCAAAAGTATAAAGAAAAGGCAGAAATGTCTTTTCTTTATATAAAAAATATGATATAATAAATATAGGATGAAGGAGAAAAATTATGCATAACATAAATTATACAGTTTATCATTGCAGTAAGACAGAAAAGCAGATTTTAAAAGATTTGAACAAATGGGCATATTGTCCAGAAGAAACAACTGGTTATCATGGCAACATTACTTTTCATAGAAATTTAGTTTTTAAGAATGAGGATGAAGCCCGTGAAGCTATTGACAAATTGGATAAAGGCTGGTATGATGATCATGCTGTAATGTTTAAAGAAGGAAGAAAGAAATTTTGGTTAGTAAAAACGGAATATCATAGTTAAATATGGAAGCAACTAAAGAAAAGATTAAAGAATTAATAAAAAAATTAAATGCAGCTAGTTATGCATATTACAATTCAGATTCTCCGATTATGAGTGATGAAGAATATGATTATAATTTGGAACAACTTCAAAAACTCGAACAATCGTCAGGATTCATTTTCTCCAATAGTCCTACTCAAGTAGTAGGAGCGCCGATATTATCAGAATTGAAAAAAGTTCCTATTACACCAAAACCAATGCTCAGTCTTGACAAGTGCCACTCCGACGAGGAGGTTGCGGCATTTGCGGGAACTCACTCAATGATTGCGATGGTTAAACTCGATGGTTTATCCGTTCGCATCAAATATAATAATGGTAAATTGATGTCCGCAAACACCCGCGGTAATGGAGTTGAAGGCACTGATATTACTGAGCATATTAAGCAATTCCAAAATGTTCCATTAGAAATTCCATATAAAGGCGAGTTTATAATTGATGGTGAAGCGATAATTAAAATTCCAGACTTTGAAGAAATTAATAAAAATGGTGAATTTAAAAATCCAAGAAATGCGGCAGCTGGCGCATTAAATGTTCTTGATACCAAACTGGTAAAAGATAGAAAATTATCTTTTATTGCTTGGGATATTATTAAACAATTAGAAATTAATGCTTTTGGCGATACGTATGGGGATTTAGTCTATTTAAGTGATAGATTAAATTTTGCGCAAACGCTTGGATTTGAATCAGTATTTTTTATTACAAATATCCCATTGGATGAAATTCATTCTGTAAATAATATAATTATGTCTTTTAAAGATGAATATCCTTGTGATGGGGTAGTCTGGAAATATAATAATTGCGATTATGGAGATTCTTTGGGACAGACTTCCCATCACTTTAAAAATGGTATTGCTTGGAAACCAGAAGTAGAAACAGTTGAAACAAAATTAAAATTTATTGACTGGACTATGGGTAGAACTGGAGCATTAACTCCAGTTGCAGTATTTGAACCAGTAGAGTTAGATGGCTCTACTATTGAACGAGCAAGTCTTCATAATTATAGCATAATGCGCAAAGTATTAGGTGATTGCGCTTATGTTGGTGAAAATTTAACTATTTTTAAAGCGAATTTGATCATCCCTCAAATTTTAGAGGCCGGCCCATTTTATAATTATGGTGAGATTGTCGCGGCCGGCGGCGTCTCCGCACATGATGAACTAGAGTATTGTCCAGTTTGTCATGGAAAAGTAGAATTAGTAACGTCTGCTGATGGCGTTACTAATTATGTCTGCATGAATCCAAATTGCCAAGGCAAATTGGTTAATAAATTAGATCACTTTTGTGGTAAAAAAGGTCTTGATATTAAAGGATTATCTAACGCAACCCTTGAGAAATTAATTGATTGGGGTTGGATTGAAAAAATTAGTGACTTATATAATTTAAAATCTTATCGGAATGAATGGGTTTTAAAACCTGGTTTTGGAGCTAAATCAGTAGATAAGATACTTGCGGCAATTGAAGATTCAAAGCAAACAGATTTAGAATCTTTCATATCGGCTATTGGAATTCCATTAATTGGTAGAAATGTAGCAAAGGAAATTTGCAAACATGTAGATAGTTATGATGATTTTAGACAATTGGTTAAAGATAATTTTAAATTCTATCAGTGGGATTCTTTTGGTCCAGAAAAATCAGAAAGTTTATTGGCTTATAACTATGAAGATGCTGATTATATTTCAACTTTAATTACTTTTAAAAAGGAAGTGGTTGTATCAACTATTTCAAATTCATTAGAAAATTTAACCATATGCATTACTGGAAAACTATATAATTATAAAAATAGGGCAAGTCTTCAAAAAGATATTGAAGATAGAGGAGGAAAGGTTTCCAGTTCAGTGTCTTCAAAAACTAACTATTTAATTAATAATGATAATACAAGCACTTCAAGCAAGAATTTAACCGCTCAAAAGCTAGGAGTAAAAATTCTTACAGAAGAAGAATTTATTCAAAAATTCTTGCATTAAGAAAAAAAATTATGTATAATATAATCGTAAAAATTAGAGAACAGATATGGCAAGCAAGTCGTTAAAAAAGAAAATTGCCCGCAAGATTGCGGAAGCGGAGCGAATAATTCAGAATAGTCGAGACAAGCGAGCTGTAGAGTCAGCAGAAGAAGAAATCGTAAATCTAACTGTCAAATATAATTTGGGATTAGAAGACATGATCGACATAGATGATATGGTTCAAGGAATCTTAAAAAATTAAATTGACTTAAATAAAAATTTGTGATATAATTTTTACATAAAATAAAATAAAGGAGAACGGAATTATGGCAATGAAGGAAAATTCAAAGAAAGTATTAATGTATCTTAAGGAACACAATGGAGAAGATTTAACAGCTGCTGATGTTGCAGAAGCACTCGGTCTTGATAAGAGATCTGTAGATGGAATCTTTACATCTGCTATTCAGCGTAAGAAGCTTGGTGTTCGTACACCTGCTGAGATTGAGCTTGAGAATGGAACTCATAAAGCTATCAAGCTTCTTAGCTTAAACGAAGCTGGTATGGCCTTCGATCCTGATGCAGATGCTGAGTAATTAAGTTAATTCGTAGCTATAAAATAGGGGTAGGTAAAAATTAATCTACCCCTTCTTTTTTAAGGAGTAAATATGATTTGAGTTTTATTAATAATTATATTGATATTAATAGGTATAATAGTATTTTTATTTCCCAAACATAAACTAGATCAAGAAATAGTTCAAAAAAATAATGAACTCAAAGAAAATTTAACAAAATTAACTGCGGATATTGCATCTGCGGAAACTGAAAATCGCGCATTAGAAAAACAAAAAGATTCACTCAATGCTGACATTGAAACAATTAGCGCACAGGCTGTGGCAACTACAAATGAAATTTATCAAAAATCATATGATTTAATGCAAGAAAAATTTTCTCAGTCTGCTGAACTTGCGGCAAAACAATACCAAGAGACAGAAGAAAAATATCAGCAAGAGTATCTAGCAATAATGGCAGATAGTGTAAAAAGATTTTCTGATACTATCGAAATGAAACAGGCTGAATTAACAACTGTTACAGAAGCATTGAATATTTTGAAAGAAAAAGCCAAAGCAGCTATTGCCGCAGATAAGAGAAGAGTTTTGGAAGAAGAAGAAAAAAATTACTATAAAATTTCTATTTCAGAAAATGCATTAGCAGATATACAAATTTTAAGAGAGGTTATTAAACAATTAAAATGTGATCCATTACCTATTAATAAAGTTATATGGGAAGTTTATTATAAAAATCCTACAACAAATTTATTAGGACGGTTAGTTCCTACTGGAACTACTCATATTGGTATATATAAAATTACTAATATAGAAACAGGACAGTGCTATATTGGTCAATCTGTTGATCTTCGTTCAAGAATTCGAGATCATATTAAAGCTGGTTTAGGTATTAATTCGTCAAATAATAAATTTTATTCAGAAATGAAAAATATTGGCCCAGAAAAATTTATGTACGAAATCATTGAAGAATGTCCAAAAGAACAGTTAAATGAACGTGAACGCTACTGGATCAATTTTTATGAAAGTACTGATTGGGGCTATAATTCAACTATTGGAAATAAGGATAAGAGAAATGATTAAAATTATTGGAGAGCCTGGTTCAGGCAAAACAAGACAGCTTATGGAGCGCTGTCAATTAGAAGATGCAACTTTTGTTTGCAGGAATCCGGAAGCAATGAGAGTAAAAGCTCATTCTTATGGATATAATATCAATATTATATCTTATTTAGATTTTTTACAAACTTCAAAATATAATAAAAACAATGCATATCTTGATGATATTGATGAATTTCTCCCAATGATCGGATGTAATTGTAAAGGATTTGGAGGTAATTTATAATGAAATTTGGAAATGTTTCAGTAAATAATTTTGAAGGTGCCTTTAGAGGAATGCGCAATCCATTAAATAGTTGGAATAAGTCTGATAGTGAATTTGGAATATATGATTATGACTATGAAACAGACGTTTTGGTAGGCTTAAGATGGGCACGTAATAGATATCCAGATTTAGATGAAGATTCTATAGAATTCACAGAAAAGCATGAAGCAGCCACGAATTGGTTGAAAGAAAATCAAACGTTTAAAAATTCTTATGAGCCATTCTTTATAGGTGCTTATATTGGTCCAAATGATATGGATCTTGCTCAACGTTTATGCAAAGCTGGACCAGAACATCGCAAATTTTTACGTCAAATTCAGGTGTGTGTAGATATTATTGCTCCATTATATTGGTGGAAAGAATTTGATACTTATAAGATTGGAACTGTAGCTAATTCTACATCAACAATGCATAAATTAGCCTCAACTTCAATTACTATTGATTGTTTTGAAATAAGTGATTATGAAGATCGTCTCCAGCTTATTGATCCAGCAATTATTGATGTAAGAGTTAATAGTTTCCTAGATAGTCTAGAACAATTACGCCAGTTGTATAATCAGACAAAAGACAAACGCTATTGGAAAGAATTAGTTCGTTGGTTGCCAAGTGGATGGTTACAGACTCGAACAGTTACATTGAATTATGAAAATTTGCGCAGCATCTGCGCGCAGAGGGAAAATCATAAATTGACTGAATGGCATCAATTTGTTGATTGGGTGCATACGCTTCCTTATGCAAACGAACTTATTTTCGACCAAGAGGTTGCCTTTTAACAAAAAATTTGTTATAATATAATTACAATGATTGAAAGGTAATTTAAAAATGAAAGATGAGTTTTTAAAGTTTATTGATGATTTAATTTCACATGATAAGGATTATGCAGATAGTATTATGACAGATGATGTAAAAGCATACCTTGAAATCTTACGAACTGGTGAGGATGGTTCTAAGCCAGAAATTACAGACAATGGAAAAGTCGTTTTACAGTATATGCAAGATAATAATATTAAAATGGCGAAATCTAAAGATATTGCGGAAGGACTAGGTATTTCTTCAAGAGCAGTATCTGGTACGTTGCGTAAGCTCGTTAATGATGGATTTGCTGAAAAAATTGGAAAAGATCCTGTAATATATACATTAAGCGAAAAAGGAAAGAATTATAAAATTGATTAAGGAGAATTAAGATGAAGAAATTATTAAATTCAGCAAGAATTGAAGGAATTTTGTATCAGCATAGCCTTGAACTTAAGGTTTCTGGACCGAATTCCAAAAAGCCAGGTACAGAGTTTATCTCTGGCACAATCGACATCGCAACAAATGATAAGAAAACAAATATTGTTCCAGTTCATTTCACATATGTAACTGCGGTAACTTCAAATGGAAAGGAAAATGCAACCTTTGGAACATTGAAGAATATTATTGATGGAAAGATTGGTTGCTATACAAATCCAGAAGTTGGAGAAAATGCGGCAAAGGTTAGAGTTGATACCTCAATTGGATTGAATGAGTTCTATTCTGATAGAAATGGTACAGAACAGCTTGTTTCGGTTAAGAGAAACGAGGGTGGATTTGTTCATGTAGTTCAGTCTATTAGTGAAAATGAAAAGCAGAGAAGTACATTCGAAGTTGATATTGTAATTGTTGGAGTTAGAGAGAAAGATCCTGTTGAAGATGAGAGCGGAAATGTTATTGCTCCTGCAAAAGCAATTATTGATGGCAGAATCTTCAATGATTTTAGAAAAGAAATTTTACCAGTAGAATTATCAGCAATTAATCCAAAGGCAATTGATTACTTTGTTGGATTGGAAGCTACATCAAAGCATCCTGTATTTACTAAGGTAAGAGGTCAGATTGTTTCTGAACAGATTACAAGACCGATTCATGAAGAGTCTGCGTTCGGTGAAGATTTTGTTAGAGAGGTTCAGACTTCAAATAGAGATTATGTAGTTACATGGGCAGCTCAGGAGCCATATGACTTTGGTTCAGAAGAGGTATTGACATTTGAAGATCTTCAGAAAATGGCTCAGACTCGTGAAAATATGTTGGCAACGTTAAAGGCTCGTAGAGAGGAATGGAAAGCAAGTCAGGGCAATGCGATTGGTTCAGCACCTAAGGCTACAACTTCTACTCCTGCGGCACCAGCAGTTGACGAATTTAATTTCTAATAGGGGGTAATTATGGCGATAAATTTACTTAACTTACAACCTCATAAAGTTTCTCGTGATTTATCTGGCTATATTACCTATGTATATGGAATTCCGAAGGTAGGTAAAACTACCTTCGGGTCACAGTTCCCAGGTGCACTTATCCTTGCTTTCGAAAGAGGTTATAATGCATTACCAGGTGTTATGGCTCAAGATATCACAACTTGGGGCGAATTTAAACAGGTACTAAGAGAATTAAAGAAGCCAGAAGTTCAGGCGATTTATAAATCAATTATTGTAGATACTGTAGACGTTGCAGCATCGCTTTGTGAAAAATATATCTGTAATCAGCTTGGTATTGAAAATATTGGTGATGGCGGCTGGAGCACAAACGGTTGGAGTAAATATAAGAAAGAATTTGAAGACTCTTTCCGAACAATTACTCAACTTGGATATGCAGTTTGCTTTATTTCTCACTCTGCTGATAAGACCTTTAAGCGCAAAGATGGAACTGAATATAATCAGATGATTCCAACAGCACAAAGAAGCGTAAATGAAATTGTTAAGGGTATGGCAGATATTTATGCTTGCGCAGATATTGTAAATGGAGAAAGAAAATTGATTCTACGTTCTCTTGATGGAACGGTTGATACTGGGTGTAGATTTAAATATATTGAACCTGAAATTCCATTTAGCTATACAGATCTTGTCGAGGCTTTAAACAAGGCTATTGATAAGGAAGCAACAGAAACTCAGAATAAGTTTGTTACTAATGATAGAGTTACTGAAGTAATCGCTCCAACCTATGACTACGATGCGCTCATGAATGAATTCCAGCAAGTAACTGGAGACTTGATGAGAAAAGATATGTCAAACGGTCCAAAAATTACTCAGATTGTCGATAAGTATCTTGGTAAGGGTAAAAAGGTTTCTGAAACAACCAGAGATCAAGCAGAATTTATCAACTTAATTGTCGACGAAATCAAAGATACTCTAATGAAATAATAAAACGAAGTCAAGCGCAGAGCTTGACTTTTTTATTTTATTATGATATAATAATATAAAGGAGTTAATATGGCTCATTATGTAAAGTGTAGAATCTGCGGCGAGCGTTTTGATACTGATGTTGAACCAACTGAAAAGCATGGTAAAACTTGGTATGCACATAAAAAATGCTATGATGAACGAGAAGCCGCAAAAACCCAAGAAGAAAAAGATCTTGACCATTTAATGGAGTATTGTGCTCGACTATATGGAAAACTTTTTAATTATAACCAAACATTAAAACTGGCAAAATCGTACCATGAAAAAAATAATCTATCTTTTTCTGGTATGGAACGAACTATGAAATATGTATATGAAATAAAAAAAGAGCCAATAGAGAAAGGTAATGGCTCTATTGGAATAGTTCCATATATGTATGATAAAGCATATAACTACTGGTATTCAATTTGGCTCGCAAATCAAAATAATGAAGTAAAAATTTTAGAACGATATGAACCAAAAGTAATTGAAATCAAAATACCAGAGCCTATGCGCAAAATAAGAAAAAGAAAATTATTTACATTTTTAGATGAGGAGAGTATAGATGGTGAGTAAATATATAGATACTACTGCAATTGTTCAAGTTATTGGAAGCGTATTTATAAAACCACAATTACTTGATGAAACTGATAAATATGTAATTACAGAAGAAGATTTTGTTTCAGATTTTCATAGAGTTGTATTTGGTGCAATTTATAAAGTATATGAACTTGGCGCAGAATCTGTTACAATAGAGAATGTATGCGATTTTTTATCAACAAAACCAAAAAGTCAGGCTGTTTTTACAGTAAATAAAGGAGAAGAATGGCTAAAAAACATTTCAGAAAAAGCTCTTCCTTCTGCATTTGATTTTTACTATAACAGAATGAAAAAGATGACTCTTTTGAGAGCATATGATTCATATGGTATTGATGTAAATTTCATTTATAATCCAGATGAAATTGATACAAAGAAACTTCAGCTTCAAGAAGAACAACTTGATAATATGAGTTTATCTCAAATTGCCGATAAAGTTGATGCAATTGTAGATGCGATTCGTCTTGATTGTGTAAGTGACACTTTTGGAGATACTCATCAGGCTGGAGAGGGTATTGATGCTCTGATTGACCGATTAATGATGTATCCAGAAGTTGGTTCACCATTATATGGCAAGTTTATCAATAGAGTTACTCGCGGCGCAAGACTTAAAAAATTCTATTTGCGTTCTGCGCCTACTGGAGTTGGTAAATCTCGTTCAATGATTGCCGATTGTTGCTATATTGGCGCCGATATGATTTATGATGATATGCTGGGTTGGATTGGAAATGGTATTGCAGAGCCTTGTCTATATATCTCAACCGAGCAGGAATTAGAAGAAATTCAAACCATGATGCTTGCTTTTTTATCTTCAGTAAATGAGGAACATATCATCAATAATCAATATGAAGGTGATGAAGTTGAGCGTGTGCGCAAGGCCGCAGAAATTTTAAAAAGATCTCCAATATATGTAGAAGAGTTACCAGACTTTTCACTTCAAGATGTTGAAGATAAAATTAAAAAAGGAATTCGAGAACATGGAGTAAAATATGTATTCCATGATTATATTCATACTTCAATGAAGATTTTGGAAGAAGTTACTCGTCGTTCAGGCGGTGTAAGATTAAGAGAAGATAACGTATTATTCATGTTATCTATCAGATTAAAAGATATTTGTAATAAGTATGGAATTTTCATTGAATCCGCAACTCAGTTAAACGCAGATTATCAAGAATCAGAAACTCCAGATCAAAATTTGCTTCGTGGTGCAAAAGCCATTGCGGATAAAATTGACTATGGTAGTATTCTATTACCAGTAAATCAAAAAGATTTGGATTCACTTGATACTCTTTTAAAACAGAATATCTATGAAAAACCTAACTTGAAATTATCTGTTTATAAAAACCGTAGAGGTCAATATAAAGGTATTTATCTTTGGTGCAAGGCAGATTTGGGAACTTGTAGAGTCAATCCTATGTTTGCAACGGATTGGCGCTATCAGTTAATTGAAATGGATGATTATCAAATTAAAGTAGAGCCAGGGGCATTTGATGATTAAACGAAGAAAAATGCACCCAGAACCGCCCAAATGGTTTCATTTAGACAATGATTGCTGTTGGTGGTGTAAAAAGAATTATTCGTCTTGTAGCGGATGCGGCAGAATGCGAAAACGAATGAAAACTAAAAGGAGTATTGAACGTGATAAATTACGACAAGCAAGAAATAAAGGATGCTTTGACTACTAGTGATATATTCGATCTCCTTCTTGAATGGGGAGGAGATCCTCAATATGCCAGTTTTGGCATTCTTGCAGAAACTATAGACCATAATCCGCCAGGAGAAGGAAGTCGCAAACTATATTATTACGAAAATAGTGGACTTTTTAAATCATATACTGGTGGAGATGATACGTTTGATATATTTGAACTTGCAATGAAAGTATATGAAATCCAAAAGAAGCAAATACTCAATTTAAATGATGCAATTAGATTGGTTGCTTTTAGATTTGGAATTTCTGGTTCATTTGTTCTTGAAGAAAAACAGGAATTAGAAGATTGGTCTATATTTAGTAATTATGATAGAATCCAACAGATTGAAGTAAAGAAATACGATGTTGTATTACAGCAATATAATAAAAATATATTAAAAGTATTTAACTACGATTTAAAAATAGTTCCATGGCTAAATGAAAATATAACACAGGAAATATTAGATTTTAATAAAATCGGTTATTTCCCCGGCGGAAACCAGATTACAATTCCTCATTATGACCAGAATGGACGGCTCGTAGGTATCCGCGGCCGCACATTGAGTAAAGAAGATGGCGAAATTTATGGAAAATATCGTCCATTGATTGTAAACAAAGTTATGTATAATCATCCTCTTGGAATGAATTTATATAACTTAAATAATTCTAAAAATAATATTAAAAATACTGGTCGTGCTATTATATTTGAAGGAGAGAAATCTTGTTTAAAATACCAGTCATATTTTGGAAATGAGAATGATGTTTCAGTAGCTTGCTGTGGTAGTAATATCTCTGGTTATCAGATAAATTTATTACTAGAGCTTGGCGCAAGAGAAATCATTGTAGCATTGGATCGTCAGTTTCAAGATATAGGCGATGATGAATTTAAAAAATTGACAAAGAATTTAATAAAATTATATAATAAATATGGGAATTATGTAAAAATTACCTTTATATTTGATAAACATATGATAACTGGATATAAAGATTCTCCTATTGATAATGGAAAAGAAAAATTCTTACAGCTATTAAAAGAAAGGATTTCATTATAATGGATAGAAAAGAACATATTCTTAATATAGAAAAAAAGTTTAAATATGAACTTATCCAATGCTTTCTTGATAGCGTAATTTATACTAATTTTTCCCACTTTAAAGATAAAACAAAGGAGAAACATTGTCCAAATATACAAATATTGGATAATATTGGTTCTATAGAAAGTATACCATATGGCACTGGTAAAATTGCACTATTAGTATTTGCTGATCCATATTTATGTGGTGGTTTATATTTCCAAGGCGCAACAACCCAAGAGGAAAGAATATGCGATGAAACCACTTTATATAATATTTTATTTAGATTTAAACGATTGGGATATTATAATTTAAACAGATGTATTTGTGCGGCGGATCCTGTAGATTATAATAAAAATTGCATTTATATTCCTAATGTCAGAGTTTTATCTACAAACCAAAAAATTAATATCATTCACTGTGCAGCCCCAAATGCAGAAACTCAATTAAATACAAGTGTTGAAATGGCAAATCAAATTGCTTTAATACATAATGTTGCTTGTGAAAATGATATAAATACATTAATTTTGGGTATGTTTGGATGTGGGGCATTTGAAAACGATCCCAAAATGGTTGGAAGTATTTTTAAGAAAGAATTTGAAACAAGCCCTATAAATAAAATTATATTTCCAATGTATGAAAGTGATGAATATAAAAAGAATGAATTTTTAAAAGGACTACTTTAATTATGCAATATAAATTAATAAATGAAGAAAATACACAAGGTTCAGCCTTATATAGAGTTTTACGAAATAGAGGGATTAAAGACCCTTATCATTATTTAAATACAACAGATGAAGATATTATTGATCCAGCAACGATTCATAATATGCGAGAATCTGCTCAAAAGTTAATGCAGCATGTAGCTGCTGAACACGATATATTTATTAATGTGGATAGTGACTGTGATGGTTATACAAGTTCAGCATTTTTAATAAATTATCTATATCATATCTTTCCAAGTTTCTCAACATCACATATTACTTGGGGAATGCATACAGATAAAGGCCACGGATTATTAATGGATCAGATTTTAGCAAAAAAACCACAATTAGTTATTTGTCCAGATGCAGGGAGTGAAGAATATGAAAAACATAAAGAACTTGTCGAAAACAAAATTGACCTTATTATCATTGACCATCATAACGCTGATCATTACAGCGAATTCGGAACCGTCATTAATAATCAACTTGATGGTGGCTATCCCACAAAATCTCTCAGTGGCGTGGGGATGGTTTATAAATTCTGTTCCTACCTTGATCAGCTTGGGGAGACCTCATACGCCGATGAGTTGCTAGATATTGCGGCCCTTGGTCTTATTGCCGATGTAATGCCATTAAGGGATTATGAAACCAGAAGATTAATAGATAAAGGACTATCCAATATTGAAAATCCTTTTATCAAAGCAATGGTGGCTAAAAACGAATATTCATTAAAGGGAAAAGTTACTCCAACTGGAGTTGCCTGGTATATTGCGCCGGCCGTTAATGCAGTAACAAGAGTTGGCACACAAAAAGAAAAGGAAATCTTATTTGAATCTTTCTTGAATCACAAAGCATATACTCTAATTTCTTCTACCAAAAGAGGGCATAAAGTTGGTGATACAGAAACCGTCGTTGAACAGGCATGCCGAGTTTGCAATAACGCTAAAAATAGACAGAATAAAACAAGAGACGCATTAGTAGAAAGTATTGATTTTCAGATTAAAAATGAACATCTTTTGGACAATAAAATCTTATTTGTTAAGATTGATGCGCCAACAGAGGATAGTAGAACTATTACAGGTTTAATTGCCAACAAATTAATGTCTACATATGGGCATCCTGTAATGCTGTTAAATAAAACTTTTGATGAAGAAACTGGCGAATTAACATGGTCTGGCTCAGGTAGGAATAATCCAACAGCTGGAGTTGAATCATTACAGCAATTGGCAAAAGATAGTGGTTATTTCACCCTTGCGCAAGGACATGACAACGCACTTGGTTTATCTATTCCTGATTCAAACGTTGAGAAATTCTTGGTTTATAGCAATGCACTATTGAAAGATTGTAAATTTACTCCAGTTTATAATGTAGATATTGAATTCTTGGCAAATAAAATTGATAAAGCAGATATACTTGAATTGGCCGATGCAAACAGTGTTTGGGGACAAGAAGTAGATGAGCCTCTTGTTGCAATAAAGAATGTTTCAATTACTAAAAACAATTTAAATTTATTTGGTTCAACATTAAAGATTGGTTTACCAGATAATATTTCTATCGTCAAATTTAAGAGTTCTCAAGACGAATTTGATGCATTAAATCCTGGCGAAGGATGTATTATTATTGATGTAGTTGGCAGATGCATGAGAAATACTGGCTGGGATAATGAACCTCAAATTATATTAGAAGATTATGAAATCGTGCGCAAACAAGAATATTATTTCTAATTTGAAAGTGCGATTAAGCTGCTCCGGCCGGCACTGGGTGTGTGCGCCGACAGCAGGAATAAAAATCCCTTTGGGAAATTTTGGAGGTAAATATGAGTAAAACGATAAATACCAATATTAAGTTTGGATATGGATCAGGGACAGGAGACTGGACTGGCATAGAAGATTCTAAAACATCTGAGCCATATTCTGGAGGTTGGTGGGGAATATACCCGCCCTATCCGCCATACTATGAAATATGTTGGCATAGACTACCTTGCGGTGATTGCCAATTGACTGGACGACCATGTACGCATGATGGGTATTATACAACAAATACATACAAAATTACAAGCGATACAAAAACAGAGGATTAAATCCTCTTTTTTGTATTTTTGAATAAAATATGATATAATAAATATATAAAAAGAAAGGTAACAAATATGATAGAAATTAAGGGTTCAAAATATCAATTAGATAATTTAAAAGAAATAATTGAGAATGGATTAATGCACACGCGAGATCCTTTGGGATGCGAACCATGCTGCAGATTAGATGAAGATGATCCTCATTATAATGATTGTAAATACTGTTTTCATAATTATGTAGACAATATTCTTGAATGGTATAACTCAGATACTGAATGTATTCGACATGATGAAAATGGCAAATGGCGACAGTACCCAGCTGAAAAAATAAAGTGGAATAAAGGTGATAATATATGGAAGATATAATCTTGACAGAAAAGCAAAAAATAGGGTTAGAATTGGCAGTAGAACGATATAATCAACATAAGCCATATACCTGTATATCAGGATATGCCGGATCAGGAAAAAGCACACTTGTTAAATTTATAATTCAGGCATTAGGCATCGCGCCATATGATGTCTGTTTTATTGCATATACTGGCAAGGCCGCCTTGGTTTTAAAAGAAAAAGGTAATTTAAATGCAATGACCGCGCACAAGTTACTTTATCAATCCTATCCAAAATCAGATGGGACATTCTTTCATATGCCGCGCAAACCTCTTGAATATCCATATAAATTAATTGTAGTAGATGAAGTATCAATGCTACCAAAAGATATGTGGGAATTACTATTGAGCCATAAAATTTATGTAATTGCGCTGGGTGATCCCGGACAGTTACCTCCTTTAACGGATGATAATGGTGTCTTACAGAAACCGCATGTTTTCTTAGATGAAATTATGCGCCAAGCCCAAGAGTCAGAAATTATTCGAGTATCTATGGATATTCGAGCTGGAAAATCTTTGCCTAAATTTAGAGGAAAAGAAGTTCAAATTATTGATAAAGAAGATCTTGTCAGCGGAATGCTGCAATGGGCGGATCAAATCATTGTAGCAAAGAACACCACAAGACATTACTACAATGATCTAATGCGTGATTATATTTTTGGCGAGCATCCTAAAACTCCATTGGAAGGAGATAAGGTAATTTGTTTGCGCAATGACTGGAATACTATCACGCCTCTTGGAGATGTTTTAGTAAATGGATTAACTGGATATCTTAGTAATATCACATATGAAGATAATCACTATATGCCAGCGCAAATTAGAAAGCAGATGCCAATGCTGATGTATGCCGACTTTATTCCAGATCATTATGAAGATAATTCTCCGCAAGTGTTATATGGTGATGGAGTATTTGATCAAGTCAATATGGACTACAAATTATTCACAGAGTGGCAACCAACAGTGAATAAAGATAATTTTAGAAAGATCCCACAAAAGATGAAACCGCATGAATTTGACTATGGATATGCAATTACCGCACATAAATCTCAAGGTTCTGAATATGATAAGGTTTTAGTTTTTGAAGAGGATTTCCCTCGTGGAGATGAACATAAACGTTGGTTATATACAGCGGTAACTAGAGCTAAAGAGAAATTAGTTATAGTGAGAAAGTAGCCTTGCCATTCAATAAAAATTATGGTATAATAATATAAAGAGAGGTGTAAGAAATGATTCCTCGTTTTGAAGTTCACTCACATAGTCATTATAGTAATTTTAGAATTATTGATAGCATTAATAAGCCAAAAGATTTAATTAACCGAGCGATAGAGCTCGGTCTTTCTGGCATTGCATTAACCGACCATGAAACATTGGCTGGCGCACCGGAAATTAATCTTTATGCGCAAGAAATTCAGAAAACAAATCCGAATTTTAAAATCGCTATTGGTAATGAGATTTATCTTACAGAAACAAGAGAAAAAGGTCAGAAGTATTATCATTTTATTTTAATTAGTAAAGATAAGATTGGTTGGAGAATGTTAAGAGAATTATCTTCTAATTCTTGGATGCAAAGTTATTCTGATCGAGGATTGGAAAGAGTTCCAACTTTATATTCTGAACTTGAAGAAATTGTAAATAAATATGGTAAGGGTCATTTAATCGCGACAAGTGCTTGTATTGGTGGAGAATTATCTTCAACAATTTTAGAACTTATTAAAGCAGAAAAAAAATGTAAAATTCAAAATGAATATGAAAATGTGTATAATATAAAAACAAAAATACACTGGTTTATGACCTTTATGAACAGTTTATTTGGAGATGATTTTTATTGTGAAATTGCGCCAGGAATGTCCCCAGAACAGATTGCAGTTAACAATAGAATGATTTCAATTGCAAATGCGTATAATAAAAAGATTGTCATTGGAACTGATGCTCATTATCTTAAAAAAGAAGATAGATATGTTCATGAAGCATATCTTAATTCAAAAGATGGTGAACGAGAGGTTGCATCATTTTATGAATATGCATATCTTCAATCAGAGGAAGATATTAGAAAACATTTAGAACCAACTGAATTAGATTATGAAGAATTGTGTGAAAACTCAATAGAAATTTATAATAAAATTGAGAATTATTCAATTCAACATAAGCAAACAATTCCAAGAGTTAAAGTTAAAGATTATCCTAAAGTTACTTTTGATACATTTCCAGAGACACATCCAATATTAAATGAGATGTCTCATTCAGATGATATATATGAAAGATATTGGGTTTGGGAATGTGTTAATAAATTAGATCAAATAGGAAAATTTAACGAACAATATCTTTCACGACTGGAAGAAGAGGCTGATGTAAAGAAAACGATTGGCGAAAAACTTGGAACAAATATGTTCTGTTATCCAATCACTCTTCAGCATTACATTGATATGTTCTGGGATTGTGGAAGTATGGTAGGCGCTGGTCGTGGTTCCTCATGCTCTGGTTTAAATCATTATTTATTAGGAGTAACCCAACTTGATCCAATCAAATGGAATCTTCCATTCTTTAGATATTTAAATAAAGAAAGAGTCGAATTGGGTGATATTGATATTGATTTATGTCCATCGAAGCGTCCAATGATTATTGAAAAAATTAAAGAAGAAAGAGGTCAGCATTTTAATCCAGATGTTAGTGATTTAGCTCGAAAAAATCTTGGTTGTACTTTAATTGCGACATATGGAACAGAGTCAACAAAAAGCGCAATTTTAACAGCTTGTAGAGGTTATAGATCTGAAGAATTTAAGAATGGAATTGACGTTGATCAAGCACAATATTTGTCAGCATTAGTTCCATCAGAAAGAGGATTCGTCTGGCCTTTGGAAGATGTTGTATATGGAAATGCGGAAAAAGATCGTCAGCCAATTACTCAATTCGTTAATGAAGTAAATAATTATCCAGGTTTGCTTGATATTATGATGGGTATCCAAGGATTAGTTAAGCAGAGAGGTTCTCATGCTTCTGGTGTTATTTTCTTTGACGAAGATCCGTATGAGTTCGGTGCATTTATGAAAACACCTGGTGGAGATATTATTACACAATTTGATCTTCATATGTGCGAAAGTCTTGGAATGACAAAATTCGATTTCTTAGTCACCGATGTTCAGGATAAATTAGTTGAAACAATTAATTTGTTACAGAAGAATGGAGAAATTGAATCTGATTTATCTTTAAGACAAATTTATGATAAATATTTCCATCCAGAAATAATTCCATTAGATTATAAACCGGCATGGGATGCGATTGAAACTGGTGGTGTAATTAATATTTTCCAGTTTGATTCAGCAGTAGGAGCACAGGCCGCAAAGAAAATTCAGCCAAAAACAATTCTTGAGTTGGCGGATGCAAATGGTTTGATGAGACTTATGACGGCAGAAAAGGGTGCAGAAACACCAATGGATAAATATGTTCGTTATAAGAAAAATATTGGTTTATGGTATGAAGAAATGCGTAAAGCTGGATTAAGTCCAGAAGAACAAAAAACTTTAGAGCCATATTTCTTATCTTCATATGGAGTGCCACCAAGCCAAGAGCAGTTAATGAGAATGTTGATGGATGAAAATATCTGCGGTTTTGGTCTCGCGGAAGCAAACGCCGCACGTAAGATCGTTGGTAAAAAACAGATGAATAAAATTCCAGCGTTGAGAGAAAAAGTTTTAACTCAGGCAAAGAGTCCTCAGTTAGGCAGATATGTCTGGCAGTATGGAGTCGGTCCGCAGATGGGTTATTCATTCTCAATTATTCATGCATTAGCTTATTCATTCATTGGTTATCAAACAGCATATATTGGAACAAGATTTAATCCGATTTATTGGAATACAGCTTGTTTAACAGTTAATAGTGGATCTATTGGTGGCGGATCAACAGATTATAAAAAGATGGCAAAGGCTCTTGGTGATATTATGAGCGCAGGCATTAAGGTAAGTCTTGTAGATATTAATAAATCAGCATTGGGTTTTGAACCAGATATTGAAAATAATCAGATTTTGTTTGGTTTAAAGAGTATGTTAAATGTTGGTGATGATGTCATTGAGAGAACAATTGCAATGCGTCCATATGCTTCACCGAAAGATTATTTGTTAAGAGTAAAACCGAATAAACAGGCAATGATTAGTTTGATTAAGGGTGGTGCGTTCGATCAAATGATTGATCGTAAACTCTTAATGGCTTGGTATATTTGGGAAACTTGTGATAAGAAAAAGAGAATAACTCTTCAGAATATGGCAGGATTGATTAAATATCATGTTTTGCCAGAAAACACAGAGGAGCAGGTAACTGCAAGAAGAATCTTTGAGTTTACAAGATATTTAAAGAAATTGTGTTTAAGTCCAGATAAAACTTATTATATCTTAACTGATAGAGCATTACAGTTCTTATCAGAAATGGGATATGAAGATATAATCATAAGTAGAAATAATAAATATCTGATTGTTGGAAAAAATTGGGATAAAATTTATCAACATTGGATGAATGTTCTTAGAAAATGGATTACGGAAGATAAGGATCAAATTTTGCAAAATTTAAATGATAAAATTTTCATAGAAGATTGGGAGAAATATGCAAGTGGAACAATCTCTTCTTGGGAAATGGAAGTATTATGTTTCTATTATCATGAGCATGAATTAGCAAAATTGAATATGAAGAAATATGGATATGCAAATTTCTATGATCTTCCAGAAAGTCCAGTAGTAGTAAGTGCATTTAAGACAAAGAATGGACATACAATTAGAAAATATCAGCTCCATGTAATTTGCGGAACTTGTATTGCAAAAGATAAAACAAAATCAACTGTAACTTTATTAACAACTGATGGCGTTGTCGATGTAAAGTTTAGAAAAGATTATTTTGCATTATTTGACAAACAGATTTCTGCTCTTGGCGCAGATGGCGTTAAGCATGTTATTGAAAAGAGTTGGTTTAATAGAGGAAATATGATTGTTGTTCAAGGAATAAGAATGGATGACGCTTTTATTCCAAAGAAATATGCAAATACAGGAATGCCCCATCAATTATATAAAATCACAGAAATCTCAGAAGATGGAAGTGAAATTGTGCTACAGTCAACAAGAGCACAGGGGGAATATGACGAAGAAGATTAAATTAATTGCTTTAATTGGCAAGGCTGGTGCTGGTAAAGACTTTTGGTTAAGAAAAATCTGTGATAATGATGAGTCGATGCATGAAATTATTTCATGCACGACTCGTCCCCCAAGGGCTAATGAAGTAAATGGTATAAATTATCATTTTTTAACAGAAGAACAATTTCAAAATGAAACTTTTGTAGAATGGTGTTGTTTTAATAATTGGTATTATGGCACACGATGTTCTGATTTAGATGAGAACAAAATAAATATTGGAGTTTTTAATTTAAATGGAGTTGAAAGTTTATTAAAATCTGCCGATGTTGATTTATCAGTTATTTATTTCACCGCAGAGGATAAGGTTCGTTTGATACGTCAACTTGAAAGAGACGCATCTAATATTGAAGAAATATTCAGAAGATACTTTACAGATAAAGAAGATTTTAAAGCAACAAGACTTAATAAGATTGAAATTTCACTCCCAAACAATTATTGGGTTATTGATAATTCAATAAATGATTCATATGATAATGATTATTTTATACTACAAGAGATAGATGAAATAATTAAAAAGGTCAAAAATAAATAAATTATATATTACAAAAGTTAAATAATATTGAGTCGTAAAGACTCCTTAACATATATAAATAATTAGGAGGAGAACGATATGTTATTAATTATTAAACGAGATGGATCAATCGCAGAATTTGACAAAGAAAAAATTAAGCACGCAGTATTAGCTGCTTTTGATGAGGTTGATGGTGAAATCACTGATTATGCAATTTCAAAGGCTGACAATATTGCAGAGTTTGTTGAAGAAAAAGCCGATGAATCCGACCATGAATTAACAGTTGAAGAAATTCAGGATTTGGTTGAAAATGGACTAATGTCATGCAAGCGCAAGGATGTTGCTAGAGCATATATCCAATATCGCTATGAGCGCACAAAAGTAAGAGAACATAATACAAAATTCATGCAGGAAGTCGCTCGTAAACTGGATGCTAGTGATGTTCAAAATCAAAACGCGAATGTTGATGAACATTCTTTTGGCGGTCGTATGGGCGAAGCCAATAGAGCATTAACTAAAAAGTTTGCGCTTGATTATTGCATGTCTGAAATGTCAAGAAATAACCATTTGAATAATTACATTTATATCCATGATTTAGATTCATATGCTGTTGGAATGCATAACTGCTTAACAATTCCTTTTGATAAATTGCTTGCGGAAGGATTTAATACTCGTCAAACAGATGTGCGCCCGGCCAATTCAGTGAATACAGCATTCCAGCTTGTTGCTGTAATTTTCCAGCTTCAGTCTTTGCAACAGTTTGGCGGCGTTAGTGCAAGTCATATTGACTGGACTATGGTGCCTTATGTAAGAAAATCGTTTTGTAAACATTATAAAGATGCTGAAAAATACATTTTTGATGATGGTAAAGTTAAAAATTACGACGGCCCTATAGATGATAGTTCTTATAAAGAAAATAAAAAAGCCTATGAATATGCTATGGATATGACAAGAAAAGAAATCCATCAAGCTGTTGAAGGTATGTATCATAATTTAAATACCTTACAGTCTCGTTCTGGTAATCAGTTACCATTTACCAGTATCAACTATGGAACTTGCACGCTTCCAGAAGGCAGAATGGTCACTGAAGAAATCTTGAATGTTTCTATTGAGGGTCTTGGTAGATTACATAAAACATCTATTTTCCCTTGCGGCATTTTCCAATGTATGAAAGGTGTAAATAGAAAACCAGGAGAACCAAATTATGATTTATTCCAGCTTGCGTTAAGATCAACTGCGCAAAGATTATATCCAAACTATGTTAATGTAGATTGGTCTACAAACGCTGGTTATGATCGCAATGATCCAACTACATATGTCAGCACAATGGGATGCCGTACGTACAATGGCGTAGATATTAACGCTGAACCTGGCACAAATCCGCAGACAAAGGATGGTCGTGGCAATTTAGCACCAGTTACAATTCTACTTCCTTTCTTAGCAATGGAAGCTAGAGAAAATGCAAAAAAGAATAATTCTGATGCTATTGATGAGTTCATGAAACTATTGGATATTAAACTTTTTGAAGCAAGAGATATGTTAAAAGAACGCTATGAATGGATGTGCTCTCAATCTCCAGATTCAGCTAAATTTATGTATGAGAATGGCACAATGCTTGGTTATAAACCAGAAGAGGGAATTAGAAGTGCGCTTAAGCATGGAACTCTTGTAATCGGTCAGTTGGGAATGGCTGAAACGTTACAAGCATTAATTGGTTGTGATCATACTGATGAAAGAGGAATGGCTTTAGCAAAGCGCATTGAACAGTTATTTAAAGATAGATGCACTCAATTCAAGCAGGAAGAGCATTTGAATTTTGGAGTTTATTATACTCCAGCAGAAAATTTATGCTATACTGCAATGAAAGCATTTAAAAAGAAATATGGAGTAATTCCAAGAGTATCTGAACATGAATTCTTTACAAATAGTATTCATGTTCCAGTTTGGAAACAAATGTCTCCATTTGAAAAGATTGATATTGAATCTCAGTTAACTGGATATTCAAATGCTGGATGTATTACATATGTTGAACTTGATGCTAGTGCAAAAAATAATTTACAAGCATTAGAACAAATTGTTAATTATGCAATGGATAAAGATATTCCTTACTTTGCTATTAATGTGCCAAATGATACTTGTCTTGATTGTGGATATACTGATGATATGAATGGAGTTTGTCCTATTTGCGGCAGCCATCATATCCAAGAGTTAAGAAGAGTTACAGGTTATTTAACAGGAGATTATAAAACTGCTTTTAATGAAGGAAAGCAGCAAGAAGTTGAATTGCGCTATAAGCATTCAAATTCATTAAATAATTGGAGGAGATAATATGTTACGCTATGCCGGATTAGTTAAAAATGATATTGCTGATGGACCTGGCGTGTGCGTTTCATTTTGGACCCAGGGATGTCCTCATAAATGTCCTGGATGTCATAACCCAGAAACTTGGGATTTTGAAGGTGGGAAAGAACTTCCAAACAATATACTTGATCAAATAGATGAAGCAATTGTCGCGAATGGGATTCAAAGAAATTTTTCTATCTTAGGCGGAGAACCTCTTTGTATAGAAAATATTTCTTTAGTGTTTATTCTAGTTGATCATATACGAAAAAAATTTCCAGACATTAAAATTTCAATTTGGACTGGATATACCTTAGAGCAATTAAAACAGTTAGATTATTATAAGCCATTTATCAAACCGATACTAGCATTAATAGATGTTTTAATTGATGGACCATATATCGCAGAACAGCGAGATATTACGCTACCACTTAGGGGTAGCCGCAATCAAAGAATTTTATATAAAAATAAAGATTTTTAAGGAGGATTTATGTCTAAAACATTGAGTTGTGAAATAAATCCTTTCTGAAAACAACAAACTTTAACAGATAATTATACAGGAAAAGAGTATCTGGTAACAACAAAAGAGATACCAGATACTCTTTATTTTTTGTTTTCAAAAGGAGACGTTGAAAAAGTTCAACTAACAGGAGCCTATTTTGATTGCTTTGATATAATATATAAGTTTGAAAATAGATTCCCAAAATGTAAATTAGAATTCGAGGTATTATAATATGAATTTAATAATAGTATCACAAATAATAAAAATAATACTCGCAGCGATCGCGGGAACTTTAAGTTTATTAAAATTCAATGAAAAAGATGAGCGCATTTGCGTTTATTGGCTTTTAGTAACTTTCTACTGGATCATTAACTTTTTGCAAGGACTTCCATTATAAAGTCCTTGCATTTTTTTTATTTTTATGATATAATAATTATATGAATGAAAAAGATAAACAAATAGAACGCTTTTTATTAAGTTTAGTAGCAGTTCATACTAGAGATGTTTTAGATTTAGATAATAACATTAAAGTGTCAATTGAAGATTCTGAACTTAATAAAGATAGTGTAAAGAGAAGAGTAATTATAGATTTTCCTAGCATTGAATCTTGGGGTCAAGCAACAAATATGTGGGCATCATGGAAAAATGCTTATAAGCATCGTAAGAGGTAGCTATGCTAAAAATAAAAGATTTAAAAACATTGATGAAACTAAGAGCCAACAATAAGAATGGAGAAACGGCTCTTGTAGAAGAAACAAAAACCTTATATAAGTGGGATGGAGAGAACTGGAATATTTATAAGCCAGAAGGTGGCATTAAGGCTAATCTATATGAATTAAATCAAGGAGCAATGACCGCAGCTCCAGCCATGGAGACAGAAGCTATCGAAACCGCAAAAAAGAAAATTGCTGATTTCGTTGCTGTATGTAATTCAAAATATTTTATGTTATTAAATAAAGAACGCAGTTATTATACAGTGTTTAATATTGGATATGATACTGGTACAGATTTCAATTATCACAAAATCGAAGATGAAGTAATTGAATGCTTAGAAAGTCAAGGTATTATTAAAGATATTGATAATGTTGAAAATGGTATTGAATGCTGGATTACAATAGATGATAATTCATATGTTTATTACTTGTTTGATTATCAAGGAGGTGTTATAAGATGCCAATAATTACTTGTGGATTAAATATTTTTGATTATGATCAAACCGTTTATCTAATGAAAGATGATAAAACGATGGAGCCTTTGGGTAAATCAACTTTGGAAAATTTAGATCATTTTATTGTTACTTGTTGCGGTAAATATGATATAAATAAAGTAAGATTGGTTGGATTGCAGCAATACACCCAGCCGTTAAAAAATAGAATTGAAAAAGAAAGTGTTGCTCGATATAGCAAAAAGATTGAGGTAGAAATTTAATGAGTAAGTTTTTAGTTAGTACAGTGGAAACATATCGTGTTGATTCCGATGAGGAAGCAAAAAATTTAATTGAAGAAGCAAAAAAATCTTCTATGTTCGAATTAGGCAAATATAGTTCTGAATATAAGACAAGAAGCGCAAAAGGTGAAATTGTTGATGAATATTATAAAGTTGTTCTCACAAAGACATTTAATGATATTAAAGAGCCTGATCGACATATTAAAGTTGATTATGATGTAGATTATAATATGTAAGGAGTTTTAAATGAGTAAATTTGAAGTAGTAAGTAAATATATTGGAGAAAACGGTAATACAGCTATTCATCTTCCAGTTCGTGCAACTGAACATAGTGCAGGATATGATTTTGCAGCTGCGCAGGATGTTATCATTCCATCAATGAGAGAAATTATGAATACATTTGAAGACTATGTTGCAAAAAAGATTCCTTATTCATATGAAGATATTAAGGCTGTAACAAAAGCAACAGGATTTAGACCTACTTTAATTCCTACTGGAATTAAGTGTCAACTTGATGTTGGTAAGTATCTTGAAATTTCTGTTAGAAGTTCTACTCCTCTTAATGGTTGGGTCATTCTTGCTAATGGAGTAGGCATTATTGATGGAGATTATTACAACAATCCAGATAATGAAGGCGAAATTTTCTTCCAGGTTATTAACCTCTCTCCAGTAGATATTGTGATTAACGCTGGAGATAAAATTGGTCAAGGTATTATTAAATCATATGACAAAGTTGAAGGAGACGATGTCACAACCAAGAGAATTGGAGGCTTAGGCTCTACTAATGCCTAATATCTTGGCTCTTGACCAAGCTTCACGCGTCTCTGGATGATCGGTCTTTATAGATGGAGAATTAAAAGACTGAGGACATTTAACAACAAATCAAGAGGACGTAGGTGAACGTCTTCTTGATATTCATAATTTTATCATTAAAAAAGTCCAAGAGTGAAATATAGATACAATTGCTTTTGAAGATATACAATTGCAGTCGTCAGTTGGGAACAACGTAAAAACATTCAAAGTATTAGCAAATGTTTACGGTGTAGTTCAAATGACTGCTGTACAGCTTAATAAAAATTACAAGGTGATACCATCTTCAACGTGAAAATCTAAATTACAAATTAAAGGACGAACAAGACCTGAGCAAAAACGCAATGCCCAACAATATGTGCTCCAAAAGTATGGAGTTAAAGCGACGCAGGATGAATGCGATGCCATATGCATCGGTACTTGCGCAAGCCTGGTTCAGGGATCGGATGAGCGAATCGCCGCAAATGAAAATGGATTTGATTGGTCAGAATAATTAAAGGTGCTATGCACCTTTTTTATTTTATAAGAAATAATAAAGGGGGATTTTAACATGACAATTACCGCAGATGCAGTTTTAACATACATCCTTGTTGCTGTTGGTGGCTTTTTAGTAAAGGTAATACTTGATAAAATTAAACAATCAGCAGAAGATAAAACAGATAAGGCTCGTAGATTTGAAGAACAGTCATGGAAAACAGAAATTACAAAAATTGTTAGAGAAGAAAACTTATCATTAAAAAAAGAATTAAGTAATAGAATTGAAGAAATTCAAAAAGAAAATAGAAAAAATTATGATTATTGGCAAAAAATGTATTGGGATGCCGTTGATCGTTTAGAAAAAGTTCAGAAAAAATTTGAAAATCTTGAAAAACAAGATATTATTTTTTACAGAAATTTGTTAATTGATACTTGTAAAGAATATATAGCAAAGGGTGAACTCACAGAATATCAATTCGATAGATTAACAGAGTGGTATAAGATTTATAAAGAACTTGGTGGAAACCATCAAGGTGATTTATATTATAAGAAAGCAGTTGCTTTACCAATTATTCCAGATAAGCATTCTGAAGAAGATCAAAAAATGCATAGTATCTTTGACTACGAAGATTTAGTTGAATCAGAAAACAAAAATAAGGGATAACCTATAATTTAGGTTATCCCTTATTTTTTTTATGCTTGTCTTGTAAACTTAATTACATTTACCTGCTCTTGGATTAATTGAGAAATATAGAAGTCAAGATCTGTATAAACTTCAGTTAAGACCTTCTGCATTTCCTCAGTTAATAAAGCTTTAATTGCATCAAATGTCTTATGATAAGCAATATCATGTTCTTCTGGGCCAAATCTACCCTGTTCTTTTAATTCATCAACGTAGGTTTGATTTGTAGCAATAACGCAAGTTTCAACAATTCCCATTAACATATCTGAATACTTGTTAAATAATTCATTTTGTGAATTATCTTGCATTTCTTTAACCTTCTTCCGCATAAAAGCAATACCATAAGTGCAAAGAATACCAATTAAAGGTAATAAACAAGTAAAGAAAATTTCTTGTAATAGCGCAGCTGTCATTATCTTTCTCCTTAATAAAAATGGCGGGGGATGTAGGACTCGAACCCACACCCGCGGCTATGGACACCGCTACCCTGGTTTTGAAGACCAGTGTGCTACCATTACACTAATCCCCCATAAGGGTAGAGAACTTTCGCACTCTACTATGCTTTAGTAACTGTTAATTTAGTTACTTCTGGCTCTTTTTTAAATAAATTAATATAAAGCAATCCATCTTTAACTTCATATGTTACAGACTTAAACATGTCTGCTTTAATATCAAATTTAGAGCTTACTTTATAATCATAGTTTAAAAGATCATTATGAGTGACGCCTTCAATCACCAATCTATCACGACCATCCTCATTAACAATATCTACCTTAACATCATCTTCTTTAACACCAACGATATTATGGACAAGAACAACTCTATCTTCAAGAGTTTTAATTGAATAAGGCTTCATGTCATGAACAGGACGGCTAAAAGTATACGCTGGTTTATCCCAGTCGAAAAAAGAATCTAAATCAAACATCATATTAAAAAATCCTCCTAAAAAGTTTCTAAAATAAGACCCTGAGCTAAATCATTATAAACAGTTTTATAATTAAAACGCTCTGTTATCATCCAAGTAGGTTTTCCATTTTCCAAAAAACTCTCTTGACGTGGATCTTGAACTATAATTTGCAAGGTAAAAGATTCTGGATATATAAATCTAAACAAGAAGTTCTCTACCTTTTTTAATTGTTCATAGTTATCTACTCTTAATTCCATCTATCTTTCTCCTTACAATTGTTATTATACAAAAATTTTCTAGTGAAGTCAATAAAAAAAAAGAGGATTAATTAAAAATTAATCCTCTTCTATGCTGTTATTTTGTTGAAATTGTCTTCAAGAGGTTAACTGACCATATAATTCAAACATATAGTTAGAGCCTCTTGATAAAATTATTGCAGTAGCAATTATACCAATAATGGGCCATTGTTCAACAAAACCTAACATTACAAAGAAATTAAGACTCATATCATAGCAAAGTAAGCCACTTAAAATCAAAGCAACAATAATTTGTCATTGAATAGAACCATTTTTATAAATTTGTTGTCCATATGAAATTAAGCCTTCAATAAGAATAGCTACAGCAATGAATGGAAAAAAACCGCTCATAATATTTAACCCCTTTATTCTTATTTACATTTATTTTCAATTGCCAATAAATCTACCATTTTTATCAAACATGACAGGGACAGTATGCTTGCCAATAAATAAGGCACCGTTCTTTCCGAAGAAATACCAGTTCCCATCAAGTTTGCACCAACGAGATGAGGCCATAACCCCATGATCAAGAACAAATCTCTTAACGCCATCGTCATTAATCCATGCATGTTTCTGCATATAACCTTCAGCGTCAGTATGATATGTCTTGCCATCAACTGTAACCCATTGATTTCTTACCCAAGAATCACCGAGTTTGCATCTCTGTCCTTTACTATCCTTCACCCATACAGCTTTCTGATCTTGCAATGCGTTAAATCTGAAGGCTCCAAGAATATCTAACTTCAATTTAACTGTGCAGTATCCGCCATTGCCGCCTTGGTTCTGCCCGAAGATGTATGCATATCCATCCTCTTCGGCGTATCTTACAAGCATACCGACATGAGAAGAAGGACATGAGCTACCCATTGCCCAGAAGAGCCAATCGCCCGGTTCTAGCTTTTTCTTGTCTGTAATAAATTTTGCATACGCTGAATATTCAATTCTGTTATACCAGTATCCATCTGCCCAACCAGTTTTTGTAGGTAATACTGGAACTTTAATATACCAACAGAAACGTTTGAATGCATCAACGCACTGTGCCCCATAGACACCATCATAGTCATCGACTTTCCCATTATATTGGTTAATAAAATCTTGCACTATTTTATTCATAACATTTCCCTCCTTTTATTAAAAACAAAGGAGGAAAATAAAATTAACAACACTCCTTTGTTTTTTTACAATATTCTTTATATTTTTTATCTTGATCTGATATTATTGAATTAATATCAAAATCTGTTGTTTTTCTTTTTACATAAAGTGATTCAGCTCCAGCCAATTCTTCGTCTACATCACAAATCAAGCATCCAAGGAATTGTGCATCAGCAACTTCGCCCATATTCATTAATTCAATATACATTTTTTGATATAAGGTTTTTGTGCTACGCTCTCAATCTATTCATTTTTCTAAACCTGTTTTTACCGCATTTCTTTTTGTTGTAGCATCAACATCTTTGCGTTCATATGCATACCAAGAGTTAGGAATTACTTTTGGATCATCTACCGATTTAGTTTTTATTAATTTATTATGATGTCGTAAATAATATCTATTAATTTCCATATAATTTTGACTTTCGGATAAATAATGATATCTATGACATTCTGCATAACCTTTTAAATTTAAAAAACAGTAATAATTAGACATTTGATCGTGAATCATCAAACCTTTTATCATATGTGCACTTAATTCAGAATAAATTTCTTCAAGTGTCATATTAGATTCTTACTGCGGTAACATCAATTGTGCTATAAGTAGCTTCAATTCCCGCATTTCTTAAATCAATTGTTGTTGTTGTAGAACAAGGGCAATTTATATTATTATTATCTGGAACTTGAACTAAAGTTGTAAAACTGAATGGAATTTGTGAAGTGGCATCTGCGGCAGTAATTAAAGAAACTGCTTGTGGCTGAATTACACCGTTCTTCTCTAATTGAACAATAATTTCTCCAGCCGCACTTCCAATTACACTACCAGAAACTGAAACTTCATAAACTCCACATTTATTAAATTGAATTGTTGAAGTACCCAATAATTGAGTGCTTGTACCCTTTAATAAAGCAACGGTTGTTAATGGAATAATTCCATTAGCGGCAACATTAACATTTTTAGAATATACTTCTAACATTTAATCATTCCTCCTAAACTTTTCCTTTTGATTAAAAATAAAAAGGGCAACTAAATAGTTACCCTTTTATTTACTAAAGTGTTGCTCCACCACAAGCGCAGAACGGATTTGTTCCTGCGTAGTAAGTGCTTGCACTTGGGTAGCGAACTACACCAGCAACTGCCTGTTGAAGCTGTAACTGGTTAATTTGACTCTGCATATCTGCCATACGATTACCTGTAATAGCATCAAGAATCTTCTGAGTTTGTGCTGTTGTATTTTCGTTAATTGCGGCAGTATTAATTGCATTTGCATAATTTACGCCATCAATTGCGCGAAGTGTCTGGCAGCAACATTCATTTTCTTTTGCTAATAAATTAGCCTGACCAACAGCTAAACCACCAATATCTCTGGCAAGTTCGCTGTATTTATCACTTAAAGCATTAAGTGTGTCGTGGAATGTCTGATTAGTCGCGGCTACTGCTTGCGCAGTTCCAGCGTTGACGGCTGCGAGAGTCTCTCTCTGATTTGCCATCATATTCTGAGTATCAAATCCACGATCTACTTGTGATTGTGTCGCCAGATTTTCATAACCGATTGCATTAGCGAAGCCGTTATTACCCCAGCCGCTAAAGCCACCGCCAGCGAGAATCAATAAAGCAAAAATCCACATCATGGAGTTGCCGCCCCACATATCACCATAACCATTACGATCGCTCAATAAAGCAACATCACTAGCTGATAAACTTCCATTTTCCATTTTAAATTCCTCCTAATTAGTAAATTAATAGTCAAAGTTTTACCAATTAGGATTCTTTATTTTAACATATCCAAAATTGAATTTGGATCTATTCCTTTTTGTTGCGCTAAAGCATAAAAAGCTGTTTTTGGATTACCCCCATATTGATTAATCAATCCAGTAACTTGAGGGTTTTGCGCTAATAAATTATTTAATAAAGCTTGAGGATTAGGCGAGTTTTTTAACATTGAAATCATATTATTGTTTGTTGATGACTTTGATTGGTTTAGCATCTGAAGCATCGGATTTCCTTGCATTGAACGCCTCCTCTAATTTAGTTATTCTTTCCTCTAAAGCAGAATAATCTACACTCGCCGTGTTTGTAGTTTGAGTTTCAATAGGAGTAATTGTATATCCAGTTACTGTTGGATATGATGCTCCATCTGTTGTTTTTAATCAAACAACTGGTGCTGTCTCATCTAAAAGTAGTATACTACTATTGGGCGCCATTTGATAAGCATTTGCACCATTTCGCCCATTCACTCTGATAACTTCTTGTCGTTGTAAATAATTTTGTTGGCCCATAACTCCATAATTTGGGTATGTTGGAGCAGGGTATCCTGAATAATTCATCATAAATAAACTCCTTCCATTTTAGTAAAACTTTTCCTATTTTAGTACCTTTCCATCGGTACATTACTAATAAAAAACGTGATAATAAAATTATCACGTTTTGTCCATTTTTTATTTAGCTCTTTTTCAGCTATTTCCATCCTTTACATAAATTGCAGATACTGTTTTTCAGACTCCATTAACATTAACATATGCGGTATTAATTGTTTTTCAGCTTCCATTAATATTAACATGACTTGAATAAGTTATTGTAGAAGGTGCTGTCTTAAAGTTTACATCAATGGTCATTTTTCCCATTTTTTCTCCATTTATGTAAATTCAATCTGCTGAATTAGTGCTGTCTGCTCCGGTATTTGCTTCTCCATGCACTGTATATGTAGTGTTAGCACTTAATCCTGTTAAATTAATAGATCCTAACGGAAAATCATAGCTATCTCCTCCATATACTGTACCTTGGCAAGCAGTTGTGCCAGAGTTACTTGGAGATCCTGTGCTTCTTTTAATTAATCATTTTACATTATTTGCATTAATGCTAGCAAAAATACCAGGAGCTGTTATTCTTAAATATACTGTTGCAGTAGCTGATGATTGAGTAATATTAGAAAAATCAACAACAACAGAAAAAACTTGTAAGCCATCACTTGTTGATCATGTACTTGCCATATAATATCTCCTATATTAATCAGTATATTTTAATCAAACATCACCATTTACTCCGCCAGAAGGATTCGAAGTACTTGCAAAAATATTTCTTAAAGATCCTAATTTTTGATTATTACCTGGATTTAATAATGGAATACCAGCAGAACTAATAATTTGTACTGCACTGGTGCCGTCTGTAAAATTAACATTTCGAATCTTTGTATAAGAATTTGTTGTAGATTTATTGTATACACTATAATCAGTATAGGTAGCACCATAACTACTAAAAGCATTTTCTATTTCACTAAAAAGTCTATTATTACTATCATTAGTTACTAATAATTTATAGGTTTCAGTTTCTGATGGATCTGTAGAACTTAATGCAAAAGAGCTTTTTGTTATTAAACCACCAGGAACGGTAATTTTCCCAGTGGACAAATTATAGGTTGCTCTATTTGCAGTTGTTTTTGGAATCTGCCCATAGAGATCATTATAACTAGTCTCTCCTGTTGGTGCGGTAGGACTAGTACTCCCAGTACTACCACCAATTAAAGGTAATTCTGCATTTGTTGCATACGCCTTGTAGGTTCTCATTAAAGTGTTGGTATTGTCATTATGATCAGCATTAGTTAAAATTCAATAAGTTCCATTATAAACAAAAACACTGATTGAATCTTTATGTAATTCGTTAGCATGTGTTAAATTATTGTTCGCATGATTATACAATTTCTTAATACTTTTTGCTCCAGTATTATTAACATTTAATGTTAAACTACCAACTGTTCCGGTATTTGTATTAGTAAATTTAACAATCATAGTATCACCAACTTGCATTGACGTATAATCCTCACAAGTAACCACTTTTGCTGTCGTAGCTGCTGCTGTTGAACATGTTCCATAAAAAATTCTAGCATTACCATTGTCTACTTGAACTCCGCCAGAACTACTTACAGTTGCCCATGATGGTACTCCATTTGCAAGTGTTAATACTTGTCCATTACTACCTTTAGCCAATCTTTCTGGAGTTCCAGAAGCACTTCAATATATAATATCACCTGCTGCTGTGCCAATAGATTTAGCAACATAGTCATCTGTAGAAGCTGTTGCCATACTTCCAAATTGACCTAATTTACAGTAAGCCAAATTAGAATTAGAACTATTATATTTACCATTTCAAAAAGCTAATGTATTTATCGTTGGAATATCTATATCAGTTGCTTTTGCCGTTCAACCTAAATCTCCATTATTAGTTATATTTTTAATAGTTCTTGTGCCAATAGCATTAGTACCATTTCCAATTAATAATTCACCAGAAGTAAAAGTAGTTGCCCCAGTTCCACCCGCGGCAACAGGAATAGTTCCCGCAGCAAGAACTCCATCGGTAGTTGTATATACGCCCTTATTAGCAGCCGTTCCAATAGCGCCAGCATTAGTTATATTTCCATGGACATGATTGCCTGCTGCCGCATTTGAAGCTTCTGTGCCAATCGTTAAAATTGTCGGTTTATTTTGAATATAACTTCAATCTAAATTGCCTGTAAATGTCGCTGTATTATTTTGATCTATAGAAATAATAGTTTTTCCAGTTCCAGCATTATTTTTAGCATAAAGTCCTTTATTACCGGTTGCAGAACCAGCAGATCATAAATAAATATCTCCAGCCAAAGCTCTAGCCATAACTTCTTTTTCGCTAGTATTAGTAGTTGAATTTCCTGCAATAACATGACCACCTGTTACAACATTTCCACCGTCACAATTTAAATTTAAAGCTGCTGTTGTAGTTCCAGTGGCTTTAGCTTGAATTTCATTTCCATCTAACTCCAAATGGGCTGCAGTTGCGGCTCCACCAACAATTAAAGCCGGATTATTATTTGCGGTTCCACTAGCATCTTGACTTCTAGATAAAACCAGCGTACCAGTAACAGTTCCGCCAGACAATGGCAAATAATTATCATGAGTATGGCTTGTTGTGGCGTAATTAGCAGTATCTAAAGTTCAAGCATTTTCCGCGGTCTTTTTTAAAATTCCAGATGTTCCACTTAATTCTTCAATTGCTTTTAAATTATCAGCATCTGTTAAATCATCCAATGGAACATCTCCATATATTGTACCAGTGACGCTTAAATCACCAGTTACTATTGTATCTTTCAATTGCGCCATATATCTGGCACCTCCTTATTAAAAAAATAAAGCAAAAAGATGGAGATTTTCCAGCAAATATATTCCAATCCATTTTTTAAACTTTTCATCTGGATTCAATCCATCTCTTTGCTAAATATATTATATCAAAAAATATTTTTTGTTGTCAAAAAAATTTTTAGAAAAAATTTGCACCATCAATTTGAACTCAGTCTTCTTCTTGAGGAGAATTGGGTCATGCTTTATTTATATAAACATATGCAGTTTCCAAATCATCTCCATTATAAATATAAATATTTGATGGAGATTTTCAATGAGCATATAAATTTATTTCAGCCTCTTCTCCTTGATAATCTCAAGTATAAACAGTAAGATCTTCAGTTGTAGGTGGATCTGAATAAAATTTTACATTACCTTCATCTAATACTTCTTCAGTTCCAATGCTCGAAGTTGAAGAAAAATATAATCCATCACCAACGGCTTTTGCCGCAGATGGGGTGATCGTGCTATATCAAGCATTATCATATGGTTCATAAACTTTTCTTCCATTATTATCAAAATATCCTAAAAATGCTCAACCTTTTGGATGTTTTGGTTGACCTCTATATGCATAAATATATGATCCACCCGTATAAGTCGCACTTTTAGGACCGATGTCAGTAGTATCATTACCAAAATATCCGCCATTTGCATATAAATTTACCGTTGTTTCAATTTGAGCATATTGAGCTTGAAATGTAAAAACTGTTTCTCCAAACTTACCTAAATAATAAGTGTCACCCGTTTGATACATTTTATTATCATTTGTACATTTCCAACCAACAAAACGTTTGCCTGTAGGGGTATAATCTTCAAAATTCGCAGGTGGAGTAATAATAAAATCAGTTCATTCTGATACGTTATCATTGCCTCTATTAGTAATATTTACTGTTGAGTTATCCCCAAATTGGAAACTAGTAGTAAAAAAAGTACCTCGAAATGCTCATAAGGCATATAAATGAAGCGATTCTGTTAATCCACCTTTTCATGAAGGAATATTAGGAAGAGGATTAATTACTGTTCCAGAATTTTCTGTGGCCCATGTGGTTGTAGAAAGAGTTCCAGTAGCTGGCCCGAAAAAGTCAGTATTTTCTACTGCCACAGTAGCATAATTTTGAATACTGGAATCACTATTTTTTAAATATTCTTCATTATATTGATATAAATCATAAATTTTGACAGCATTTTCAAAAGTTGGAGTAGTATAATATCCTTTAAAAGATTTTAATTGATCAGTATTTTCAATTAAAGGAGTTCCTCTAATTCCATATTTAGTTCCGCTATCATCCGGATATGCATGTGCTACAATCTGTAAAGTTTGATCATGAGCAAATACTCGGCCATTTCCATCTAAGATAACTACTGGGCCGCTATCTTTTCATTGAGCGGTAAGTGTTAAATTTGCATTAACATTATAGGTATCTCCTCCAGAATAAGAATGATTATTATTTCCTTGTCAATGATCAAATTCTTTTCCAACTGGCGCAGAAAAGCTAAAAGAATTAATTCCTTTAATTGTATAATTTTTATTATATTCTTTACTTTCATTTCTAGAAGATCCTGTTCCAGAACCTGGTTTATATGTAATAGTATAAGTTGAAGCAGGAACGCTAACAGAAGTACTATTACTTGCTGTTGGTGCATGTCCTGAGGTTTTTCCACAAGCAATTCTTATGGGGATATCTGCTGCGTTTCCGGCTCCGAGATTTACTGTTCCATTATTAATAAGAAAGTCTTTTGTTTCATATCCAGAATAATCACTACCGTCTACTGCATCAACAACTCTTGTTCCATTTATTTCTAAATAATATCAAAAAGTACTATTCATTCAACGCTGATAATTACTTGCATCAGCATAATATTGTCTAACATAAAAATTTCAATTAATAGTTCTTGCGGAAGCATTAACTGTATAGTCTACATATACGCCACCATTATATTCAAAAGCCGTAAGTGTTGCCATATTCTTAATTTACCTCCCCACTCTTATTTTTCTATAAATTTATTAGCATAAATTTTTAAATCTTTTGCTATTCTAGCCAATCCATAAACGCGTATATATAAATCAATATATCCAGTAGATATATTAGAATTTGGGAAACCCGGTATTTGATTTGTTTGATACACAGTTCAAGAACCTAATGCTCCATATCAATTACCCGAATTAGTATTTGCAATAGACATACGCGTACCAGTAGCTCTTCTTCATAATCCACCCATAGTGCTATTTGTATATCCAGAAGAAGTGTTATAAGTAACAGTTCCTGGTTTAACATCTTCTCATACAGCATCATTTGGATTTATATTTTGTGTTCAACGATATTTTTGTTCTGTTGCGGTAGAGGTTGTTTTTTGTTTAACCATAAATTCATAAGTTGGCATATAAGGTATTTGCTCTACATTATATCATTTATTTTCATTTATATAAACACCATGTTCTCAATCTGCGCTTTGCGCAAAATATCCACTTGTAGTGGGATCATTATGATGGAAAATTCTTATTCAAGTACTGCCATCTGGCTCTTCATAAATATTAGTATCATATTTTATAAATGGGTTCTCAAAAATTTCACCTGTTTTTACTTGTCCGTTTTTATTAATGGAGTTTTCTTGATTTTCTACAAATTCAAAACCATGAATACCATTTAAATTATCAATATTTGCAGGGGTATTATATAAAGCTAATACATCTTCTGCGGAAAGTGCGGTTGCATAAATTCTAAAATCTGACATTTCTCCTTTGTATGGGGTATTGTCTCCAGATCGAGTATCTCTACCAATTCTAAATGTAGTAGGAAATGTTAATGTATTATGCGCAGCAGTCGAAGCTCATTTTTGAGTTCCATTAATATAAACTTTAATATCATTAGAACCATTTTTTACAATACAAATATGTTGCCATACTCCATCAGAAATTGTTGCCCCAGTACATGTTTCATCTGGAGATCCATTTCATCATAATCTAAGTAAATTTGTAGTAGTTTTTTCTATTGACCATGATATCCCTGGATAGCTTCCAAAGTAAACAGAACGAACATTATTTTCTCCATTTGGTTTAATTCAAAATGAATATGTAACAGAGCTATTTATTATATTTGAAATATTTAAATGTTCAACTAAAACGCCATCATCAATTCCATCAAAGCTAGTAACGACACCATATTTTCCAGAATTTGATGATATCGTAATTGGTAAACTTATTATATTACCATTGTGTTCATAACCAGAAGAGTCTTTTATAGTATCTTTAGCATCCCCAAAATACGCCCTAATATTTGAAATAGTGAAAGAAGCACCTTCATTTGAAGTATTTAGTCTTACTCTTATTCTTGATTGATAAGTTAATGCATATGTAGCTTGTGCGGCAGTAACTTTAAAAGTACCTTTATGATGACCAGAAGGCGTATTTGTTAATGTTGTATAATCTATACGATCAGAAGGAGAAACAATGGTTGTATTAAGCTGAGAATATAAATATGAAGTACTTGCGGTTACTCCGGTAACACTGTAATCATATTCTACAGTAATTGTTGTACCTTCTGTTATAGCATGAGTATATTTAGTATCTATATATCAAAAACCGGTATAAACAGCCGTTGATCCAGAGGCAATTGTAGCTGTTTTAGAAGCAACTGAAGTGAGAATATTTGGTTGAACTCCTTCATCTAATTTATAATGCAGTATTAATCCCTGACTTATTTCTTTTACTTCTAAAGCAGATAAACAATGATCATAAATACGGACATCATTAAGATAGCCATTTAATCTATAATTCCCATGTAGAGCATTACCAGAGGTTCCATTAAAAGATCAAGCAAAAATTCCAATATAATCTTCTGGAACAGACATTACTCCAATGTTATGAATTCCATCGACCTTTCCATTTACATATAAAGTTGCTATAGATCCATTGTATGTAAATCCAACATGATATCAAGTATTTGCTGATAATAATGTGCTTCCACAATAAGTATTAAATGTTCTGCTTGAACCTGTACCAGTATTTATAGATAAATATCCTGTTGTGGTAGATACATGTTTTATTGTAAGTCCCATTCCCGTATTATTTCCATAACGATGTTGAGTAATCATTGCTCCACCTAAATTAGAACCACTTGTTAAAGAAGTAAATTTTACTCAGCAAAACATTGATTGATTTATACCTAAACCAATAGTTTTTGAAGAAACTAATCCGCCTCCAGTACTTGAATTATTACCATAACAACTACCTATTTTTCCATTAGCATTTTCTGTAGTGCTAGTTGTATTTGCCATAGAAAAAGTAATACTTCTATCAGTTCCTATATTTTTAAGATCACCATTAAGCGGCAACCATATTTTTAATGCCATAATAGCAACCTCCTTTTTCTCTTATTATATCATAAAAGTTAAAGGAGAGTCAAATTGACTCTCCTTATTATGCAAATATAAAATCTAATGATTCTGTTGTTGAATTGTAATGAAGGGTTGCGTTATCAGCCAAAGTAATATCATTTACTTTATCCACATTTCCTGTTTTATCTACAGAGAAAATATTCTTTCGAGCTGCGATGCCTCCACCTCCAATAACAAAAGAATGTGGCTTATCTGTAGTATCAGGTTCGTTGCTTTGTCCAATGATAAAAGTTCTCTTAGTATTAACATTTTTTAAATTGGCACCAAACATTACTACATCATCTTTATTATTAGTGTTATTTAAAAATGATCCATATAAAAAATTACCTCAACCATTAGTAGCTGAAGGTCCACCATTTCCAAAACAAACATTATACTGTCCTCCAGTTATATTTGCCATGATTCCACCTATATTAAAGTCTCCTAGTATGGTTGCACCAGCTATCGCAAAATTTTTTGAAGATGATAACGCTGCTGAAGATAAAGTTGTATCAGTTGTTATTTTAGGATAAGCCCCACTAGTATCTACATTAGTAATAGTTGCGCAGAAAGTATGAGTTGTTCTATTTATTACTTTTTTCCCAATTCAAGCCTCAAGTCCAGGATAACTACTAGTTGGTCAATTTTCCACTGTATAAATTGTTGCATTAGCGGCCCCTGTTAAAGTTATTGGCGTAGTACCAGAAGTAAGAACTAAATTATGACTACCTTCAATATAACCTGTTGAACCACTTAATATCAATGAATTTCTTCCGCTAATATAACCATTTCCAAAAGCAATAGAATAATTTCCTGTAACTTCTGTTGGAATATCAATACCTGGTTCTGAATTTCTATCTAAATACATTGAATTGGTTCCAGTTCCTCTTATAAGAGGTAAATTATTGCCCAATTCAGTTTTTGTTGCATATGTTGAAGTAATGACGTTGCCATCGCCATCTTTTTCTGCATTACCAATTAAATTACCAGTAAAGGTTGGCGCGGTAACTGTTCCCTTAAATGTAGCATTACCCGTTGTATGATTTAAAATAAGTGCATTTACAGAATAAGTTGTTTGCAAAGTAGAGTTTCAATTAGATCTAAGATAAAGATTCCCTCCACTATTTGCTATTTGCCAAGAGGCATTGGTTCCTCTTCATAATTCAAGTGCTACAGCTTCACCAGCGCCACTATCACTAGAACTAATAATTAATTGAGATGATTTGTTCGTTGTTGTAGCTGCATCTGCATCTCTTCCAAGCCAAATATTTTTTGCTACAGCAAAACCTGAAGCAGTTCTTACTCCAGCTGTAGTTGAACCAGTTGCTTTTGTAGTAGGACCAAAATATACATCTCCACCATCATTATTAATGCATAAAGTTGCTGTTGAAGTTCCGTCTGTTTTAGCTTGAATTTCATTTGAATCAAATTCAAGATGTGTGGAAGTGGGTTGTCCGCCAACAATTAAAGCAGGTCTCCTATCTACAGTACCACTAGCATCTTGAGTTCTGGATAGAATTAAAGTGCCAGTAACAATTCCTCCGCTAAGAGGTAAGTAATCATGCGTATGATTACCCGCTGCTGCAGTGGTTGAAGTTGTGCCTAAGGTTAAAATAGTTGGTTTATTTTGAATATAGCTTCAATCTAAATTACCATATAATGTTACATCATTATTTTGATCTATCTTAAGAATAGATTTGCCTGTTCCATCATGATTCTTTGCATAAATACCCTTATCACCAGTTGCAGAACTAGCAGATCATAAATAAATAGATCCAGCTAAAGTTCTAGCTATAACATCTTTTTCACTATCGGCGGATTCAGAGCCAGCAATAATACTTCCACCTGCAGTAATAGTTCCATTTGTAATTAACTTTGCCGGGAATGTCGTATTTAATTCAACATCTCAATCATAAATATGATTTTTTTCAACCATATTATTAGGTGCAGTTCAAGCACTCATACCATAAAAACGAATATCTGAGACATAAGCCGATCCATAATTTGCATTTATTGCAGTTTGTTTAAATGTTAATCTATATTTATAGTAATGGTCTGTTTGATTAGTAGTGCCACCAAAATGAGCTTGAGGAAAATATCTAATATTATTATTAGGTCATCCATCAAGTAATTGATTTGTAAATATAGTAACAAAAGTTTCTTTTGCTGCAATTGTAGAACATTCTAAGTCCATTTTTACCGTATTAGCAGAATCGGACAGTCAAACATAAACAGAATCCATACTAGTATATCTGTCTGTTGGTTCAATTGTGACTCTTAATTGATTATTAATATTATTGTTTGCTTTTGCACTAGCTTTTCCTAAATAAAAATTTTTACCTTTTGTTTCAGAAAATAACGCTACTTTTTCAGCATTTGTTGCGCCATAATCTGTTCAAGTATTGCCACCATCAGTAGAATATTCTACAGTAATAGCTTCTGCTGGCAAATTAAAAGTTTTATTACTTGCCGCACTTCCAACTAATGGTCGTGTAATGTGATCTAAACTACCATGTCTAGCATCTGTATCTTTTCCAATTTCCAAACGGCTATGGGTATGATTAACTGTTGCATATGTTGAAGTGATAATATTACCATCGCCATCTTTACCGGCTTTTAAATCAGCAGTTGCAATTTTAACTGGTTCACCATTTGTATTAAAATAAACAGCTTCAGAACTAGACCCCTTAGAAGCTCAAAGTGGTGCATAAGTATGATCTCCAGCTGTATTATTATAAATAATTCAGGTTGATTTAGTTCTATCATAAAGTCCTCTATTAGTAGAAGCTAAAATAGAAACAGTTCCATTATCATTAACAGCTTTTATTTCAGCGCCATTAGTTCCACTTGCAGTAGTTATTAAATTATGTGTACTTGGATTATAAGTCAATCCAGATAATTTATTAACACTACCAGTTTCTTCATTGGCGTTGGCCGATAACCCACCCAACAAATTAAAAGAACCATTTGTTGTAATTGCTGCATTTTGATGAATTGAATATTCATTATAATCAGTTATGACTCAATTAGTACCGTCATAAATAAATAATATAACTGCGCCAGCCCTCCAGGCGGTTCCGCTAGCATTTCCAGCTTTAGTTGAACCATAAGCCATAATTGACTTAGCAGCAATAAGATTTGTTGTATTTGCATTTCTTTGTATTGTTAAAGTTGGATTAGCTACTGTATTACCATTAGTAAATTTTACCGCTAATAACATTCCAGTTATTAAAGTTGCAGAATCTGGTGTGGCATCAGCCAATTTAACTATTTTAGCAGCTGTACCTGCAGCTGTAGTACAAGTGCCATAAAAAGTTGAAGTAACTAAATGGGTTCCACCCCCAGCAGTTACTTTTCCTATAACTCCATTTGCCATTTAATTACCTCCTTTAATTTATCGCTCCAGTAGCAACTGTAGTATTTGTTACTGAAATATTTGGAATTGTTCTTGATGTATGTTGCAATGTAGCTGCAGTTCCTGGTGTAACATTAACACTATCTCCAGTAGATAATGTTAAAACACCACTAGCATAACTAGCGCTAGTTACAACGGTTTTTTCTTCTACTACAGTTGGAGTATTTGGTATCCAGTCTGTAATGTCATCTGCTGATATTGCCGTTCCTGCACTCGCACTACCAATAGAAGTAGTTACTAGTGATCCAGTTGTTCCTGCCGTCACATGACCAAATTTATCTGTTGTAATTGTTCTAATTAATTTACCTGCATTATTAGTTCCACCATTATAAGTTGTGGCTGATGCTCCTTCTGATGATGCATGTGTAATAGTTCGAGTTCCTGATGTAGTTATTGCTGATGTGCTATCAACAGTAATACCTTCACCGCCCTTAATTGTAATACTTGTAACAGTACCAGTATTTGTAGTATAACCTTGATTAACAGCGCCAGTTACTCTACCATATTTATCAACAGTAATTCCTTGATAAGTTCCTGCAGTTACAGCTGATGTCGGGAATCTTTCTACTGCTACGGTACCAGAAGCCAAATTTGAAGCATTTAAACTAGTTAAACTTGCACCGTTACCAGCAAATGAAGTTGCCGTTAGCTTTCCTGCGGTTGTATCAAGATAAACCCCAGTATCTGCAACCGCCGTGACGCCTTGCGCAGTTGATGTTGGAGTTGTTGAAGTTCCAAGTAAATATGCTTTTGTTGTTGTAGCAAGAGTTACATTTACTTTTGTATCACTATTAGTTACAGTTTCTGTGCCTGTTGTGTATCCAGTAATATGACCATAATCATCAGTAGTAATAGTTTGTAAATATGTTCTTCCGGTTGAACCTTTAGATCCAGCAGAGGCTCCAGAAGGTACTGTATGTGCGACACTTAAATTTCCACTACTATCACTAGTTACACCTATTACGTTAGCGCCACTAATTTTATGTGCGCTTCTAACAGCCCCATTTTCAATTATATTATAATAAACATTTCCATTAGTTAATGCAGATGTTGTTTGTGAAGTTTTCGTAGCTGAATTAGTTACAATACCTTTTGCTTGATGATGAGTATCAGTAACTGTTTCTGTTCCTGTTGTATAACCAGTTACATGCCCAAATTGATCTGTTGTAATGGTTTGGATATAAGTTCTACCAGTAGTTCCTTTTGTGCTTGCGGAAGCACCAGAAGGAACAGCATGGGCAATTGTTCTTGATCCAGAAGTAGTAATAGCTGTTCCAGAATTTGAAATAGTAATACCATCTCCTTGGTCTAGTGTTACGCTAGTAACTGTACCAGTATTTTTAGTATATCCAGCATAATATAAAGTTCTTGCTGTAATTAGATTAGTGTCAGTAGAAGTTACCGCTTTTGATGCGCTATTATCTGTAATACCAACAGATAAAGCACCTGTGATATGACCTTGATCATCAAATTTTATTTTATATAAGTCTTCTGTTGTAATAGCAGTTATACTATTACTATGGCCTATTGTTATATTCCCTGAAGTTCCACCGCCAGTTAATCCAGCTCCAGCAGTAACTCCTGTAATCGTACCTACATTAGAAGTTTTACTAGCCGCTAAATCATATGCTTTTTTAACTGCATTTGCGGTTGCTGCCAATGATGTAGATGTACTGTTGATCGCATCCGATAATTTCGTTGTGCCATAAACTCCAGTTGTAGCAGTTCCAATAGAAGCAGATGAACTTGTTTTTCCTCCTACGCTAATGGTGAATTGTGGCGCTGCTGACGAAGTTCCACCGGTCATATTAATTGTAGGATTGATATTTACCGCTTTAACCTTTCCTACAGTCCCATCAGCTAATAGCATGTATCCATCGGTAAATGTATTAATGCCTTTAAATAATCCATTATCTAAATTGGTTTGAACAACTATTCAGTCGCTATCTTCTGCGGTTGCGCCACTTCCCTTTTCATGAACGCAAATTAATAAATCGCCTGTTTCACATATTTTTCCTACATAAGTACCAGTTGTTTCTATTTTATAAGTTCATCCAGCATCATATGGAGGATTAGGAATATCAGTTTGTGATGTAATAGTTCCTTTAAATATCATGGCATCATTTAATGCCAATAAGTCATTTAATTCTGCTTTTGTCGCATAGGTTGAAGTAATTGTATTTCCTTCACTATCTTTTCCAGCTTGAATATCGGCTACAGATGTTTGACCTGTACCGCCTCTTGCAACTGAAAGGGTTCCAGAGGTAACTTGACTTGCCGCAATAGCAATATTACCAAAGGTTGCAGAAACCTTTCCATTTGTTTGACTAAAAGCTGTTAATGTTTTTGCCGCACTTGGAGTACCAGATATTGTTCCATCTAAGGTATTAATAGCTGTTCATACTCCTTTTGGAGTTGCCGCAAGTCCTTCTTCAGTGGTACTGCTTGTATTAGATAATTTAGTTACACCATAAACACCAGTAGTAGCGGTATTTAAAGATTGCGCTGTTCCACTGTTGCCAGCAACAGTCACATTAATTTTCGGCGCACCTGAATTATCTCCAGAAGTAACTGTAATACTAGGATTAAATAAAGCTCTGCTTACAGCAATTTTACCATTACTTTCTGAAACTGCTGATACATATTTGGTACTGTCTGCACTGTCTGAAATATTTAAAGTATTAATTGCATTGGTGACTGCAGTGTTAACACCTTTCGGAGTTGCAGCTAGACCTTCTTCAGTAGAGCTTACTGTGCTAGAAAGTTTTGTTGCACCATAAACTCCGGTTGTAGCGGTATTCATTGTTGATTCAGTACTAGTTTTACCTCCAACTGAAATTTTAAATTTTGGCGCTACAGATGAGGTTCCAGCAGTTAAAGTTAATGCAGGATTAATAGCAACTGATTTAACCTTTCCATCAGTGCCATCTGCGAGTAACATATGTTCATTAGTAAAAGTATTTTCATCTTTAAATAATGCATTATTAACATTTTTTTGAATAACAATTCAATCATCGTCATCTGCGGTTGTTCCATCAACAACGCAAATAACTAAATCTCCAATTTCACATTTTTCTCCCGCATAAGTACCAGCGGTAGCGACCTTGTATGTTCAGCCAGCTTCATGAATATCGGGTATATCTGTTGCGGAGGTAATAATTCCTTTATATATCATTGCATTATTATCTGATAATGAATCTGATATACTATCTGCAATAGTGTCATGCAAAACTTTTGCTGTAATTACGCGTCCAGTTGTTGCTGTACCGGCGGTAGCTTCAGTTTGAGACATAACAGAAAATGTACTATTATAGTCTAAGCCAAAAGCAATTCAATAAGTTCCATTGTACACAAATGGAATTATGCTATTTTCAACTAATTCGTTTACATGTGTTAAATTGTTTATAGCCCTATTATAATATTTTTTTATAGATTTTGCGCCTGTATTATTAACATTCAAAGTTAAACTATCGACAGTTCCGCTATTAGTATTATCAAAAGAAACAAGAATAACACTCCCTTTAACCAAGTCATTAGATGTGAACTCTGCACAAGTTACTTTTTTTGCTGTTGTTGCACCTGCAGTTGAGCACTGGCCAATAAAAATTTTGCCATTACCTAATCCTAAATTAGAACGTGCGGTAGAGGCTGTTGTACCACCGGTGCCGCCATGATCTATTCCAATAACTCCACTTACGTTTTGAGCAATATTGGCTTGTTCTGCATATTCAGCCTGAGTGCTCATAACAATACGATCTGTCCCGCCTGATATGGTAGGAGCATCATATACAATTTTGCCTAAATGATTTGATGTGTCTATAGCAAAATATACTGTTCCTTTTTCCAATGAAACTACTGGTGTACCATTACTATTTTTTTCTTCTAGTTTTGATATTGTGCCAGTTTTCATTTTTATTAAAGTATCTGCCATCTGTGCTCTCCTTTCTCCTATATTATACAAAAAATTATCTCTAAAGAGATAATAAAATTTCTCTAAAGTAATTGAAAAAATAATTAGTTTATTTAGTGGTATTTGGCCAAAAAAAAAGAACCTCCCTTAAAAGGAGGTTCTTAATGTTTGAGCAGTTGCGTTTTCAAGACCATCTGAATAATCTTCTACATCATCTGTTTGTGTTTGATTGTAATTATTTGTCAACGTAGGAATATCATAGCTTGGTAAATCAGTCCAATAAATAGTAGAATCTGCTTGATCTAACTTGTAATTAATTTGTTCTACCAAATTAGCCATCAAATCTACATCTAAATCTGCCTCAAGAGTAGTTTCATCCATTCCTTGAAGCACTTGCGCGACTGCTGTTTGCGTTCTTAAATTATAAATAAAATTCTTATTTTCTTCATCTAATTGATAAAATCTAATAGCAAATTGAACTGGTCCAGATCCTTTTGTCGCAGTGCCTTCAATACATCAAGGAATAAGCATTTTTGCTTCATGCGCATTGCCATCATCATCTATATAATATGGATATGATGTTATATCATAAAAAGGCACTATATAATATCCGCCTTCACCTTCTGCATTGATGAACTCAATTAAACAAGAAGTCTGAGATAAATCTTTATATTCATAGTATCTATCTACTAAAAAATAAATTGTTTCTGCTCTGTGGTCTTTAGAAACGCTTAAAAAAGTTGGAACTGAGATTGTTCTAGAATCTAAATCAACCTCAAATGTTTTTTCATCAGTTGGTAAAATAACAGATAAAATTGGCTGGTTATTATACGGATTTACTAAATGCATAATAACTTCATTATTTTCATCATATTGTATATTACCATTATCATCTAAAAGAGGTTCTCATTTTTCAATCCCCCATAGATATTTAGCATATTCTTCAGGAGTTGTAATCATTAATATTTACCTCCTTTCAGATTATTGTGCTTCAACGTAAATTACGCCATAATTTATTGCTGAATTAACAAATACACTTGCACCATTTAATTGATTTTCAAGAATTAAATAATATCTACCATTTGTTAAAGGCTTAAATGGAATAGAAGCTGCGCCATTTACAAATGTAAGTTCTCCAGTAGCTTGTAACATATTTTCTGTAGCAATTGGATCTTCATCTTCTACGTCCGCAGAAATCTTATGCCACTCATAAGTTACTTTATCATGATCGCCAACAGTAACATTTAAATCTGGAATATTTACTCTGCCTGCAACGATTGTTTCTTCCCATTCTGTCCAATTAATAACTGGAACTTCTGGCATTGCAGTAACACGACATACTCCTGCATCCAATAGTTCAGTTTCTGTATCATCATTATTAAAGTGATTATTAATTTTTACTGCATAGCAACCTGGCGCACTTGCTTCATAAGTAGCCTCTGTTGCTCCTTCAATCATGGCTGCATTCGCCATATTAACATCATAAATATCATCTGATTTATACCATTGATAACTTAAATTTTCAGTCTGATCTGCGCTATTTCCATCACTAGCAGTTGCGGTTGGTGCTAATGTAACAGTAGCAGGGCCAGTTGACTCAATATTATATTCAATATTACTTGTTGCAGCTGCGCCACTTTGACGAGTTTCTGGATTAATAAATTTAGTGTAATCAACCTGGTTAATAACGAAACGTTGAGGTTTATCTACATTTTCCTCATCCTGATGCATTGTGCGAGTAATTTCTGGCTTTGCTGCATAAGGAATATATAATGTAAAGCTATTTGCTGAATTTGTTTTAAATCCTGTAGCTCTATTTCTAGCATTTACTCTATAATAACCAGGTTTTGTAATAACTGCTGATGCAGTTCTTTCATAAATCTGAACATTTCCATCTAAATTAGCAATATCTGTTTGTGTAACTGGTTGGAAAACATCATTTTCTTTTTTGATATAATATAATCTATTTGCATCACTATGATCTGAAACTTCAATAAAATTATAATTTTCAGTCTGAAGACCTTCAACACCACTATCTTCAGTAGCTTTATAATTAAATTGATACCAAATACTTCCACTATCATTAGTATATGCTTCAGCAATTAGTTTTAATAAACCAGCTGGCTGGTTCTTTGCGCCACCTTCTAAATTACGTGTATATGTTTCTTCTGCTAACAATGTTGCGTCAACATCTAAATTGCGTACAAATATAGGCTTTGCAGCAGGAGTTAGCGCACTAGCTGTTTCAGAGTCTGGATCTGAATTTTCAAAAATTCCACGCATTGTGGCAATAGCTGAAGAACTATTTAAAGTATTATATTTTAATTCTTCATCATCCTCAAATAAAGTATAATGTAATGAGTCAGAAACTGTGATAGTTGCTGGTAATGAACTAAAACTATACAATAATTGGGCATTAGTATTAGCTTCATCACCTCTATCAGTCCATTCAACGAATCTAACTGCAAATCTAATTGTTCCTGTCTGTGCAGTTAAAACATCGTCAATTAACCAACCAAAAATAATTTTGTCTTTTTCTGATTGAGTGTCTCTTAAGAAATCTCTTGATATACCCCTTGTGCCATCAGGCAATTCCCACTCAATATAAATATGACGAGTGTCTAAATCAACGGCATCAAAATATCTGTCAATTCTAAAGAAAACAACTTCTGCAAACTTATCTCCAACGACGCCTATTTGACTTAATTCTCCTGGAACTGTAATTCCACGAGTATTTGCATTAATTTCAAAATAAGGCTCATCAAGAGGAAGTCTTAAAAAATAAGGATCTGACCCAGTTCTTCCATCTCCAATAGCTAACTCTGAGAGTGCTTCAATATTTTGGAAATATTCATTTAAAGTATTAATTCCAGTTGAAATAACACGTTCATTATTTTTTACGATTAAAAAATTGCCATTTTCATCAAAATCGCTATCTTCACAAGGAACTAAATCCCAGCCACCGCCAGCAACTGAAACATACTTATAATTTTCAATAATTGGAGTTCCATCTGGATTAAATCCAACTTCTTTTTTAACTGGAGCTAAACCCAATTTTGCAGAGGCCATATCAAACAATACAGTATAGTTTTGTTTGTTATCACTATTAATATAAGTAATCATCTATTTTCCTCCTTCTTATAAAAAGAAGGGAGAAGAAGTCATCTCTCCTCCCTTAACTATTATATTTAATTTTTTATTAAATTAAATTATTTGGAACTGACCACGTTATATACTTCTTTCCAATCATCAACATCATCTGCAAAAACTGTTATCATTTTAACAAAACTTTTATTATCTTTTGTTAAAAATTTATTAGTATCAGCTTCTAAACGATATTTTACAATAGAAGGAATTCCTTCAAGATGAACTGGAGAAGTAATTATTCCATTAGTTCCAACATATGTATAAATAGGTGTTTTGGTCATAAAAAATCCTCCAAATTTTAATTAGCTGCAATATAAGTTTTAGTCTCAATATTAGAGAAATAACTTTCAATCAATGCAAATCCTTCATATTGAGTTTGAGATTTATAATAGAAAGTCATATTTGAAGTTTTTCCACTACTATGATTATATACTTGCCCACTAACAGTACCGCTATTATCTAATAAGTTTCTACTACTTACTAAATATAGATTAGATCCTTCTGTAAGAGATCCAATTTCAAATTGTTCAACTGAGCAAAGCTGATTACCAAAGCATAAACTTCCAATTTTTACAACAGAAGCTGGTACTTTAACCAAATCTAATGTAATAGTACGTGCAAATCCACTATTAAATGCGGAATCGCCAATTCTGGCAAGAGTAGAAGGTAAAATAATACTATTTTCTTTTGGAGCGTCTGTAATTGGAGTAATTGTTTCAATACTTTCAAAACTCATAAAATATCTATTTCCAATTACACGTAATCCTTCAGGTAATTCAATATATTTTAAATGCATCGCAGTATAACTTGCAGGAGTAGAAGAAGATTCTAACATTCTTAATTTGCAAGGCTCTGCTTCGCTACTCTTTCAGAAAATATGAGTAATTTCTTTTGAATCTCCTCTGCTATTACTATTATTAAATGTTGAGCCTAACGTAATAATAGGTAAACCATTATAATAACTAGGCAAAGTTATTTTTCCAGTTAACTTATATCCATTTTTAATATTAATAGTATATCCATTTGATACATTATAAGCAGAATTTCAATAAGCTTCTGGTATAACAACTTCACTAACACCTTCAACATATGAAGTTGGGGTAAAATCAAAGCAATTTACATCAGTGGATTCATCATAAACAGATTGCTTCATATAAACTGCGTAAATTCTAATATCTTCTTCTGTTACTGAAGTAGCATCTAATTTTAAAAGAATAGAACTTAAACGGTTTTTATTTGTTGGTAAAGCATCTGCTTGATTTCTAGTATATCCTTTAAAAGAATAGATTTCTGTTAAACCTAAATTACCTGGGTCATATACCGGTAATTCTTGAGGATCTGGAATTGGTTTACCATAAGTTGTTTTTCTTGTGGTAATTTCAACACCATCTGGATTTATATAATGAATTGTATATAAAGTTTGAGTAAATACTGCGTATAATTTAATAACTGTTTGCTCGGCTGAGAACACTTTGCTTAAACCCAATGAAGTCCAAGAGCTAGTTTCTGCATTATATGCAAGTTTAGATTCTACATCTAAGTCAGTTGGATTTACATACTCAAAAGCCCATCCTCTAAAATCATAAGTTTGTGGAGCAGAAATAACCTTTTGCGGTAAATCTTGAACTGGTTGTCCAGTAACAGCATCAGGAGAGTATCTAAATGTTTCAATTTCAACTTCTTTGCCAGTATTCATATCAACTTGAACATATTTTCCTAAATATGCTTCATTGATATATCTTGCAGTAATCTTTAGTTTATTCCAATACTTATTATATTTTGAAGTTAATTGATCTTCATCAATCTTGTGGTCTTCATCATTATTAACATATAATTCACCAGTAATTGCTGGAACAGAAGCTGAAATAGTGCCAACTGCATTATTAATAAATTGGTTAACATTATTACCTGTTACTGCTTCTCTATCAGCAATAAAATTATCTAATAAATCCAAATTGGTAATCATATCTTTATTTAATGAATCATCATATGTATAAATTCTACCATTTAATGTATTGTTTAATCAATCATTAATATTATTATTTGTATATGGCTCATATGTACTATGATCTGTTAAATAATAATAATCAATACCTGTTAATTGACTTTCACCATATTCAACTTGAGTATAAGGAGTCCATTTTACATTAAGAAGATTAGCTTTTAATCTATTTCCTACACCAGTACCATATTTCAAATTATAAAGATTCTGTAAAATTTCATAAGAATCATAACCTAAAGCGTCACCTTCAAAATCAATGGTATTAATTAATGAACCAGTTCCTGCTTTTGAAGAATCATAATCAGTTAAACCTTCAACATATAAACCTTTATATGTTTCTTTATCTCGATAAACAGCTTTTCCATCTACCATATCTAAGATAACTGGTTTTTCTCTTAAAATTCTTGTTAAGTTTTTATTTTCTACTAACTTTAAACTTTCAACAGTGTTTGGTAAATGAACAATATCTAAAGGTGCGCCATCTGCAAATGTAACACCCTGTAACTTAGTACCAAGAGCTCTAAATTCTTGTAATTTTCCAGCACCAGTTGCATCAATCTTACGATCTAATGAACGAAGATTTGATAGAATAATTTTTTGTAACAATGGTTTCTTTTCTTCATTTGTATCTTCATCTCTTTCAGTATGTAATTCAAATGGATCGAGAGTCTCATTATTAAAATATTCTGGAACATCACTGCCTAATGTAATATCAAGTAAATGTGGTGCATTAGCATATTTAATCTGATTAGGATACTTTGTGCTTAAATCACCTAAACTTGAAATATAAGGAGAACCTGCAAAATAGTTTAATTGTTGATCTACTGAACCAGATTTAAACGATTCTAAAATAGAAGGCGAAATAACCGTAGGAATACCATTTGGATATTTTGCAGCATCATAAGATTCATTTGTTTTATATAAAATTTCATCTACAAATGTTGTTACATAGAAGTCTAAGAATGGAGTTACATAGAACTCAGGAGTTGCATCAATATAAGGAACTGGGTATGTTGCCACAACCTGACCTGCCGCAGGTGTACTACTATCAATATATTTATCAGATGTGGCAATCTGTTGGTTTGCAGTAACACGGAACATAATGCCAGCCATACCACCAGTAGAAATGGTAAAATCACCACCACTTCATTTAGAATCCATATAAAGAAGTCTATTATTAATTAATAATTCTCTAGAAAGAATTCTATCACCTTGACATGCATATAAATAATCTGCTGTAGAATAAGTACCATCTTGATGCTTCCATCTCTGAATTGTCGGTAATACATACTTATAATATTCATCAAGTCCAATAGCAATAATTGGTCTCTTACCTCTCATTGCATAAGAAGATCTAAATACATCAGGATCACAGGTATAAGCACCTTCAATACGTTGATATGTTAATTTACTGCGTCTTAAAGCTTGATAAGTAGAAATAATTTCTGATTTAAACAAATCATAGAAGTTAGTCCATAATACACTTGTTCCAGTAGAGAATGTACGGTTTTCAGTACAATCTTCATTATAATCTCATAATCAAGCTCCAACGTTATTTAAACCTAATTGAGTATCAACATCATAAAAGATAGGATACCAAATATAATCCCCACCTTTTTTGTGCGGTCCAAATGTTGCCATCATCATATTTTTACCACGTGAATCATAGCAAAGCAACAATTCAGTCATAATGAAATAAATAGTGCAATAATGTTTATCAAAGTGATCATTAAACTCAGAATAGAATTTCTGTTTTCTATATTCAACAGTATCTGCTGAGAATTCACCATATAATATTACTGAATTTGCGCCAGCATCAAATCATTGACCTTCTGCATATTGATACCAAGATCCTCTTTGATTAGTAACATTTTCTGTTACTTCATAATGACCTACTGGTAATGTACCAACAACAGTTGGTTTCTTATTTTTTGGATCATCTTCTGATAAAGGAGCGTCAACCAAATCGACTGGAGTAGTAATATTAATAGAATAAACATAAGAAGCTGTTGGATCATCTGATTCTCTCGAAACAATATATCTAATAGGCTCATCGAATGTATTATTTGTTGCTGATGTGCCATCTGTTGAATCTAATCAATTAAATACACGTTCAAAATTAGCGAATTTAGCACGCAAATAATTACAAATTGCAGCATTACTTTCGTTTGCAATATATTGAGGAACGAAACTCTTTCCATCATCATCTGTTGTCTTATATTTTTGAGCAGCCTCAATTTGATCTGCTTCAACGTTATAACGAGGTTCAAAATGTAATGAGACTTCCAATTTAGGATTTGTTGCATCAGAATCTTCTGTTAAAGCACCAAAACCAGCTGCGCGCATCTGCTCATTTGGATATCTAAACGAACACCAAGTACCTTGATTATCTCTTAATTCTCAACATTCTGCTACATCTTTTATATAAGGATGCTCATGAGTTGCAGCAATTGTTTCGCCATCATCCTCATATTCATATCAAGTTTTATCTACATATGGATGTTCAATCTCTTCTTCGAATCCATAATATTCATTTGAACTCTTATCAAGGTTCATATTATATCTACCAATATATGTATATTCATTTTCAGCAGTTTTATGGAAAACTAACATTGGGAATCCATAAACACTTGTTCGATATACTGAACTATCCAAATCTCTTAAATTTAAATCTTCAAGAGGATGTTTGTCATAAATACCATTACCCATAAGATTAGCAAAACCAGTATTGTAAGAACCAGAAGATTCCATATAGTCAATCTTTCAAGTAAATTTATTAGTACCTAAAGTTTCACTATCCATATGTCATTTTTTAGAAATTTTTTCACCAGTTTCAAGCGTAGCTCCATCAGCGATAGGTTTTCCTGCTAAAGAACCTTGCGTATAAACTCAAGTCTTTTTTGCGCTCTTAAATTTGGTTTTAAAATTACGTCTTGGATAAATCTGTGAAGATGTACCTTGTACATTCAAGTCAACATTATCTGCTGTAAAACTAGGACAATGTGTATAATATTCATACTCAGAAATTCCACCCTTTTCTGGACCAAGGCTCAATAAATAATCCGCTGTCGGATTAACAAATTCAATTGTTACATTTTTATTGCCGCCTTTAAAATGTGGTAACTCTCTATCGGCCTCAGATAATTTTGTCATATCAATAACTGCATATGGCATTGTAGGAGCATCTGGATGCTCAGCATTATACTGAACCAATAATTCATATGATAATTTAGTATCGTCATTTTTATCAGTTAATAAATTTTCATCATAAAGTGCAATACTCTTTAAGTCAGAAAGATAATTGTGAATTACTTCTGGCATTGTAAGAGCAATTTCATAAAATCTTAATTTATATAAATCAAAATCACAATATTCTGAATTAATTAAGAATGGAATGTTTACCATATCAATTGCGGCAACGTTACTTAAATTAACAGCGCCTGATAAAATACCATTCAAATAAATAGATAATGTTTTTCTAATACTATCTATTACAAATGAAATATTAATGATTTCGTTTTCTTTATAACGTACGTTAACTGTTTTCCCAGAAGTTCTAAAGTAAGCTTCTTGAGTACCAATACAGAATCCTTCATTATTTTCATTAAGATACTTCATGGCAACATTATTTTTAGTTTCAACAACTTTATCTGTTGTATCTTTTTCATTCATAACAGGGTTGCCATCACCATCTCTATATAATGTTCCACCTCTAGCTGCAATCTGATCTAAAGTTAATGGAGCACCAGTTGCTTCAACTTTATTTCCAGATTCATCAACATAATCAATACCAATGATTTTTCCATCTTGATCAATTCAACCATATTTAGGAATTTCTGTAACTAATGTGCCATATTTTTTAGCATTTCTTACTCTAAATCTAATTTCAAAACTATGTCCAACGCTACCAGTATTCATCGTAACTGTTTTAAATGGAATTTCTACGCTTGCGCCATTAGCAACAGATAAGAAAGAACCAAAACCATCTTGATTATCTTGTCATCCATTGTTATACCAGTTAAAATTATTTAATTGTGCAGTATATGTCCCTTTAATTGTAGATTCCCAAACGCCTCTTGTTGTTTTAACTTCTCTACTAGAACGTCCTGCCGCATCAAAATTAAGAGCTAATGAAGAAATATTCTTTAAAGATAAATCTCTTGAACCTTCATCTGTAATATTAATAATAACTTCTTTACTTGAAACACCACAAGCAATAGTAAATCTATTTTCTCCTAATTGGTATAAAGATGTAACATCCCAATACAATCATCCATCATCATGATATCTTTCTTCTGCTTCTCCAACTTTTACACCATTTCTATAAAAGATAATTTCAGTATCAGTTGCCCCTGCCTTTGGATCAAATATCATATATGGAATTACAGCGTTTTCATATTGGATAACAGTCTCTGGAACATCGCCAATCCAAATAATTGGAACTTCTTCTCCGCTTCTTGCTCAAGCAGCTTCATAACTAATAAATGAAGAAGTTAATTCTACTCCTCCAATTTCTGCACTTAGGCTTAAATCAATTGTATGAGTACCATGAGACTGTTCTGGAATACTAACATATGAAGAAGTTCCATTTAAATCATTCGCACTCAATGTTTTTGAAAGAGATTCTACTTCATTGTTATCAATCATAACATGTAAGGTTGCTCTAGATAAACCTAAACCATAAGGAGCATATTTTAACTGTAAATCTCCAGCAGTTGTAATAGAAATATAGTTATTCGGATTATTTGGATCTACTGGTTTTTCAAGATGCATGTCAATAAAACGAATATTGCTAAAAATACGAGTAGCAGGAGTTTCTGCCATTGCAGATTCGGCTGTAATTCTTACATACATTCCTGTTCCAACATAATCTACACTACCAAAATCAACCGCAAATTGTTCTCCAATTGGAACTATATTTTTAATAGTAGCAACTGGCTCTTGCTTTAAGTCGGATGATGCAAAAAATTCTACTGTAACATTTGCTTCATCGTCTTCTGTCGTGGAAGTAATTGTAAAAAGAACATTAAAATGTTGTTTAGAGATGTAAGAATAACTACCAGTAATAGTAGAAGTATCTGGAATAATAGTTAAAGCAGAAACTTTAGTTCCTCCACCACCACTACCAGAGCCACTAACAGCAAGTAATGATGCTACTATAATTTTTTCAGCTGAATTAACTGATTCTACTCTAAAGAATCTACCATCTGAATTAAGAATTAATGCATCTCTTTGAGGTTCAACTGCTGCATTATCTAAAGCGTCCATACTAATAAAATAAGTTGTATCGCTATCATCTTCAGATTTTTTTCTAATTTGTTCTTCCGTTCCATCCGCATAAACAATACCTGAACCTGTGGCTCCGCCACCGCTCATTATATGCTTAGAACCATTTACATCAAGAATAATTTGATTAGTATCATATGCAAAATAAATTTTACCATCATAATAATCTTGTTCCATGATTTGATCATAAGTCCCACGGATAGGCCAGAACTTAATTTTATCAGCCATATATTTTCTCCTTTCTCTTAATATAAAAAATAGGGAGAAGGAATAACCTTCTCCCCTATGTTATTATCCTTCAGATAACCTAAAGGATAAGAAAGTTTTATTATCCTATTTTGTCCTTAGATTAAAATGATCCTCAAACAAAATTAGCCGTAATTGCAGTTCCAGATGCGGTTACTGTTAAATTATCAGACCCAAGACTAAATCCTAAAGTGTCACGATTAATTTCAACATTATTCTCATCTTGAAGAACAATAGTTGAAGCAACTGTTGCAACGTTATTAGATGCAGATACTTCTGTTTTTGTATTTGTAGTATCAATCTTAGAAACAGTATCAACTACCTTAATAGGAGTAATAGTTGTCCCTGTTACGTGTCCATTATCTGTAGTAATGCCAGTTACAACATTAAATGTTTTCTCGTCATGAACATTCTGAGTATTTTCTGCTGTTGCGCTTGCAGCTGGAATATTTGCATTACCATTTGTAGAATTAGAAATAGTACCATGCGCAACTGTAACTACTGCTTGGCTACCAGTACTACCTGAATGTGTTGAACTAACAGAAACTTGATTGCCCGCTTCAATTTCAATAGATGCTAAAGTAGTATTGGTTTTATCTTTAATTTCAATGCCATTTCCAGTATTATTAGCACCTAATCCATAATAAACTGTTACTTCATCACCTGCTGGAATTACATCATATTTAATTGCGCTTCCAGTGAATGGTTCTGTTGCTCCATTTGTTTTATTAGCATTAGATACAATTAAAATATCACCCGTCTTAACATGAATCACTTCATTAGGATCAGTAGCAGTAGCAGAATTTGCTGCATATAAATCGAAATCTTCAGCTGCTTTAAATGTATCGCCAACATATACGCCATTAGTTTGATTTATAAGATCGTCACCAACAATTGTGCCTTTGTATACCATGGCATCAACATCACTCATTAAAGTGTCAACTTCAGTTTTAGTATAAACCGGTAAATTTGCTACTCCACTAGCAAAAGCAATTTCATCTGCGCTTGCAGTGTGGTTTCCTAAAGTAATTTTAGGATTAATTGTTCCAGTATTTCCGTTATTTTCGCTATCCTTAACTGTAATATCAAAACCTGATACTGCATTATTACCAGCAGAAACTGAAGAAGGGGTTAAAGTCGTATCTTTTGCCGCAATCACAATATTATCTGCTGTTCCAGTAATTGTTACATTATCACCTGCGGAAACTGTAATAGCGCCAACATCAGTTAATGTTCCAGAAGCACTACTTTTACTCTGAAGCTTTACTGTTGCTCGATTACTATCTTGAGCAACTGCCGCAGAATGCATTTCATACGCTGTTCCAGTAATAGTAATATCTGTACCAGAATTTGAAACATTTACTCCATTCGCACCAGTCATTGTAATAGCTGGAGTTGTAGTATTATCGTTCTGCTTAATGACATTATTATTTTGATCACACATTGTCCATGTAATGGTAGCAACCCCATTATTTGTTGCAATGCTAGGAGTAAAATTTTTAATTGCTCTAGAGTCTGGAGCGTTAATTTGTGTCCATTGATTATTATATTTGACCGCTAAAATATTGCCATTTGTAACATACGCAAAATCACCATCATTATACTTGGCTGCAAGAGTTGTGCCAGCAGTATCTTCTAATTCAGAAACATTTGTAACGACCGCAATGTTACTATTAACTGGTAAGGCTTTATTTGAGGCAGTACCAATATACAATCTACTGGTCTCTTTTTGATCATCAATAGTTAAATAAAAAGTACCTTCTTCAATAGCACCAACACCGTTATTAGCAGTTTTTAATGCATTAAGACCAGCTAACGTACCTTTTTTAAAATTAATTAAATTGAAAGCCATATATTATCTCCTTTCTTTTTATTCTTCTCCCAATTCATGCCATCTGAGTCTATCATTAATTTCAGTTACACTAGAATTGAGATAAGTAATTGCAGAACCTACATCTAAGAAGCTTCCTTCTACTGGAGTAAAGGTTCCCATTGTAGTTTCAAGAGAAGAAACTCTATCTTCTAGTCCGTCAACATTTTCAGTTCCATTTAAAGCATCTTCTAAAGCTGCTACTTTCGTTTGTAGCACTGTGATGTTTGAATTCATTGTCGCAGCATCATTAGGATGATCTTGAATTCAATCAGCAATTTCCTGCAAAGTATCTAAACTTTCAGATGCATCTTCTGGAATTAATAATTCTGCTACCTGTTCTGCCACAATAGTAGCAACAGATTTATTTGTATCTGTGCCTATTAATGTGGCAACCTGAGTTTGGAGTAAAGTAATATCTGCTCTATCCTGTGCCGACATTTCAGCAGTTACTGTTGCCCAACTTCCATCTCCTCTTAAGAATTTTAGTTGGTCTCCTGCTACTGGAACTGGAACTAGTCCACTAATTCCATCTGTAGAAGCGGTTGCGCCAGTCATTACTGGAACTTGTAGAGCTTCAGTGACTGGCTTATTTACTCAAGCTCCTTCGCCATTTTCACCTGCAGTAGGATCATAAACGAGTAAATCGCCATCAGCTAAAGTTTCATTGTTGACAATGATATCAGCAACATCATTGATACTAATATCGCCACTTGGATTAGAAGAAGATCCAGAAATTAATTTATTTCCAAGATATAGCTTACCAGTTTCAGCATTTGCACTTTCATATATAAAATATAAAGTATCTTGATCTTTAGTAGCTAAACTGTCATATAAAGCTTGCGTACCACGCATAAACTTTACATAATTAATTGCCATATTTTTATCCCTCCTTTTTCTTTTTTCTATACTATTTAAATTTTATATTAAAAAAATTAATAGTTTTTGTCCTTAAAAATAAAGAAGCAAGAATCTTTAATTTTCTTGCTTCTTTATTTGAATTATTGGAGCATTATCTGAATAAATGGTAAATATTTGCTCAGTAGGATCTCAATTAAATGAAATTGAATTTTCTGTCTCACTATAGGCTAAAGGATGATTATTATGTTTAATAGATGAATTATTTACTTCTAATACATTTATAGGAACTGTAAGATCATATGAAAGTGGAGTTATAGTATAATTAAATACTCCTGCATTTCCGCTTCCGCCTCCTCCACCTGATCGTTGATATTCAATAGTAATTTTTGCTATCTTGGTATTCTTTAATCAAGTTCTATTATTATAGGTTGTTTCAAAATCTCCGACCTCTCCATTTCAAAAAATTCTATCAATTATATTATTACTGTTATCATAAAAAGTGAAAATAAAAGGCATATTTCCGCCATATACATAAGATCCACTAAAAGAAACAATCTCTTCTGCAATATTTGCTTTAATAGACAATCCACTAAACACAGATATATTTGCGCTATCTTGTAAATTTGAACCACTATAAATCGTTTGAGGGTTTGTCGGTACCTTTTCTTGCGCAAACGTAAAGCCTTCTCCTCGGATTTCAACATTTTTATTATCATAAGCAAGAATTTTTCCAGTTGTATTTTCTTCGTCATCCAAGAACGAAAGCATAGTGTTTAATTGATCTCTAATAGGTACAACATATTTTCTATATTGTTCTGGTAAATCTAAATTAATTTCATCTCCATCTAAAGACAACTCAATACTATTTTCAGCAGATTTTAATTTAATTGCAGATTCTGAACTTTGAGCAGTAAGTGTTTGAGTTACCCCATCTTTATCTCTAATATTAACGATTCCATAAGCATAACCCTTATCTTCTAATTGAGCCAATACATCTCTACATTGATTTATCATACCTTGAATAGTATTAGAATCTCTAATATATTCATTATCTGACTGCAATATTTGAGATGTTTTTAATATCAATCCATACATTGTATTAAAATCTTCGCCCAATCCTTTAATTTCTTTAGCTGTCCAGGTTAAATTTCTAGATCCTAAAATACCATTAGTTGGAACGCTCTCTTCATTTCATTCCATTCCATTTGGTCACTTTGGTTCGCTATCGCCAATAATATTACCAATACGTTCATAATAAACACCACTATCAGTATATTTAGTAACTTTTTGTTGTCCTGTTGTATCAATATAATATGTATTTGGTGCAAATCAACGACATTGTTCTAATGGAATTTCTTGGAAATTTACGTTTAAAATACGAGTTTCGCCAACTAAAGGTCCGCCATTTTCTGTTAAATTAGCTTCATTAGGATCTGTTAAATGAAGTGCCGGATAATACTTATAATCTCCTTCAACTGTTAGATAATAAGAACCTCCAATAGAGAAGAAGAATTTTTTTCTCGCATTAAAATCGACAATTCTGTAATATACTAATGACTCGCTACGATTTCTACCTTGAGAAGTTTTTAACCTTTCTAAATTTTCTAATACAAAAATTGTTTCTCCACCATAAAAATAAAAGTATTCTCCTTCTACAAAATCTTGCAATGAACTAAATCTAGAGCTTTCTACTCCAGCTAATACTTCTGCGGTGCCACCAGTAGGATTTCAATACTGATATAGTTTTACTTGCTGCGGTGTTGTTTTAGTTAAATTATTTCTACTTATTTCATCTAAAGTATAATATCCGCCTTCATCGCACAAATACATCGAAGCGTAATAATAAATTGGTGTCTCTTCTTGTAGATCGCTAAATTCAATTAAAGGTTGATTATAATAAGTTCCATTAGTAATTCTTTCAACAATAGTAGTTTTATTACTATTTGTAAAAATTGTTAATATTCCCGAATTTCCTTCTTTAGAATACTCGTATCTATTTGCTGGTACTTCCATACGCTTTTTTGCTTGACGAATAGGATCTGTTATATAAGCGCCTACTGTTCCCTGGGTAGGTTCTGCTTCTTTATAAAAAACATATCTACCATTTTCAGAATATTCTCACTGAGAATTTCCAGTAATCGCTTTTAATGTAGCTTCCGTTGCCAAACGAGTTAATCCTGTTTGATTATCTTTAACATAATAAACATCTGGAATATAAAAAGGTTTATCTATTTGATAATTAGCATAATCTGTTAAATCATAATAAATACCTTTTTTTGCAGAAAGATTATCATTATCTTTAATATAACAAACAGTATTTACACCATATTGCTTAGAAGTATCATAATAATAATAAGAATGACCATCTTCTTTTTTATCTTGAGATTGACCAGCTTTTCATATTGGTGCATTTGTAATAAATCCATATGTTGCACCTTCAATAATGTCACTAGAATCTTTAACTTTTATATAATTGTTATACCCAGTTTTAAAAGCATCAACATAATCTTCATCATAAGTTTCTTCATCCAATATTTCTGGATATTCTTCGGCAGTTTTTCTATAAAGATAAGAATATATATTATACTCTCCTTCATCTTCACCAACTATTACCGGTATTTTATCAACCAAAAATTGTTTCGTATATTTTCCATTTTGATCAGGCTCTTCATCAATCATATATAATTTTTCATTAGAAAAATCTGAAACTATATCTGTTGGTAAAGTATAAATTTGTCTATAAGCATCAGCATTACTTACTATTGCATTGGTCTCATATTTTGTTCAATTATACTCTTTATTTTTTATATAGTATTTTCCATCAACAAAATAAATTTTTGCAGGATCTCAATTTTCAACGTTATCTAAAGAATCATATGATCTAATAATCATACCCATTAAATCATGTGCAGAATTAATAGTTCCAGCCATTGTTTTTAATGCATCATGATCAAGTACCTTATTACCAGCTACTTTTGTATACGCTCTTAATCCTTGAGTTGAGTTTCAGTATGTATCAATATTTCTAAATCCTCTATTTTCTGCTTTAGACGCAAAAGCACTAGCCGTTTGATCTGTTAAATCATCAGGATTTTTATAATATAAACGAAGACCATCGGTATTATAATAACGATTTTCTCCATAAATTAAATCTCAAATTTTAGAAATAGTTTCGCCAATAGATGGCAGCATAATACTTAACTCATACATATCTGGAGCCATATCGGAAACACCACTTAATAAATCTTTATAAATTTTTCCGGATTTACCAGTAGGAGTAATAGAAATAAAATTCTTTGCTTTTCCATTTTCATTAATGGCAGTTTTTTCACTTGTCTTTAACGAATCTAATGCATTAGAAGCACTAATAAATTTATTAAAGCCCTTCTTATTATAATAAATCGCTAAAGGAGAAGAACTAGAATCTCCTTCCAACGTATCATATCCACCTATTACATCAGAAGGATAATAATTTAAATCTTCTGAATAAGTAGCATTAACCTCTCTGCCATTTATATATTTCTGAAGAGTTAAAGGAACTGCTCTTTTTACTCGCATACCCCAATTAGGTTGCATATGCAATCTATAAAAATTAATTGTAGAATCTGCTCCAAAATAAGGACTGCTTGGAATTACTGTCGGAGCGTCTATCCCTAAAGAAAAAGCAGGACTAAGTGCATTTAACTCGGCAATCATTATATATCTAGCTTTTCCGCCTTGATATGTTTTTTGCCATACGGTAGAATCTCATCCTCTACCAATATTCGTATATTGTTGTCCATCAACAATTAAATTCTTTTCATATGTAGAATAATTTGCTGATACTTCATTACCAGATGTATAACTTATCTCTTGTGATAAAGATGGATAACGATACATTTTAGGAATCGTATATGAGGTATATTCATTATTACTATTATACTCTCCAATAACTGTAATAATATCTCCATCTGAAATTGGAACTCCGCCATCTCCAAATGGAATATCTAAAGCCGCCATAATAGTTCCATTAATTTTGTATCCAATTCTAACAGTTTTATCTATAACGTCGCCTTCGTGATAATCAACTAAAACATATCTACCATTTAATACTGGTTCAAGTTTTTCTGAGCCATCTTCTGTAATATAGTAGCCAAGCTCAGCCTCTTGGTCCATTGTTGCTCTATTGGGGAATATTCTATCAAATTGAAAATTTATTTTTTGTAATTTAGATAAACTTCCATAAAATCCGTTACTCATATTATGCCCCCTCTCCATATAAAATATCTACTATAAGATAATTATTTTGTTCTTTTTCAATTCTACTTAAACTAGAAGGATCAAAATCTAGTTTTCCAATTCTTAAAGTTCCAGTAGACATTAAATCATAAATTCCACTATTTCCCATAATAATCGGAAATACAGAATCATTTAAATAAAATTTGACTCCAGGGATTGTTTGCACACCCAACTGCATTATTGGCAAATAATTATAAAAAGCTTCTCCCGTTGATAATGATTCTTTTGTTAATTCTCTAGGAAAATTACGTTCATCGCCATCACCAAAATATCTCAATTGTATAAGATTTTTAGCCATATCTCCTTTCCCTCCTAATATATACGTTTTGTTGTCTGAATAGCACTAATATTCATTTGAGAATTAAGACCTAGCTGTATTGAAAATTTTTGTAAAATATATTCTCCAACCGCGCCAGTCTTCTTATCGTTCAAATATATTAATGTATTTGGAGATAAATAATATATTGGAATAGAATTAAAGGAAATAGTATTAATTGGATAAGCATATTGATATAAATAATCTTCAATTACATCCATAGCATTTTTTCCTCTTGTACTTAAAGTAAATATTCCTTTATAAATATTTGGAATTTTTATATAAGAATATCCTGGTTTTAACCATTTCTTTTGTACATCTTCATCCCCAAAATCAAAAATAACATTCGGCGTTTCTCTAAAATAAATAGATTTTATTGCTGTATCATTTGCGGCTTTTGTCCTTTGACCTATAATATTAACCCCATATTTATTAATATTATTACCATCGCCCGCATCCAAAAAATCAAATCAAAAATTTAAAAGTTCTGGATTATTTAAAATATTTATATTTCATCCATCGCTATTAAAAGTGAAATTTCCATCAGATTTAAGCCATCTCTTAGGATCTTTTGTAGGCTCTGACTTATTGTTATTAGCTAAAGATAAATATACATTAGTTTCATCTTTATCAGATTTATATTGAACATAATCGCCTTTTTTATAACCTTCAGTATTATCTTCATCTCAAAAAGAATAACTATCATCTTTTATAAAAGCTGTTTTTCCACCTTCTTGAATAGTATATCTTCCAGTAGAAAATTCACCAGCATCGTTAATAGCATCTGGATTATATAACTCTCTCCAATATGCGACAACGCCTTGGGATAAGTTCATTTCAAAATCTATATAATATTTTTCGTATCCAGTATAGCCTGCGGGATACAAGTAATCTCTTCCCCAAACATTATTATCTCTAACCTTAATTAAAAAATCATCATCTCTATAATAACGACGATAATCTTGCGCCATTTGATAGATAATTTCTCTTCAATCTACAAGCTGATATGTTTCTGGATAATAACTAGATAAATCTACAACTATTGGTTGTTCTGGACTTATAGTTGAATAATCATAGGGCATTTCACCAGGAAATGTAGGTTTATATACATACCAATTAGCTGTTCCATCAAGATTAAATTCTTGATAAATTCTTCCACCTGGAAGAAAATCTTGATACTTATGACCGCAATTTAAAATATGAGTACCTCATTGTTTAGTAATGTCATCTACTCAAATAACTTGAGCATTGGTGCTTTGACTATATCCTAAAGCATATTCATTACCAAGCATTTTCTGATTATCTTCTTTTGAAGGATAAAAATCCTTTTCTGAAGAATATCTATAATTTCCAAGATGTTTAGAAGGATAATATTTTTTTAATTGTTCTTCTGTAAGATCATCAGGGAATTCTCCATCTTGTAATGCGGCAATAATAGCGTAATATTTCGCTCAGTCTAATACATTTCACCACTCTTCTGATAATCCATTAGGATTACGAGTTTTAGTATAATAGGCCGTTCTTTTTAATTGATTAATTAATCTGACATCCTTTTCTTGTGCATATTCATCCATTCTTTTAGTATATTCGCTCATGCCCTTTTCTGTAACATATATCATGCCATCAAAATTTTTATATCACATAGGCTTATGATCTATGGCATAGCGCATATGAATAGGAATTTCAACATCCCCACTTTTACGACTTCCTCAAAGGGAATAATCGTTTTTAATATTACCTACATTTGGAGTATTTGAAATGGTAGAAATTAAAGTATTTTCATCAAATACAAAACCATATTTAGAATTAAATTCTTTATCTTCTACTCAAATTTCTCTATTAATATCATGTTCTCCAATAATGTTATTATAATTAACGTCTAGATATGTTCTTTTTCGTTGAAAAATAAAATGTCCATCAACATCATAAAAATATTCAAAATTACCAAGCATTTTTACTAATTTGTCTAAAATTGACGTAATTGTTTCTCCAGGAGATCCAATCAAATCATAAGGATATACAATATCACAAATGCGGTAGCCGCATACCTGCAACCCATTATCTCGTTCAATTTTTGCAACTGTATATATAGTATTGCTTCCTTTTAACTTCACTCTAGCACGGTAGTAATTCTTTGTCTCTGTAACAGCTCCAGAAGGATCTAATTGTTCTAATAATTTTTCATAACTGTAAGTTGGTGGGTTCAATGCGCCGGCTGCGGCCAACTTGCCCGTTTCTGCGATCTTTTCTATCTCACTAATTTTTATATCAAAATCAGTCCAATCCAAACTTTTTGGAGAATCGTTTACTCAATCTACCAGCTCAACAGAAACTAATAAATCTGGATTAAAAACCATTTGGGCGACTTCTCTTGAGTCATTAGCACCACTTGCATCGTATTCAATTAAATAATAAAATGGTGTCTTACCTTGATATTCCAATAATTCAATTCCATAATCATCTAAATCATTAACAATGATATTCTGTCAAGGTTCTTGCGCATATTCATGTACTGCTTGTAAAATTATATCTTTAATTGGAATTTGTGTATTTTTAATAGTACCATCTTCTAGGGTTTCATCCATTGTTCCAAAATCCCAAGAAGATGGAATAACTCCACCAAAATCACCATTCAATAAAGCCATCTTATCTTTCCCCTGAAGAGAAATCGTATAGTTGTTTGCGCTTAAAGAACAAGAAAATGAAGATAATAAAAATATACCTTGATTAAATCAAATAATATCTGGATAAGTAGGATCTATATGATTTTCTAATCCTATCTCAATTTTAACCTTACTCTTTAACATTCAATAATAGTCATTGATATTTACTTCGTTTGCAACTAACGTCAAAGAACAAGTACGACGAACAGCAGAAGATCCATCAATGTTAATAGATCCTGCGGTTATACGTCCGGTGAATTCTTCTATTGGATATTCATTAAAATCTAAAGAGATAACTTTTGCCCAAGTAAATTGATGCTGATATTTACTCAATTGTTCTAAAAAATCTTCATTTAGCATAGGATTTTTTTGCATAAATTACCTCCTTACTTCTTTGACATATAATCATTTAATACTCTAGTTAGCTCTGCAATATATTTTGAATATATTTCTAAAAGACCACCCGGTTTGCGCAAACGCACAGTTTTCTCTTCTCAAGTTAAGACTTTTTTATTTGCTACATCACCATTGAAAGCATCTAAAGCGTCCATATATTTTTGTCGAATAGAAATAAAATCAGCATCAGTAGAGCTACTTTCTAATACATAATCAGTTGTAGTTTTTTGATAATATATATTAGCATAAACACCGTTATTTAATAAAACATCTAAAGAATTTGCATCAAGATTATTTAATGTATATTTTTCTAATTCTGCAATACTAATATTTTCATCACCATGTTGGAAACTTGGGTCATAGATAAAATCTTCTCCGACCTTATAAACATTACCATTTCATCCATCAATAACATATAAAGGTTCAGCATCCAATATTTCTCGTATTTCTTGATTATCTTCTAGTGCTAATTGCGCATATGCTAACGATTTATTTACAAGCTCTTCTTCAGCTGTCGTTGCCATTAGCAATCTATCTATAAAATATCTTTCAAGTAAATGCTGATAATCATGATTTAATTCTGATACGTAATGATTGTTATTATCTAATTTTAATTGATGCTCAAAAACATTATTACCATCAATTGTCAGACCCTTTACTACATAAAAGGCAAATGGTGCAAAGTCCATCATATTTTTATGCGTAAATGGAATTGGATTCGGCTCATAATCTAAATATAAATCAGTTCTAGTTTGATTAAAATAGCCAAAATTTTCATTATCTTGATCATCCACAATAGTGCCTCAAACATTTCCACTAGGAGCAAAAGAGGATACACTTCCATCATAATAGACATATTTAATTGGTCTACTAAAAATATCAATTTGATTAATATAGAAAACTTCTTCCTTTTTAGAAACATCTATTCCTTCCAATGTTTGTAATTCTTGGAAAATAGATTTTTTGGTTGCCCCAACTAACTGTTTAGCTACGCCTATATTTGTATGAATATTTTCCATTAAATTAAATTCATTTCTATAATTATCTTCGCCCATATAGGAAATAGTAGGACTAGTTCCCATAAACACATTATTATTACCATCCGCAGATCCTAGAATATAAATACCATAGATTGGAGTTATATCATCAGCAATATAATTTCCAGTTGCGCCAATAGTAATAATCAATCCATTATTGCGATTAATAGGTTCTCCCGGAATAAAAAGTCCATCTTGATTAAAAACTAACTGCACCTTTGTTCCAGGTTTTAAATCAAATAATCTTATAGAAGTTGTAAAAGCACCTTTTCTATCTGCAAAAAATAAATTATTAGAATGTCCATCTTTAAATGAAATATCTAACAATGATTGTTGTTTTAACGAAGTAATTTGTGAATATACCTGTTCTGCTGGAATTTCTTTTAATATTCCATATTTTATATAATTATTTCTATTTAAATCTGCACACTCATATGCGGTCATTGTAACATTGTGTAGCATACGCCCTAAACTCTTTTCAGGTGATAAAGAAACATCCATTAGTCGCACAAGATAATTTCCTTCTGCGGGTGACTTAAATAGTTTTACTTGTCCATTATTTAGCCAATCTAAAACTTTTAATTTAAATAATCTTTCAGACTGAAGATTTCTTGAAACAAGATCAGTATATTTATAAGAATTATGATCATGTTCATTATCATGTCTATGCTCGCGCAAATCTTCTCGATTAATTTCTTCATATGTTGTAAACAACTCATTATCATCACTTAACATTGAAATTAATCCTGTAATTGGAAATGATTTATATCCAATTCTTGCGTTTCTAAAAAAGAACGGATATTTACTTCCAATAGTTTCAGATCTGGCTTCAGCTAATTGTGTTTTAAAACTAGCAACTTGAGGATTAAATCTTAATTTTAATTGACGAGTTCCATCATATAAAAATATATCCTCAAAATCAGCATAAATTAAATTACTTTTCTTTCTATTTGTAAATAAACCTTGTTCATTGTATTGTTGCAAAGAATATGTGTAATATTTTCCCTGTTCAATATAAAAATCTTTAAATAAAATTTTAGATTCGGTTATCTCATTATTGATAGAAAATTTATATAATTCTTCTCAATAACCAGGATTTAAAGAATCTTCTCTAGAAATTACATACATACCATTAGAAAACTCTGCACCCTCTTCATTATAAAGATATAAATCAATATAACCTTCATCATAATTTAATTCTGCTACAAGATTTCCTCCAACAGTAGTATCATAAGTTTGAATATTAGCTATAAAATATAGTGGACTAGATTTTATCAAACCATTTGTTGTTGTTACGGTGTATTTAATAGAATAAATTTCATCATCTGGAATATCTCTATTAAATGCATAAGTTTCAGTTGCAATATATTCTTTTGAATCGTTTTGAATATTATGTAATAAATCTCCACTAGTATAAGCTAAAGTACCATCAGGATAAAAAATTTCAAATTTACTAGAATACACTTTTTCAGTAACATCTTTTCCTTCGCCCTGTTCAAAATAACCAACAAACTCTGGTGCATTCTTATTAATTTCTGTATTTTCAAAACCTACAATTTTTACAACAGGATCAGAAGTACACTTAATAACTCCAACAGTAGAATAATAACCTTCATTTCCATCTTCATCAAAAAAAGCTAATTGAATTTTATAATATTGTCCTATCTTAAATGAAAATAAATTTTCATCCTCATATAGTTTTCAATTTGTTATATAAAAAGTTACCTGCCCATTAGCATCAGCATCTAAAACTTCATAACGTCCTCCACAATCTGCAGCCTTTACAGAAGCTAAAAGAACATCATTTTGAACTGTTTTAATTTTTATTTTTGCTGATGTAACATTAGCGACATTAGTTGCTCTATTAAAAGTAAAGGGAATGGTCATTACTCCATTCCCTTTATCATCTAAGCTAAAAGCAGGCAACACTCCCTCAAGATAAGGGGGATACAATTTTGCCATAACTTTTACCTCCAATTACTCTGCATCTTCTGAAATTGGCTCAGCTGCTCTCTCTTGTGCCGCAGCCTCAGCTTCAATAATAACTTGCTGAAGCGCTTGCATACAATTACTCATTGTAATTGCATCATTACCCTTTACACTTATTTCCATAAGAGCACTTAAAATATTCTTTAACACCTGTGTATTCATATATCTTTCTCCTTTTTCTCTATATATTAATTACCAGAATTTCAATCTTCTGGTATATCTACATCTAATTCTCTAAGCGCAGAAATTAATTTGTCAAACATATTATCAACTTCTTGCTTAGAATAATAATTGGATAAATTTACTGATGACGATGCTGGTGCTTGAATTATAGTGTTGCCAATTTGCGCAATATTGACAGCATCTCCCTCCAATTCATAAAGCGAAACATCACTTTCTCTTAAAAACTGATCATTTGTTTCATTTTTAAAGAAAGCTAAATCTTTTTCTTGAATAATTTGATTAACGGTTCCTTCTATTGCTGAGCTTGGAACAGTAACAACATCATTATTTGAAATTCAAGACTGATCATTACCAATCTTTAAAGATCCATTTAATCTAATATCACCATTTACAATAAACTCTGAATAAGATTCAAGTTTACCATTTGATAAATTTAATCTTAATCCACGTCCTCCCTTACCATTATTTGGCTTCTGGAAATCTCGTGTTTGTAAATAATAATTTCCTTCACTCAGCACATCAGCTGGACTGTCTCCAATACTAATTAATCTAGAAAATGTACTATATCCTTCTGTACCGTCATTTTTCATACTATAAGAATCAATAGAAAAATAAGCACCGTTATTATCATCTCTTGGAGTAGCATCTAAAGTAATTTTAACACAATTTTCTTTATCATCTTCATTAAACATCTTTAAAGAATTTTCAGTTAAATGAAGTTGTAATCCAGTTGTTCCATTAGATTTTTGCCAGTTAGCACTTTCAATAGTTCCTTCATTTCCACTGAAATAAATTCTTCCGGTTCCATCTTTACCTAAAAAGGCTTCACCATCAGTGCCAATTCTGAATACCGTTTCTCCACCATCAAATCCAAATAATCCACTTTCTGTTGGTTTGATATCACTTTTAGAATCTGTAATTGATCCAATTAAAACTCCAGATACGCTACCTTCTTTATTAATCTTTAAACTACTAGCCGCAGCATGTTGAATAACTTTACCACTATTATTTAACTCAGTATTATAAAAGCTACCATCATCAGCAACTAACAAAGTGTCAAACCATCCTGTTATACCTGGAACATTAAATTTATTTTGAACTACCGCAATAGGAAAAGCAATAGTACAATTATCTCATTCATCGCTATATCTTAAACTAATTCCGATTTGCGGATGATCGTCATCTTGTTTAAATGTTTCAGTGGGTCGAATAATTCCATTTTCCGCAATTTTTAAATAACGTGCGGCAAACTCTTTATCAATTTGCACTTCATCTTGAATTTCATAACGTGATTCTAATACACTGTTCGATGAATTAATAGGGATTGCGCATTGATCAATAATTTCTTCTAATTTTTTTTCATGCTCAGCCTGTTTTGTTTTAAATTCTTCTTTTTTTTGTTCTAACTGTTCGGCATTATTTTCATGATTTATTCATTGTAAAATAGATAATCTATCAATCTCATCTTGAATACTTTGTTTTTCAATTTCTCATCTAGTATTTTCTTTTGAAATTTCTTGCTCATACCACAATGAAGCTTTAATTGCCGTATTTTGTGGTAACATACAAGATAGATTAGAAGAAGTATCATAAACTATTACATTTGGCCCAAATACTTTGTATCCTAATTTAACAATAGGAATTGGTAATAATTGATGATAAAGGATGTCAGTTGCACCATCCTCTTTTAAATACTGAGCATCAAGAATAACACCATAGGTATTATCTCATTTTATTCCAGTATTACCAGTAAATCAATTATTTCTATTATATTTAACAGCAACTTTAACATGTAATGGTGTTTCACCATTTTCTTTAAATTCTATTACTGTTAAAAATCTTAATTCTTTTGGATTACCATAGAAGAAGTTTTTTCCTTGTATCCATGGTAATATTATACTATTTTTTTCTTCGCTTGTCAAATTGATTTCTTTATTTTTTGCATCATATAAATGAATTTCAATTTCTCGATAATAACTATTTTCATTTCCGATATAATCAGTAACAGCATTATCTTGTTCTCCAACAGCTTTAAACTCAATATCTCTTGCTATTCCAGTATTCAAACTACCAGCGCTTCAAATTTCATCATCCTCATAAAAAGCCCCTTTTGCTTTATCTAAAGTACCTTTTGAAATTGGACGAATCAATTTGCCTAAATTTAAAGTAAACATATAATCAGAACCATCATAACTAAATTGACTAAATAAAAGTTCTTGAGTTACTTTAATTACTCCGGTTTTTTGAATAATATAACATGCTATTGTATTGCGCGTTGCTGATGCTCTATAAGATTGCGCAATTTGATATTTTAATTGATACTTATCAACGCCATTTTTCTTAATATATGTGCTTGCAATATTATACGATATAAAGCTTGAATGACGTTTAAATAAATCATCATCTCTTTCCAATACTATATTATCTTCTAATTCAGAAGGTAAAATTGAAATCATTGATCGGGTATTTGCTACTGGAACTTCTCAAATTACAATATCGTCTGCGGGAAATAAATATGATCCAGCAGTATCCGATATGCAAACAGCTTCCACTGTTCTAATTTCATTTGCATATTCCGAAGACACTATCATTCCAGTATTTCCATCGTATACTCGATATTCACCATTTAAACCATCGCTAAATGAAAAGTGAGCTAATTCATTTTTCTTAGCAGCTTCATCTAATATGTCACCTTCATTTGTAAATTCGATAACTGCGGTTTCACTTGGTGTTCTATAATATTTAGGACTTGCTATATCATAAGTTCCTTTTTTAATTTTGGTATTTCCTCAATCATCTATTTCTGTTGCTCAAGGGCCATATTCAATTATTACCTGATATTTAGTAGATTTGCTATTAAAGTCTGGTAAAATTCCATCTTTTATAAAAAGATCTTCATCAATTAAACATCAGTCCTTCCCAGCTAAATTATTTTTAAAAGTTCTATTATAAATTTCTTTTCAGCCATTACCACTATTTTCTTCTCCAAGAGCAGATTTATCATTAGCTAATTTTTGCGCCAATAAATCTTTTCCTTGTGAAGTAAATCATTCAGAGGAAGTTAATTCTTCATCTGAGTTATAATAAATAATACTATTGCGAAATATATTTTCTTTTATATATTGAGTCTCTTCTAATTGTAAAGCATTATCTTTTGTTCACTCTGGCATTTTATCTTCTTCAAGTTCTGGTTTATTATTTTCAATCCATTTATTCCATTCATCTCAATGTTCTAATATTAAAATATCTGCTTCATATTGAGCAATTAAATTTTCTAAAGACTCTTTTTGATATATAAAATCAGAATCGCTAATATTTTTATATCAATGAATATTAACATTTTCTAATCCGAGATCTTTTGCTTGAGAAGCGCTTGTGATTGTAATGGGTTTTTGAGATCCATCTCCATTTATTAAATCAGTATATTTTCAATCTATACGAATATCTTTTTGATTGTAAAGATCAGCATCCTTAGAGTTATAAGTATTACCACTAGTAGTATATAAAGTAATTGCATTTTCAGAAGTTGGTTTATCGTTTCCATAATATAAAGAAATATTCTTTACATATATGTTATCTTCCATTACACTACCATCTGGATATAATCCAGTTATTAACTCACCAGATCCATCTTTAAAATTTCCACCCTGGAAAAAATAAATTTCTATTGCAGAGACATTTCATTTTTCTATATTAAATAATGCCTGCTGTTCTATATAAGATCTAAAATTATAAATATTACCAACCATATTATCTGAACTTCTTAGATAAAATGATTGTCTTACAGGCTCATTTGTTTCTTTATTTGTTCCTATTACTGTAAATTGTAGGCCATAATCTCCTTCAGTATTTTCTCCAACCATTACTTGGAATTCTGCGGATACGCCTAAAAATTTATATAAATTTCCATTTGTTTGAATGGTGTCTATTAAAATATAGTCGGGTGTTTTATCTAACTTATGGGTTTTATCATAGTTTGCCAGTAGAGAATATTCAATATCATCTTCTGTCGTAAAAATTTGATCTATTTGTTGATAAGAACTTAATGGCAACTCATAGTCATAAAATTCTTCATCATTACTAGATTCTCCTCTATATAAACCGCTAATCTCTTTCTGTTGGGTAAAATCATTATTGCGAATTGTCACATACACTTTAGTTCCAATTTTATATGTTTTATTTTCAGAAGTAGCAATATATCTAGCTGAACCATTTCAAACTATATATTGTCCCTTATCTCGATTAGTAATATCTACAATCTCGACCAGTTCTGTTCTATCAAAAGGCAAATTTTCAACCGCCCTTTTTGCGTGAATAGCCATGGCTTCATTTAAAAAATAAACATAATCATCAACAGTCTTCTTAATTTCATCTGCCATATATTCACCCTCCTTTTTCTCCTTATATCTCTTTATTCTTTAAAAAGAAAGTTATTTTTTTATTTATATTTGACCAAAAAAATAAAGGAGGACTAAGTCCTCCTTTAAATTATTTTCTATTTACATATTGAGTAGCTGAATTAATTAAATTATTTAAAGCTAATTCAATTTCAGTATGCGATTGCACATTAGGGAATGAAGCTTCAATATGAACGTTTTGATTTAACTCTTCACTACCAATAGAGTTAATACCATTATAATTAATATTATTCTTAAATACTGATTGCAATTTTGTAGTTGCCTGTGAAGCCATTTGTCTGACGAAACCAACAACTTTTAACATATTTGAAGTATCATCTTTATTTAATACGAGTTCTTTCTGATGAAGAACTGCCAAGCGTCCAGAATCAGTAGATCAATTTCCAGTATATCCACCAGTATCATAAATACCCTGGGTTGGAATATTTTTACCTCCTGGCATAATATAACCAGTAGAAGGTTCTCCTTTAATTGTTTTTGAATCAATACAAGTTGAATCTTCATATAAACGATAAGTACCTGTTACCGTACCACGAGCTTTAGCTTCATCAACAACTTTATTAAATGCCGCTTTTGCGCTTGCTCGAGTAGTATACGTTTCGCTTGTGCCTAATGTATAAGCATTTCCACTAGGAGGATAAATACTATATACCTTTATAGATCCCGTTGGTCCTGATGGTCCAGTGCCTCCAGTGTAAGGTCCTCCTCCACCTGCTCCGCCGCCAGAATCATTACCTCCTGCAGCTGCACTATTTGCTGCTGCAACTGCCGCCGCAGTAGCTGATGCTTGTTGAGCTAGTTTAACTTGTGCTTGATATGTTTCACTTAATTTCTTTAACATTTCATTCAATGCACTAACGGTCGCCTGCGTAGCATTTTGAATACTGGTCATATATTTACCATATTTATCATCAAAATCTTTTGCTGCTTGCTTTGCATCTTCTAATGCCTTCTTTATGCCATTTTCTTCATTATTAACCATGTCATAAATAGCTTCCTTTGCTTTCTGGCTATCTTCTGCAACGGAATTCATATCGGTTTCAGCCTTAGTCGCGAATTCATCGACAGTTGTTCCGGCTTCTTCATAAATAGCATAACAATTATCCTGCCATGTTTGAAGTGCTTCTTCTCCGGCCGCAAGCATATCTTCTCAAGCTAATTCTCCAGCATCCATTAATTCAGTTAATGTATCATATCCAGTAATTGCACTTAATACTGTTCTATCAAAACTTGTAATTAAGTCTTCATCGCTTAATAGTTTCATCTGAACAATATTTTCAATGTCTGCTCAATCATCATCTCTAAAGCGCTTTTGCTCATCAAATAATACGCCCATTTGATCTGTTAATCAACTAAGTTTTGCAATACGTTCTTCATTTAATGCTGCCATTGCTTGAGCATATTCTTCAGTGCCTTCTTTATACTTAGCTAAGATTTCAGCTTCGCGTTCAGCAAAGTATTGATTTCATTCTAATCATTTAGATTGTAAATCATTAGACATTGAAACCATATAATCTTGATAATCATAGACGGCTTCAGCGTAATTTTCTTCAGCATCTCCAATAGCATCTTGATCAGCCGTGTAAGTATAACTGAAGTTACCCTCATTATCTCGGGTCATTCTTACTGCACTCTTGGCCTGCTGCGCATCTCTTAACTGAGCTTCTGCTTGCAATAATGCAATTCTACGTTCAATAATTCCAGCTTCATATTCTGAAATTTCAACACCGGCCGCCATTTTCGCATTAATTTCATCAAGAAGATCATTCATCTTGCCTTTAATTAACGTGTTATTAGTATCTTGTAAACTCTTATTAAGTTTTCTTACAGATGCATTTAATTCATGATATTTCTTATAATCTGGCAAATATAATTCATTTAACTCTTGTTGAGTTTTAAATTGTTCCGCCATCCAGGTTAAATCCATATCTCCAAAAGCGTTCTCATAATCTTCCTTCATTAAATCTATAGATTTTTCGAATGCATCATTAGCTGCTTGTAATGCTTCTTCTCAAGCGCTGTAATAATTTTCTGTAGCGTCAGTATATAATTCTTCTAATTGTTCAAAATGCTCTTTCCAATATTTATAGCTTTGCTCATCACCTTCAAGTTGATATTTCAACATTAGCTTTTGAGCATCTTCCATTTGCTCGCGCCACTCTTCCATCTGCGCCTTTGCAGCACCGAGCGCATCTTGAGCATTTTTAACAATTTGCTGACTCATCTTTCTTAATTCAGAAGATGAAAGTTTTAATAATTTTCTTCCAGTTAAATCAACAATGCTAGCATAATGCTTCATAATATTGCCAGCCTGCTCAATCTTTTCACTCTGTTTTTCAAACTCTTCTGCCATTGTGGTAATAGTATCTGATAAAATTTCGTGAACTTCATCGGCAGTGTCTTTCATACTGGTATATGTTGTCATTAAGCCAGATAAGTAATTTCTCAATTGTTCGGCTTCTTTTTCAGTTAACTCACTAGCTAACTGTTCATTTTTCATGAACTCTTGAAGTTGTAAAACCAATTGATCTGAATTTAAATTATCAAAATCTAAATCAATACCATGATTTGAGAATATTTCTTTAATACCTCTTCGATAATTCTCTCAATCTTGATCGAAAGTTTTCATTTGCTCATTTAGATTTGCAATTCTATCGGCAGCGCGATCTGCACCATCGCCCATATTATCAAAAATCCATTGTAGCAATTCTCTATCTTTATCATCAAAATCTAATTGCAGTTTTACTTGTCAATCAATTTTCTCCAATTTAGCATCATAAATTGCATTAATTTGATCTATACGATTATCAATCTGCTCTTGAAGTAAATTGTAAGTATCTTCATACTGCTTTAAAATTTTCTTATTTTCTTCATATGTTTTTTGTGCTTTTTCAAGAATTTCCTTATCAGCTTCTTCTTGCGCACTTTCGTTATAGGTATCAATAGCTTTATTATATGTGGCAGTGATATTAGCCAATACTTGTTCATAGTTAGTAAGCATGCCATTTTCGTCAAAGATAGCACCCATACCAATACCCTTTAGATTACCTAAATCTAAAGCCAAGTATTTTTTAATTTCAGCTATATATTCATCAGTTAGTTTAACTTGTTTTTCAAGAGCTTCAATCTCATCATTGATATATTTTAACTTAGATTTGCCATAAGTACGCTCTCTTGTTTTATTTAAACGATCAGTTGATTTATTCAAATCATCAATACGTTCTTTTATATCATGATAACGATCTTGATCTTTAACGTGTTCTTTAACTTCTTTCTTTTTGGCAGAGCCGCCTCCGCCGCCTTTTCCACCAGAAGATTTAGGAGATACTCCACCGCCTCCATGAGTAGCTTGGCTAAATTTGAAATTACCACCAGTTGATTTGTGTGCTGATTTTACTTTTAAGGTAAATCCAGTTTCTTCTTTTGGCTCTGTTAATGTTGTTTCATTTCTTTCATATTCAACTCCATGCACGACAGTTCTAAATGGTTGCGCTTTTGTGTTACCTTCTCCATCAACTGTTGTTGTAAATCCGTCTTCTCGATGCTCTGTTATATGTGGAGTAAATCCTGCAACAACCTTTTGATCTGTTGCTTTGGTTTTATGTTCTTCAATTTCTGCATCAATACCCATATTAGCAAGATAAGCAGTAGCTTGTTCTTGTGTCATATGAGCAGCATTAACCAAATTAGTTAACTCAGTTAAGAAACCTTCATCATTTAACTCTGCGCCAATTTGCAATTTACCGAATTCTTCTGAATTAACAAAATTTCGCAAAGCTTCAGCTCTATCATAAAAGTCATCATCAATTAAAGTTAAATGGGCAACAATATCTTGATTTGCTCTTTCTTGTAAATCAGTATAAGCTTTCTCATTTCCTTCAATTGCTTGTTTCATTAAATCAAGATTTTCTGCATTTCGCAAGAAATCAGATGACAAAACAGAACCATCTATATCTAATAAATTGGCATAAGATTTACGCATTTCATTGGCAGCTTTAGTGGCTCTTTGCATGCTATTACTATTTAAGGCTTTATTTCAATCTTCATAGCTTTCTGTAACATCTTGAATTGCATCATCAAATCTAATTATTGCCGCCGCGACTCTTGAAGATTCTCTTTGGCATTCACTTAAATGATTATCTAACTCATCAATTGCAGTTGCATTTTTATAAATATAATCAGTTAAATTTTTAAATTCTTCCTGAACTTCGGCCGCCTGTTTTTTAGTTAAACCTTCTGTATCAAACTCTATTGGAGTATTATCTAATACTTTTTTTTCTTCCGCTTTAAGTTTTGCAACTTTCTCAGAATCTTCTTCAAATTTTCTAATTATTTCAGTATAATTTTTATCAAAATCATCTCTCGCATTTTGTAAAGCTTGTTGATAAGCCTCTGCCGTAATCTCATCTAAATTTTTTAATTCTTCATTTACTTGTTCAATTAAATATTGTTGAATTTCTTCATTTAGATATTCTTTATCTTGACTTCATAAAACATTAGATATATCTTCACCAATTTCATTATTAACACCAGTAGAAATTAACGCATCTAATGAAGATTGTTCAATTTGATTATTATTATAAAGAACTTCACTTAATTTACGAATTTCCTCTTGATGAGCTAATAATGCATTAACGATTTCTGAATTATCTATACCAAGAGCTTCTTTTAAAGATTCAGAATTTAAAAAAGCATCGCTATTCTCTTTTCAAACATCAATTGCTTTTTGCAAAATTTCTTCACTAATTGTATTAATAGAAGGTACTGCTTCACCATAACCAGTTGGCACATACGATGATGTTTCTCCTGTTTCATAGGTCATTCCCCTAGCAGCCTCTGTTAAATCCCTAGTATAATTCGCATCTCTAGAATTTTTATCTGCATTTAAACTATCTATATATTTAGAAATTGAGTCAAAATATTGAAGATTTACTATTTTCTCCATTTGTTTTTGCTGAATTTCTAATAATCCATTAACATTTTTTAAACCAACCGCTAAATCAGGATATTTAGAAATTAAATCCAATGTTTCTGCATTTAAATCTTGAACAGATTTTAATCATTCATCAGACCCTTCCTTCAAATCACTTAATGCATTTCGTGCTTCTAAATGATTTTCAAGAGTAGACTTTAACGATTTAAAAGCATTATTTACTTCATCATATGCCTGCTTTGCTTCCTCTGCTTTTTTTGCTGCTTCTTCTGCAGCCTTTGCTTCCTTATTTCATTCATTATTAACGGCATTAATAGCCAGAACTAGTGCCGTTAATGCTCCAATAATAATTCATACCGGTATTGGCATCTTTATTATAAAGTCCAAAAAAGACATACCTTTTACCGAAGCTAATGTAGCGCCAGTAGCCAACATAAATAAGCCTTTTGTTAAAGCGGCTACACCCGTAAATAAAGCAGGTAATCCCATTAAAATTGCTGGTAAAGCTTGTTTTATTCGATCTAAAGGTTCTAAATCCTGATTATCTAAAATTTCAATAGCATTTGAAAGAGTGGTAATTCCCATTGTTAATTGAGTTATTCCAGCAAATGCTGTTGTTATACCATCGGCAAAAGACTCTCGTAAAAAGAAAGGTAAATTATCATCAGAACTTCCACCTGGAGACGATGATTTACCACTTATACCTTCTCGATATTTTTCTTCAGCCCCGTTAAGTTTTTCAGTAACATCATCTAAATCTTGTGTGGCTTGCTCTATATCACGAGTAGCTTCATCTAATTCTTCATTTAATTCTGTTACTTCATTATTAACATTATCTAAATCTTTCGTTGTTTTATCTATATTATGAACAACTCTTTTTTTAACATTTTCAATAATTTTATCTCTTTTTGCAGTTAATTCATCAAGTTTTTTATTATACTCTGCAATTTCAGCTTCAAGAGCATCTCTTTTTGCTATAAGTTCTGCGCTCTCTTTTGCATCTGTAGGAGTTTTATTTATAACTGTTTCCAAACGAGCTTCAGCATTTCTCTTTTGTTTTCGCGTATTAACAATTTGTCCTTGGATTTTTTGATAATTCTTTTGCTGTGCAGCCAATTTATTTATCTGAAATTGTTGTTGTTTATAAGTTTCTAATTCTGCTTCTAAAACTTGCTTATTATTTTCTGAAGCCTGCTTTTTTTGTTCTAATGCTTGTTTATTTTGTTCTAATGCTTGTTTATTTTGTTCTAATGCATTTTTTTCATCCTGTATTTTAGATACATGTTTTTCAACAGCTTCCGTTAAATAATTTTCTGCATCAGCCGCATCTTTAGTTAAACGTTTCTGATATTCTAAATGCTGCTCTACAATTTCTTGATTTTCCTTTTCCGCATTTTCTGCAATTACTTTTTCTGTTGTTGCTCTAGTTGCAGCAATTTTATCTTGAATATAAGCTCTAAATTCTTCTCTTGTTGCTTTTATTGCCACTCTTTCAGCATCATATTTAGTAATAATTTTTTCAATCTGTTGAGCAACAACTTCTTGATCTTGTATTTTAGCCAAGCTAGAAAAATCATCCGTTAAAAAATTTCTTAATGAATCATTAATTTCATCATTTACATTTCCAGCCTTTTTGGCATCAGTTCACTTATCTGTTATTTTATGCGTTGATTTTCTCGATGTATTATTTGCAGCAAGCATATTTTGAATAGTTATATCTGTCTGTTTAGCATATTCTTCTGTTGTTTTTATCATTTGATTACAAATTTCAAATTCTTGTTCTCCAACTTTACCTCTTATTTCAAATAAATATTTATTTAATTTTATTTGCTCTCTTAAATTAGTTAAAATAACATCATCTTTAGGAGTTGAAGAAGTAGCTTTTCTTGCACTAAAGGCGGCTTGTAAAGCCTCTATTTGCATTTTTTCTCCCTGTAATTGAGCATAAGTTTTATCACTACCAAGCGGTTTTAAGATTTTAGATAATTGAAGTTGAGCATCTTGTAAACCTGCAGTAAGCTGAGGTGTAAATTTAGACGCAAAAAATGCAGCAACAGTACTTAATACACCTGGTAATCCACCAATGCCGTCAATTAATTTATCAACGCCATTTAGAATTTTTTCAATATTATTTAATACACCAACAAAAAAATCTTCATCAATTAAATCTTGATAAATTGCCTGTCAAGCTGCTTGAACCCTCTTTCTTGCAGCTTCTCAACTTTCAGCATAAATATCTGCTTGTTCTTGTAAAGTTCCCTCAGCATTCGCGACAACACCTAAATTATCTTGGAACTTGTCAAAATTATCCATTCAAGCAATTAATGTATTAGAATTTCTAACACCACCAACCGTTTGCGCCAAAGCGTTTCTTTGCGCCTTGGATAATCCTTCTCAAGCAGAACCTAAATCCATAATAACATCATGCATATCGCGCAAGTCGCCATTGGTATCAAGAACTTGAACTCCAACTTTAGATAATGCTTCTGAATATTTAGTTAAATCAACGCCATCTTCAAGGGTGTCTCCTAAAGACAAACTTTCAATTCTTTGGAATAATGTTCTAAATGAATTACCAACAGTTGATGCTGACTGACGAGTTTGAGCAACAACAGTAGCCAAAGCAGCAGTTGCATCATCATATGTTAATCCTAATGAACTACCTAATGCCGCAAATTGATTTAAACCATTCGCAATTTCTTCTGAACTTGAAGCAGTTGCCGCACCTAATGCAGTAATCTTATCTGCAAATAATTCAAGATCATCACTGCCTTCTGCGAAGTTATTTCAAATAGCAGTCATATAACTTGAAACATCTTCTGCAGATTCGCCAGTAACATTAGACATTTTTAAAGTAGTTTCGACGCGCTTTTGGACTTCTTCATCACCAAGACCTTGCTGATAGTAAATTAATGCAGCATCAGTATATGCCAATGTGCTTGTACTTAATGTTTGCGCAGCTTTATTCGCATTTTCTGCCAATACAGCCATTTGATCAGCAGACTGCCCCGTAACAATTCGAATACTATTTAAAGATTTATCTAAATCTTGTGCATATCCATATGCGCCTTGCAAAGCACCCACAAATCCATGTAAAATACTACTTGATAATTGCCATCTTGCAGTATTTTTCAACGCAATTCACATGCTATCTAACAACTTGTTAGATTCTACCATAGGTTTTTGCGCAGTAACAATACTATTAGCTAAATTTAAAAAAGCTTTTTGACCATCAGCACCCATCGCAGTCATATCTCTAGCTAATTTGCTTAAACTTAAATCAGAATTATTTAATTGTTGATTAAATTTAGATAAATCTAAACGACCGGTATCCGCATTTAACGAATTATTTAAAGCTGTTTTAAGTTTTAAGACTGACTGTTGCGCATTAGAAATTTGTTGGTCAAATCCATTTGTAGCACCATTTTTAATAGAACCACTCATTAAATTATCTAATGAATTTTGTAAATCTTGGATTTGCTTTTTCGCTTGCGTTGTATCTGCTTGAAACCCTAATTTAACATTTATCTGTTTTGGCATGTTCTACTCCTTTCTCTCTTCCATAAAAAAAATACCCCATGAAGAAAATATCCTCATAGGGTATAAAATAACTATTCTTCTTTATTCTTTTAAAAAGTAAATAGATTGATTAACCAAGTTTGGTCACAACTTCATTTACAAGTTCAACACCTTTACTTTGATTAAGTTCGTTAACAAATTTTTGAACGTCTAAATCTAAATTCTTATAATCCTCATTTATAGCATCTAAAATTCCATATGCAGAATCTTGATATTTATAAAATTGTTCGATAGTTTCTTTTAATAAAGTATATAGATATCCAATATCGCTTTCTGGAATCGCAGTAAATACAGCATGATAAAAACCAGAAGAGATAAAATCGTCATAAAGTTTTCCAGCGTTTTCTTTCTGTTTATCAGTAATTGATAAATTAGTATAATATTCAATTACTTTTAAATGAAAATACATATCTACTTTTCCTGGATTATAAAAACGATTTTCATCCGCTGCTAAATTTAAAACTTCAGTAATCAAATCTAATTTCTTTTCAATAGATAAATAAGGTTTAACTTCAATTTCCTGTTCATTTCAAATTAATGTTTTAACAGGATCTTTTGGAGTTAACTTTAATTTGTTCAATGTTGGTTTTGCCATATGATATAATTCTCCTATTATGTTCTATTTTATTATACCAAAAATTTTTTATTTATACAAACTTGTTTTTATTTTAACGCATTAGAAGAAATTGTTATTAATAGATTCATCGTTTTCATTTTATTAGTAAGTCTTGTAATTCGCCTTGCAGAAGACGCCCTATTTCTTTTAGATTCTGGAGCAACCCAATCATTTTCTGTTCAAATACCATCAGGATATTTGGAAAAGTTCATTAACTCTATATTTCCAATTATTTTATCTAATAATTCAGATAAATAATAAACCTTGTATCCCTCATTAGTACTATTATCATTAACTATAAATAAATCAACTTTTTCACTATATCCTTTATCTGTAAACACTCCACCAGAAATAGCTTTTACAAAAGCTGTGATTTTCATAGCTTCATGCATTTTATTTACATCATTCAAACTAAAATTTGTATCAGTATGAGTTCCAACAATATTTAAAAAATGATTTATAAAATACGAGTAATCTTGAACTAAACCTAATAAATTTTTACCTTCTAATAATTTCAAGTGATCAAACCCTGTACTTAAATTATAATTTTTTATAGAAGTATTTATATTTTCAAAACCTTTAAAATATAAAGTTGCATCTACTTTATCTTCAGTTAAGTTAACGGTAAACTCATCTTGCTGCAATTGCTTAAGAGAAAGTCTGTTACCAGAATCATCAAACATTTTATCTTCATCTCTATATAAAGCATAATAACTCAATAAAGATCCTTTTACTCCTTTTCGACTTTTGTGTGGCTTATTTTTTGGATCATTTAAAAACTTTAAAAGTTGATTTTTAGAAACCCTTCCTTTATGATTTAAGACATAATTACTTGCTTTTGCCACAACTTCACCAAATTCGCCCTGAGCCTTTCCCGCAGAGGTTAATTTAAGAGCCCTTATTAATTCACTTAATTCATCATCAAATCTTTGATATTTTTCATTTTTTCTAAGCCAACGACGCCATATTACTTTAGTATTTTTAGTCTTTTTTGTATATGCTGCAACATCATCTTTAAAGTTCGTATATTTTAAATCTAAATCTTCTAATTTTTTATAAAGATCTGCGGAAATTTTATCTTTTGCTATTTCTTTTCTAAATGCAACCAATGCCTTATATCTATCTTCTATTGATTGAATAGAACGTTTATCTGCTATTTGATAATTACGAAATTTTTTTACCTTTTCTAAAAGCTCTTTTTCTTTTTCTGTTAAACTTGCTACATCCACACCAGAAGAAACTGATAACGTATTATTGTCTAAATATATATGACTACCGAACATATTTTCCATATATTCTGAAAGCGCTGCCCGCATTGTTTCAACATCCTTTTCATTCAATTCACCCTTTTCTATATTTGTTTTTATTGCAGGATTAAAAAATAAATTTAACATTTTTTCAAGTTTTTCTTTATTTCCAGCCAAATCATTTTCAAATTTTTTCCTCGCCATTTCTTGTTTCATCATTGCTATTTGAGTATCGTATATTTCTTGCGGACGAGGAGGGGTTTCTTTTTTATATAAATTAGTTGAATAATTAAGATAGTGTACTCTTGTTGCATGAATATAATCTCCAATACCCGCCATACTTTATCACCTCTTAAATAAACAAAAAAAGGGAAAGACTATTCGTCTTCCCCTTCATTTTCTTCAACCATAATTTTTAAACCAGCTTCAGGCTTAATAATAGTAATTTTAGCTTTAGATAAATCTAAAACAGGTTCTTTATTTTCGCTCTGTTCTGGTTTGATAATCTTAATAGTAGCCGGTTTAGAGACTACTCTTTTTCTTTTACTAGAGCGAGAAAACATAATTTACCCTCCTACTAGTCATCATGGTTATCAGATGACATGCTTACTAATTCATCTGAATATGTTTCACCATCATGCCATGTACGACCACGATGTAGGTCATTATTAGCATCAGAAGCTGTTGTAGCACTCTCAATAATCTGAATAACAGCAAATACTTTATGACTCTTATCGAATCTTGTGTAGTCTGGGAATGCATCCATTGTAAATGTAAATGTTGATGGATCACCAGTAGCAGCCATAGTAAATGTAAATGCTGACTGAATCTTACAGTTAGGAATGATAAATTCAGCTGGATGGTCTACACCATTTGTATCTCTCCAAAGTGTTGAACCTTCAAGATAATATGTACCAGCGAATTTTTCAGCATCAATTTCAATCTGTTTAGCGCCAGAACGAACTGGTGTATAGTAATCAATTAAAACACCATTACCAATACCAGCATCAACAGCAAGATTTGTCTTACCATCATCACCTTTACCGACGCCAATTTCATACATATGATTCATATCAGTATCATGGCAATTTAATTCTTTTCCAAAATTACATTCATGACTTTCAACAACCATCTTATATGAACCATCTTCTTGAGGTTCAATTTTTGCATAAGTCTTTGAAGCTGCATCAAATGCAGAACCTGTCTGCTGATTAACAATATAAGGTTCAGAAATAACTTCACCATCTTTTGTGATCATAATGCAAGCGTAATTTTCATTTTCAACTGCGCCATTAGCTGTTGGAACAGGTAAGAAAGGTTCTTTATCTACGAAAACAGTTAAAGTCTTTCCATCTTCACTAACAGTATATTCATCTGTTGTTTCAACAATATGCTGATAAATAGGCTTATCTTCAGAAGCTTCAATTAAACCAGCACCAGTTAAAACTGATAAACTTTCTGGAGAAATCAATGCATCTTCCATAGTGAAAGTAACTGTACGTTCACCTTCCCACGCCATTAAACGAGCATTACCTTTACCACCCTGCGCATAAACAGTTGTAGAAGCACCCTCTAATGTTGAAGTAGTCAGTGTGTCGAAATATAATACTGGTTCATTCTTATAGAAACGCTTGTTTCCCAAATTCATTGTACCCTTGGCTCTAAGTACAACGTCAACTACGTCACGAACACCATATTTCATGGGCTTTTTCCTCCTTCTTTAATCTTTATGGATATTTCTCATTCAATCTTCAGGCTTGCCATCAGCTTTTGCCCCAGCAAGTCTTGATCGAATATCAAGGTCTCAATTAGTATAAAGACCAAATCTTTCTAATGAATCTAATACTTGATATACAGTATAGTCCACTAAAGTTGTAATTGGTATTTTTAATCCAATAGATAAAGCTGATAAATATCGTGCATAAACACTTCCAATATCATCACCTTTTAATTTAGCAATTCGTTCTCTACCTTTTTTAATTTTTTCAGCAATTTTTCGAGCTTGCTCATTTACTGGATTAAAATCATCCTCTTTTTTCTTTAAACAAAAAACTTGCCGCAAGATAGTCTGGAAATATTCAAAATTTCCTTCATCTATTATAATGTTTGTGCCATTATAATTTAACAATAATGCCCTTGGAGTAAAGGTTATTTTTCCATTTGGTACAACTAAAGATAAGGCTTCTTTTACTGCTTCTTTAGTTTCTTTAGCATCTTTCTCTGACATTATTGTCATAAATATTTGAAAATTTGAAGTATTAGATAAATCTGATCCGCCCTGCTCAAATTGTTCTTTATCTATACAAAATACTTGTATTCCTGTTAAAAATTGTTTTTCTCCAACCATTGATATTTCTTTAATTGTCGGTTGATGAATAATTAATTGACATTCTGGAATGGGAATATCCACTCCAGTAAATAGTGCAAGATCAATATCTTTCATTATTCTTTAAACTGCTTTTGTTTAAATAATTCATTAAAATCATCAACCATCTTCTGCTGATCATCTGGATTAGGAGTATCTTTCTTATCCTCTCCACCATGAACTGCTTGATACATTAAAGTTAATCCTGCAAATTCATCATTAAGAATAATCTGACTTGCGCCTAAAAAATGTAATTCTCCAATCCCTGTTAAATGCTCATTATCAAACATTGAATCAATTTCCGCAGCAATACGATATGGACGCAATTGGAAATCCTTTAACTGCCATTGATCGAAATGACATATAATATCAAAGGTAATAATATTATCTCTAAATTGTGGATTCGCACTTGGCGTAAAATTATCCATAGATATAATTACATAAGCCAACACACTTCCATCTACATAAATTTTTGGAATAATTTTTATTTGCTTTCCAATCATATTTGCACGTTGTTCTTCAGTCAATGCTGGTCGATCCAACGCATCTCTATCCGTGTAATATAAAATTTTACATAAATTCTTATTCTTCATCATTCATTCAGTTATTAAAGCTAAATCTTTGTCGACCGACATAAATGATGAATGCGGAATCGTATATTTCTTAATTATCATAATACTCCATTTTCTCCTTTAAAATAAAGATTCTGCAACAATAGTTTTTTCAGCATCGCCGCATTTTAATACAAACTGACCATGATAACTTGATTGTCAGCTAATAACACATTTACGACCGTCTGCTTTCATTTGAACAGGAACTTTCTTTCCTATAATCTTCCATTGTGCAAGATCTTTTCCTCTATAGTAATAAGTATATTCAATTCTTGGTTTAATAAAAGTATCTCCTTTAATTAAATCATCGAGTGTAGAATCTGCGTTTGGATCAATCGGATCCATTACAAGACCATCTACCAAATAATTATTAACGTCATCTTTAGTCTCATTTGCATAATATTCTACAGCTACAACTTGTAAAATTCCAGGCATACTAATACTATCAGTTGCTTCAACTCTTCAGCAAATATTCTTATCAGCCTCATCAATACCCTTTAAATAAAACTTTGCATAACGTCTAAAATATTTTAATGCTTCGGGTGTTTTAGTCATAAGAATATCTAAAGAGTGATTCGGTTCATCTACACTTATACCATTCTTTTGAATAAAATTAATCTTAGTTTCTACTGGACCTCTTACCGCAAGATATTGGGTAAACTTCTCTTTATCTTCATTTAACCAAGATACAGTATAATTACAACGTCTAATTTCTGCTCTAAAATAAGCAAGTTCAGTTAAATCTTGTAAATAAATTATTCATTTAGTTCCAGTATTTAATCAATCAAAAATGTCTCCCGGTTTATAGCGATACTCATATCCAACAGAGAGAACTTTATCATCATAATTTTGTTTTGTCTTATCCGGATTAATTAACGCTGGTGCTTGTTCTTGATCTACCGCATCAGTATGTTTAATTTTTGCCGCTTGATAAGAGTATTTTGTTGCATGATCTAATGTTCATCTTTTATCGCGAATCATTCGATCTTGTTGCGGTTTTCCGCCATGCCAATTTATTCTATTTGCCATTAAATTTATTCCAGAAAATTGAGATCTATCAGTACTATATGGCATTTAACGTCCCCCTTAATAAAGAAATTGATTCAAATACTGTCTTTCTATAAATACTAAATTCCAAATCTTCAGATACTCGCAAACCTTCAAGTTTACTTAGTAAAATTAAGAATTCATCATTTGAAGCAAATATCTCTGATAATCCCCTAATTTCAATAAGGACAGTATTTAATTGTTCCAATCAATTTTCTCCATTTTCTCTCATTGGAATTAATTTTCAAAGTTGATTTGTCAATCTATTTATATCAGATTCAAAACTAGACCTTGAAATATTAATGCCTAACTTCGTAGTCACCAAAGATTCCATTTCTTAGCACATCCCAATTTGACTCAATATAGCCATCGCTATTTATTCGTCTACGCTTATAAAGGCGTTGCATATGGAATGATTGTCTCTGACATTCTGCTAATAAATTTAATAATTTGGCAAGATGATTGGCTTGGGAGGTCATTTTAAAATCAGACCCACTATATTTCATGCGGGTATTTTCAATAGATGTAACTTGGCGTTGAAGCCATCCGCACATCATTAATAATGCAAGAATATTAATCTCTTCACTCGTTAAATCTACATTAAAATGCGAGCGTTCAATATATACATCAGGAATTCCCTCATCTTCCTCTTCATCTGGAGTGTTTCAAACAACTCCAATAACAAAATCCCCTTCTTCAACCTTATCTTCTCGAACAATAAGAGTTTCAATAGAAAAGTCGTCTAAAATTTTACGAGGGAATTCAAATCCAGGAATTGCATCAATTAAAAGGGACCTTAAGTCCCTCATTGTGTCTTCTGGAGTTAACTCCATGTACATATCATCTGTGATTTTACCAAGAAAGCGATTATATATATCTGTGAACTGAGTTCCCATAATATACACTCCTTTCTTATTTAATTATTTCTTAATAATCTTAGGTTTATTTGCGGCGACTGCTTCTGCTGCAACCCCTCCAGCTGATCTACGTGTAGTTGTCTGAACTCTACGAGTCTTTGGAGCCTCTGCCGCAGGTGCTTCACCGTCATCATTAGCTCTATTTTCTCTATCATGAGCAATTGCTGCATCAACATCAAATCCTGTCATTTCCTTAAGAGCCTGTCTCTTAGAAAAATCATTTAAAGGAATCTGGACGCTTAAATCTTTAATCATATCTTTAACACCATCTGGCGCAAAATCAAGAGCATCCTTAAATTCGTTTAAAGTACCCTCTCTAATAAGCTTAGCGACATTATCAGCATTCATATAATACTCAGGTTCTCTATGAATATTTAAATCATCTAAAACCTGTTCGTCTTTAACCAAGAGGTGGTTTCTGATTAAGTCAAGTCCGCCAGCTGTATATGATAAAGCTTCAATTTCCTCTTTTGGAACTCTGATAGCCTGTCTAGGAGCTAATTCTCTGCGAATATGTCTATCGGGAATTTGATAAACAATTTTTCCAGCTGTTCTATTTTCAACTGTTACTAAATCTGCCATATTGTAATAATCTCCTTTTTCTCTCACTTAATGAAAATAAGGGGAGAGGGGATTTACCCCTACTCCCCTTTAACTCTTAAATATTTAGTTTTCTTTAAATGTTACTGTTAATGTAACACTTTCGCCCTTAGCACCAATTGTAATTGTTGCTGGTGTTGTGGCAATTGTTTCTGCCTTAGTCCAGAATACAATATGTCCTGCTCCAAGGCCTAATCCAGCTGCTTCCTCTACGTCAGCATCTGTTAATTCAGCACCATTCCATGTAGCACCAACGATTGTCTCAAGACCTGTATTAATATCTAATCCAATCCACTTATGCTCTCCTTGAGCCGCATTAGAAGATGGGAATGTAACTAAGTCTTCAAGTTTACCTTTGATGACAATGGAAGTACCACTTTGTTCAACCTCAACGGCCCCATTATTGACTACCATGCTATCATAGCTGGCGTCCCATGATGGAAGAGTGGCCAACTTACTAACCGTTGTTGTTACTACCCCTGCTGGCCGTTACCGCCTTGATTGTCGCCTGCACCTTCGCTACCGCTTTGGAAATCAGATGCATTGTCAACAACGACAACGTTCTTAACTGTATCAGCAAGCTGGAATGAACCTTCCTTAGATAATGAAGTATCCTTATAAACGCACATTGCATTGTTCATCATGCAAACTACGCCGACCTTCTTATATACCTGGATCTCACGGCTCCAGTCACGATTAGCTCTTTCGTCAACAAGTGTATCGCCTTCGAAAGCAACCTTAACTGGCTTCATATCTGTGCCTGATGGGATAATCCAGCAGAATGAAGGATCAATAACCTTTTCCTTACCTTCAATAATGTCCTTATAAGCGTTAGGAAGAATGACAACATTCTTATCTCTATATCCGCTTAAACGACCTGTTCTGTAAAGTTCATCCTTCATAGCTTCTGTGTATCTCCAAGCTTCTTGAGGAATCATCTTAACAGCAAATTCGTTAGTGCAGTAAATTGTTACATTACCATATGATTCAGCAAGGCGAACAAGTTCGTCAAATGAAGCTGCATCAAATCCGTTTGTAACAACGCGGTTCATTGCAGGAAGCTGGTTAATAGCACCTTCAAGAGCCTTACCAATTTCTTCGTAAACAAGGTCATCCATACCTTCCATTACGATATTTGTAAGTTCAGCAAAGTCAGCACGACCATCAAGGAATTCCTCAAATCCGATCTGTGCAGCTCCGCCAATTGCACTTGTTGGAACTTCGAAGCTTTCAGAACTCTTAGCAAGCTTGAAGACTTCATAGTTACCTGCAAGTCCAACTCTTGTAATGAACTGCTTAGCACGATTAGTGCCATCAATCTTTCTACGGAACATAGGTCTGTCGCCCTGCGCAAATGTCTTTACTTCTGCGAACTGACCATAGTTCTGAACGACTCTCTTAGGAAGAACATCATTCAATGTTTCTTCAATAATAGAGAATACTAAATTCTTATTTTCACGATATAACTGGTATGTTCCAGCAATCTCTCTGAACTCATTACGAAGTGTTTCGTTAAGTTCATTATAGCTGAAATCCTGTCCATTATAGCTATACGCCTTAGGAGCTTTAGGATCAGCTTTAGCTACAGTCTTAGCTAATGCAATAAAATTCTTCTTATCTAACATTTCCTTACTCCTTTCTTAATTATTTAACGCGCATAACTTTTACGCCAGGCTGCATATCAGGCATTGTGTAAACCTTAACAACCTGCATTGTTGGGTGAAGAGCGTCTGCGCCTTCGCCCGGTGCAAGATAACCATCAGCGCCAGGTGTAAGCATATCGCCAACCTTTAGGCTACCTGGTTCAGCAGCAATTGTATTTGTTGTCCAAATATCGCCAATATTAATCTTGAAAAGACGAGGAACCATTCTTGTTCCCTGTGGCATTAACTTATGCTTCTTGTAGTTTTCAACTACATGGAATGGATCATCTGTAGAATCTACTTCATAAGGAGAAGCTGGCTTTGTAACACGTTCAACATTGTCATTGCCATCTCCATCTTTAGCTCCGTAGAAACGAGCCTGCCATTCTGTTAAAGGCTGTGTTCCATCAATTGGACTATAAACACGAGCAACATAATCTTCTTTCTTCATAGCAAAATCGCAGTCCTGTTCCCAGTCACGATAAAGCTTGATTTCATTAAAGACCATCATCCATTCGCCTTTGCCTTCAAAGTCTACTGCTCCGCCATCATCAGCTGCATAGTTATATGTAGCAAACTGTCCATTCTCAAGAATGTCAATATCTGCTGCTGCAGGTAACTGAGCATAGATCTGAGCAGTCTTCTGGGCAGATAGATGGTTTGGTTCAACCTGACCATAACCACGAGCGACATATGTGGCCTTTTCACTTAATCTTTCTCTAGCCATTTACTGTCTTCCTCCTATTATTCCATCTCTCTTTTCGTAGCCATAGCAGCTTTGATCCAAGCCGGTATCATATCATCTTCAATTCCCTGTTCATCTAAACTGAAAACTGTGTTACCATTTTGCTCTTCATCTTTTTCTTCATCAAGATCAAAACTAACCTTGTTACGAACACAAATTACAGAAAGCTTCGCTTCGATATCATCAATACTGTAGTTGTCAATATTCTTAACTACATCCTGCTTATCTTCATCAGATAGCATGTAGAAACTATCAATCATTGCCTGCTTTTCTTTACGATCGGCCGCATTCTTAAATTCTACAAGTTTATCATAATCAGCTTTCATATTGTTGAACTTAGTTTCTAACTCTTCATAGTCAGCCTTTAGTTCTATATATTCTTGAATATCATCAAGATTATATTTAACGCTTTCGTCCTCAGAATTTTCTTCAGGTTGCTCGTCTTCCTGAACTTCTTCTTCGGTTTCAGCAGGAGCTTCTTCTGCTTCTTCTTCTGGAGTTTCTTCAACTTCAGGTTCTGCAGGAGCTTCTTCTTCTGGTTTTTCTTCTTCGTTATCTAAAACTTCTTCTTCCATTTCTGGTGTCTTTACTTCTTCCACAGAATCTGTCCCTCCTTTTATTTCCATCTCTTTAACTTCTTTCATCATAGATAAAATCTTTTCCTGGAAAGAAGGTTCAAATGAGAATTGCACTCTGGTGATTTGCGCACCCTCGAAGCAAGGTTCAACATCCTCACCAAGAATACAAAGTTTAGAGATTATTGCTTCATTTATAATGAAAAAGCTCAAATTTTCATTATCATTTTCTGACCAAAAACCTTTTAAAGTAGATTCATCTAATTCCATAGATTGATTATTACCCTTGGTAATAACTCTTTGAGTTTCTGGATATTGGCCTGTTCATAAATATCCTTCTGTCATCAAATATTCATGTTCAACGCCATCATCAGAAAATTTTTGAAACCACACCTTTGGATTTAAATCAACAAATCCATAAGGCTGTGTAGTATCTTTAAAGAACCAATCTCCATTGCGAATATCAATGCTTTGATTATGTGCCTCAAAGTCCTCAGTGTTTTCGTTATAATATCCCACAATTGGACAGCCCGGTAAAGTTTTTGCCATATCTGTGGCAACAGCTTTAGTAATAACGCTACCATTACGATTAGGGCTATCTCCTACATAACATACCTTAATTTGGCATTTTGAAATAAGAGGATTTAATGTTGGTGTAACATTGATAAGCTCAATAGGAGAATCTACTGCTATACTATTATGCATTATCTAACTCCTCCTATTTCATACTCTCTCTATTTGCAATTGTTTTGTCGGATAATTGATCATCATCCTTTTTAGGACGACCTGCTTGTTTTGATTCTCCACCTACCGCAGATCCTCCTCCTGTAGAAGTTTGCGAATTACCACTATTTGTTTTATTTTTTCTGCCCAAATTTTGAATATCTTCACTACCAATAGTAGATGACATCATAGGCGGAATCATAATTTCACTTAATCCTAAAATATCATTTTCGAAATAAGCGGTGCTCATGATTGTATTTTGAGAGTGTCCAAGAGCAATCTGCGCAAACATCTTACCATAACCAATTTGCATTTGTTCTTTATACATTTTTGATAATTCTTTATAATTATATTGTGTAGTATCTAATATGTAAAATCTAAAATTATATTTCTTCTTATTCTTGACTTTTCTCTGTACTATTGTATCAAATAAAATCTCAAATTGCAACTTTAAGTCCCTCATGACGCCCTCATCTTGCAAAATCGAATTGGTCTGTGCAAGATTTCCATCCGAGTTAAATATATTTTTAGATACGCCGGCCGCATTATATACAGTACGTTCAACTCTCTCTAAATCGTCATTATCAACATTTCTTGCATCCGATAAATCAATAGAATCAATATCCGCGAATGTTGTAATAATATCTGTTCCAACAGAATGTTGTAACATCGCAACAGCATTATTATGAATATCTCTTGCTTCATCAACATCGAAAATTAAATCACCATTTTTATCTATTGGAAGTTTCTGCACAATAATTTTTAACAGATCTTGCATCTGTTTGCGGCGATCAAGATCCTGCGCGGCATCAAGATCAAGTAATGCTGGAATTACGTTAAAGAATAATGGTAGATCTCCAGCTCCACTTAAACTAAATTTAACTGCATATCCAGGATCTAATAAGTATCATGTGCCAATATCTCCTTGGAAATCTGGTTGCAATCTTCTTTCTTTATATAGCATATATCCTTTTTGGAAATCTTTAGGGAACATTTTAAGAACTCGCATTCTATAATTAATGTCCTTAAATTTTTCATCAAAATATGCCATATTAAATTCAATAGCAGGAAGATTATTTATATAATATCTGCAACGGCAATATTCTGGAGGTAACTCTTGGAATAACACTCCATTCGTTCCTTCAATAATATAGCCATAGCATACTCCATATTTAAGAACCTTTAACGCAATATCACCGCATAATTTCTTAATATGAGTATTATCTAAATAATCTAAATTTTTAAAAAATTCATTAGTAATTTTTAAACAGTCTTTTTCACTGTCCAAAACAGATTCATCATAGATTGTTGGAACGGTATACCAGTCCCAACGATACATTGTTGCATAGTAATTAACAAGTCTTTGATAAATACCGTCTATTCTATAGAAATAATCTGAAATCATTCTAATTGAATGATAATCTCTGTCTATAATGGCACGCATTACAGCACGTTTATCAATACATCTTCGACCATCTATTTTTTTATAAAATCCTAAATCTATAATAGCATCTTCAAGAGTTTTTATACCTACTTTAATTTTCCCATAGTCAGCGGCGCCATTCATATCAAAGCCTTTATCTCTAATGGCCTCTTGTCTATCCTTGTTTTCCAAAAGCTCCACCTCCTTAGCTTCCATATGCTTTATTAATTATGTAATCGTAACTAATAAGATTTTCGTCAGTATATGGAATTTCTATTAATTTAATATCATGTAATTGACAAAATCTACGTTTTTTCGCATCATTAAATTGCTGCTGATAAAATCCTTTTTTTCCACCAAATTTACTACTTGGTTCATAATGTTGTCTGCCTTGATATTCAATTAAAAAATCTATATTACCGTCATCATCAAAGACCGCAAAATCAAAACGAAGAGGTCTACCATTTGAACTATTTAATCCTTCAAATGATAATTCCATCTTAAAATTTAATCCCGCTTCTTTTAAAATTTCTTCTATTTTAATTTCTCCTCTACTTGCTCTCATATTAATTCTCCTATCCTATATGTGAACTAAATCGTCATTCAGCAGCATTAAATTTCTTTTTCTTTTTTCGTTTACTGTCTTCAACTTGTTTTATATAATATAATCCATATTCAAATGCTGAAAATTTATCTTTCTTAATTCCACGATTAGCTTGTTTTAAAATAATATTAACACCTTCATTTTCTTCACGAAGATTTAACATCTCTTCTTTTAATATAGAAGTTAATGTATATGGTTTTAAGTAATCTGCCCTTTCTTCTGGAGTCATTTGTTTTCCTTTAGATGTTCCTAATAATTTTGTTTTAGCAATTCTTTCATCAATTAAAAATTTAATTCGTCCAGAAATAAGTTGCGTTTGAACATTAGAATGTGCTTCAGTATTGATAGGTGCATTTGCTTTCATTAAATACATTGCATCTTGTTCTGTGCGAGGTGTTCTAAATTTTTTATATTGTTGTTCAATATCTGGGGTAGTTCCACCAATAACGCCAAAATCTGGATATTCATCTCCAGTAATAGGGTCAACTTGTGATTTGACCATAAAGTCTATTAAACCACTACCAAGACCATTAGCGTCAATTACAATACGTCTAGCTTTATATTTATAGAATAGACGCTTTGCTCAAATTGCTTGGTCTTCAAAATGCATATCACTTAGAATATACAAATTAACCAAAGATTTAATAGATACATCGCCATAGTTTTGCGGAATTACTTTAAATACAGTGATTACACTATCGCATCCATCTTTACCAGAGCTTTGGCGCGCAACGTCCATTGATAAGATGTAATAACTTTGTGAGCTTGATCGACCGGAATATTCATATTCTGGTTTTTGTAATGCTCTATTTCTATCAAAAGCTTCGCCATTAAAGAAAGCATCCGCAACAGTTCCACTTCATTTAGATTCATATTCACGCTCAAATGATGCCTCATTAAACGTACCATCTCGTTTAAGGTCTTGAATAAAGTTTTTATCCAATAGTCCGGTCAATACTGGAATACGGAATGTACCACCCATAATTATAGCTTTTTCAGGCTCGGTAATCATCCATACTAAGAACTGAATTAGTTTATCATATGCAAAAGTATTTTTATATCCAGCAGTAGTAACAAAAATTTGAGATTTATTTAGAGTCTCTTCTGGATGCATTGTTCCATCCATACAAAGTCTTGAAACGTTCATGGTAGGAATAATAACTTCAGAAAGAATCTGTCCATCAACGCCTACGCACTCTTCTACAAGTCCGCCATGACGACGTTTACCTCTTGATTTTTCACTTGCCGCAATATTATCAAAGAATGATCCATTTTTAAACATATAACAGACATAGTCCTTACCTTCTCTTGTTCGACCAGGACTTCTATCTAATTCACGCTCAAAAGCTGGAACTAAAGTGCAAATTTCATTAACTTTTTCTTTAACAATACCCGCTGCCTGTTCTTTACCTCCAGAAGTAACAAACAACTTAGATCTGGGATAAAGCACGCAACGGCACATTAATACTAATACTGACAAGAATGATTTTGAATACGCACGGGGGAATACCATGTATACATATTTATATCGCATCGCCGCACGCAAGAATACTCTTTGATAAAAAAAGAATTTTAAGCCATTTTCGGGAATTTCTCCATCTCGTCCTGTTTGCATAAAATCTACAAACATATCGGGATATTCTCTCCAAAAGGCAATGTATTGTCTTAATGCTGGTTTAATAGCTTCAATTCTTTCTTCTGATAATCCAATCTTTCTTCTATCTTGAGAAAGATTTAATAAATCTTGTAGAGCCATAATTATGACCTCTTTTCTCCAGATAAGTTTAAGAAAATATCTTCATTTTCTTGTCTTAAAGATTCTTCAAAATCATTAAATTCTTCAAATTCTCCATCAGTAATATATTTTAAATCATCACTAAATAAAGCATCTTCAAGAATATCTTCATCACTTGCCGCATCTGCATCAGTTTCAGCTTCACGACGTTTATCTTCCTCAATTTGTTTAACCGCACTCTCAATAAGATTACCAATGTTGGTTTCTTCAGTAATCAATGATTTTGTATAGCCTTGAAGATCTTGAAGCACTCGATCAACTTTATCTTTTGGTGAATCTATATAATATCTTGGAATAAATCCATCTTTTTCGCACATCATAACTAATTCAGAAATTGAATCAACAATTTCACCATTTTCTGCTTTATTCTGAGCAGCAGTAAATTTACCACTCTTCATTAAGCTATCATACATTTTTTGCATTTTTTGTGCGCCATCGACATCACCAAGATCAATAAGCTGATCAAGTTTTAGTGAAGTCTTTGCCAATTTTTTTAGAGTGTCTTTATGTCCAGCTGTTTGAATGTCATAAGATTCCATAAAATCGTTATAGTATTGCTCTAATTGAACCCATTCCTCTGGTTTATAAGATTTTCCTCATTTAAGTTTTAAATAAGTTACATCTTCATCAGTTAAGCCAAGTTCATCCGCAGATTTAGAAGGTTCTTGGGAAAATTCTATTGTCGAAAAGGTATCTGCGCTTTCAGCTTGTTCAGGCTCTTCCGCATATACTATTTCTTCAAGACTCTTTTCCTCTTCTGGAATTATATTTTTTTGTTCTTCAATAGCTAAGGTAATTTCTTGAATATCTTTACCTTGACGCTCCATGCTTTCGCGCAAACGCTTTTCTGCAAGTTCTTGTAAAAATTCAGTATCTTTCCAACGATATTGTTTATATTGGTTTAACTTCATTTTAGATAGATATCTACCTAAAATAGTCATACCAGTTACTTTACGTTTATCTTGTCCATATTTTGCTAAAAGTTTATTTCACTCTTCTGGAATATATGGAACATCTACTTCTTTTAGAATCGGCGTAAAAGTAGAAGCATCTCAATTATCGACATGCATTGTCAAACATTTTTTACAAATAGGAATAGTTCCGCCATCTGGATATTTTTCTAAATTATTTGATTGATAAAATTCTCCACGTTTTAGTGTTCTATGACATTTTTCACAATATATTAAATCATTTTTATTTGCTGCTGTCGCCATAAACTACCTCCTTTATTTATTTTAATATCCACCTGCCGCAAATTATTGTTTTTTGCCCTTTTTATTGCGGCATTCTTTACAAATACTATAGTAACCATCTTTGCTAGTTTTATTTTTACTAAAATATTTATTATGAGCTAATTTAATTTGACCGCATCGAGAACATTTCTTATATGTTCCTTTTTCCTCGTTTAAATAATATCAATTTAAAAAATCATCCTCTGCCGCTGAAGCTATCAGATTGGGAATCTTTTTTCGCCATAAAGATGAAATATATTCAAGGCTATGACGAATGCCAAATTCCTCTTGAATAATATCTCGTATTTCCGCATTTTGTAAGCCATCTATTTTGCATTCAACGATTCGATAATATAAAGGATGATCTTTAAGTGCCGCCGCACTTATTTTATCGAACTCCTCCATGAGGTATCACGTATCACTAAAGAAATCACCCCATGAACGCTCTTTTAATTTTGAGTAATTACATAAAATGATAGAGCAGATATTCGGATCCATTAGCGACACTCCAGAAGGAACAGGATATCCATCCTCATCCCAAGAGATCTCTTCTGGTAATGTTGTGTAATGTTCTGAATGAACTAGATGCATGGCCTGTACGGGAGGTTTATATGCTTGTTTTATTACATATTGATCTTTGCGGGTTTCTATTAAAGCCTTCTTGGCGATATATGTATCTCGTCCTTCCGACTGCCGCACGATCTTATCCCATGCTGCGATTGCGCCATCTGTTTGTGCTAATTCTGGTATATCTTCTCTATCTTTTTTAGTTATTGAAATCTTAGGTTGCATTATTATATGTTTATTATCTGTAGTTATATTATAGACGCCATCTTCGCCATTTTCAAATTGGGAAACCAAGCCTTCATAAGAGGTTTCTCTCTTATTCACTGTAGCCAAACGGTTTTCGGTAAGAATTTTTTTCTCCTTTTTCTCTTCTTTCTCCATACAAAAGACTAGATAGTCAGCTAGAATTTCAAGATAACTAGGGTCAGGATTAGGATTTTCCTCTAGTATTTTGTTAACTACTTCTAATCTTTCTTGGGGAGAGTCTAAACTATAATCTAATTTAGTCACTAATTCTTCCTCCGAAAGTTTCCTTTACAATTGTAATTATACCAGAAATTTTCTATAGTTGTCAAATAAATAATTTTTTGATATAATATTTTATATAAAGAAAGGGATAATATTATGGATAATTTTAATGAAATCATGGCACTTATTTGTATGGTTACTGCTATGATTATGCTATGTTGTAAACAAGCACAATATGCAACTTATTTTATAGCATTGGCAGTATATTATAAAGTAGATTCACTAAAACAGAAGCAATAAAAGGAGAAAATTTATTTATGTTAATGACAATTTATTGGTATGGCGTATTAGCTTATATTATTGGAGTTATTTTAGTTTGTGTTAGAATAATTTATGATGAAAGATGGAGAAATTTTTTAGCTACCTATACAGGTGATGGTGGTGAAAATCTTAATGTTATAAAAGTAATTGTGTCAGGAATGATCCCTATTCTTCATTGGCTTTATGCAATTGGGTTCATTTGGATTTTCTTAAATGATAATGAATGGAATGAAATTTCAGATAAGATTATAGGACAGGATAATAATGAACGATAAAGTAAAAGTTTTTATAAAAAATTGGAAAGATGAGTTGCGGTCCCAGGTTCAACCGATCGTTAAAGCGGGCAAGCGCAAACCAACTATTACGATTATTAGAATTGGGGATACGCCAGATAGTGGAATGGTAGAGGTTGCTAAAGATATTGGATTCATTGGAGATCTTTATCAAATTCCAATAGATAGTGGAATTACGCAAGAAGATTTAATGAATTTAGTTTTGCAATGCGATACCGATGAGGTTTATGTAGAGGAACCGTTGCCGGACGGTTTTAGTAATCCGGTATTTACTGGAGAGTATGTAAAAGAAGGAATTCTTATTTTCCTAAAATCCCTAAATATAGACCCCTCTGTCAGTAAAGTGATAATTGGATTTCAAATTTTAGCTGCGGCCGAGGGGTATGAGGTGCAGATAGGAGAAGAGGTTTTAAGCGGAGAAGATGTTAAGCTGTTGGAACAAATGGCGGTGTTAGAGAGCGGAATTAAATATTGGCAAGAGAGCGAGAACGAGAGCAAGTAATTGCTCTTTTTTTTTCGTGTTTGGGATGGAAAAGAGTTTTAGTGGGAGGGATGGGGAGGCATAATCGCTGAGTTAGTTCAAACTAACTAACTTCCCAAAAACCAGCCCCCGTCTATATTTTTCGATTGATAAAAATTTCACAAGTACGCCTATAGGCTCTCCCGCTGATCATGAACAAACGGAACAATCAACCGCGCCCGCCTCCCGCAAAATTTTACAAAATACAGGAAATGTAAAAGTTGCAAAAAAATTCAATTTGGGGCTTGCAATGGTCAAAGAAATGAGTATCATAATAGATGTAAGCACAAAAGGTGCTTAGAACAAAAAGGAGACAAAGAAAATGAAAAACAATGAAACACTTTACACACTGACAGTTTTCTATCGTGATGAATCCACCTATACATCAAATGTATCCTATCGCACGCATGCCTATCAGTTTACTAGCTTGCACGGCCTCCATTCTGCTATGGATTGCGCAATGAGTACCGCAAGAGACTTAACTAGTCAGTATACAAAAGAGCGTGTCTATAACATGCGTGTTCGTAAGACTGTCATTTTCCGCTAAAACTGAAAACATTGTGAAACATCACAATGTTTCACGTGAAACAATCAGTAAAACGCATTGATTGTTTCACGTGAAACAATGCGATACACAAAAAGAAGGGAAGGTAAACACATGAAACATTACAGCATGACCAAAGCTATGACATTGTATCACATTAACAACTACGCAACATCCTACACGATAGGTTTTGTCTACGATAGCAGAGTGTATGCTATCTCATTGACCAAAGTACCTAACAGGTGGCTGTATTGGATGTATAACGGTAGTCAGTGGGTTGTGCGCATGCGCATTGCACAAGCCGAAAAGATTAAGCTTATTAAAAAGGCGGGCTGTATCTGTTTAGGCAATGAAGCGGAGTTATTCAGCAAAGAATCTATCTACAACAAAGGCGATCAGTTTGAGGGCATCATCTACGAAGCTATGACAGGCAAAACATGGCACAAAGATTCAACGCCATGGTGGAATGGTGCAGACATTGAGACAGCAGGTGCTAGAGTGCAGGTAAAGTTTAACGGTGCAACTGTTGTCAAGATGAATCAGTTGATCAAATACGCATGACTCACACGGTGAAGCGATAACACCATAACAACACTAATCTATTGAAAAGGAGAAAAATATCATGAAAAGAATCATCACTGTATCAGAACTGAAAAGACAGCTTGAAGAGTTTGAAAAGATGGGTTGGGGCGATGCTGTCGTATGGTATCGTGACGAGCAGAGCATGGATTACCAGCTTGAAGAAGGCGTATGGGATTGTGACGATGATCCCAAGTATGGCAAAGCCATTGCATTAGCGTAAAGCTTAACTAGTGAAGCGATAACACTTAAAACACTAACTTATTATGAAAGAGAGGAAAATATCATGGAAAAAAACGCTGTAAACATCACTATTAAGAGCACAAAAGTAGGAGTCAGAGGACTTTACAAACTCAAGAAGGCTATTAAATCAGATTTTGAAGCTTTCACTTCACTGTCCCCGATTAACTGCACAACTGAATGGAATAACTACTATGTTATCTGTCATGTCAACAACCTCTTTGACTTCTCTGACATCTATGATGATGAGACAGCTAACGAAAGGCTTGAGTCTGAAAGAGTCGCAGAATACACTCTTGAAAGATATTATGGGGATATGGTTGTCTGTATCACTCTTACTCTTGGATACTCACACAATGAATTGATTATTACAAATCTCAATGTTGATACTGTGATGTATGCCGGAAGCCACATGCTCACATTAGATTAACACTTCAAGGTGAAGCGATAACACCTAAAACACTATTTTAATTTACTATAAAACAAATAGAAAAACTAAACGGGGAAAAACATAAATCAAATTTATATTTTTTAATACTCAAAATAAAATTAAAAATTGAGTTTTAAATCCTAAAATAAAAGTCAGATCCTAAAATCTAGGCTTTCTATATGCGGCCCCGCGCGCCGGCCGCGGGCGTGGACCAGCCGGGCGGCGCGATTTTAAAAGCTTTATCGCGATCGCAAATTTTCGGATGGGAAGCTGGCTTGCCCTCTTGGCGCCAAAAGTTCCCAAAAGTGAAAATTAGGATGAAAATCCCTTTCTTTAATGCTTTAACGTATTAAAGCGTTAGGGCGCCGAGTTAGTTCAGACTAACTAACTCTCCGGCAAAATAGTTGGATTTCCAACTATTTTTTTTTACATTAGTCTGCCGAGTTAGTTTAGGCTAACTAACCATAAATGGTTGGATCTCCAACCATTTATTTTAGTTTCATTTCCAACTATGTTCCAGGAGGCGCATTTGTGAAAAAATTAGCAAACATTTTTTTACAAATGGGTATTGACAAATAGCAGTGTATCCGTTATACTATAGTTGTAAGTTAAGAGGAGGACAACCCATGATCAACATTCGCACACTCAAAGGACTCAAAGACAACGACGGTTTAACTTTGAAAAATGGAAAAAGAATCACTTACAAAAGCGGTTATCAGGTCGCTACAGAAGGCATTGAAACAACCGATGTAAGAGAAGCCATGAATTGGATCAAAATCAATGGCGGCAACTGCGGAGTATGGTTCGCAAATGGTATCTACTACATTGACAAGAGTCACAGAGAATCAACCAAAAGAAAAGCTCTTGAAATTGGTAGAGCTTGCAAACAGATTTCAATTCTGAAATGGTCTGACATGAGTCTGATCTACTGCTGAAAAGCAGTTTTTTATTTGCGGCGGGGAAGTTTGTGAATGTTTTAACTTTCACAAGCAAGTACGGGCAGTTAGTTTAGACTAACTAACTCGTGCGCTTTTCAATTTGAAATCATAGATCGTTCCATTTGTCAAGAGAAAAATTTTTTTATTTTTGGTATTGACTTGATCCCGAAATGTGCTATAATAATAATGTAAAAAGAAAAAGGAGAAAAAATTATGTTCGTATTAATTTCAACAAATGGAAAAATTATGGGTACTTCTGAGGATGCGGAAACTGTTAAACTGGCTTATCTCATGTATAAGAAATTGTATCCTCTTAGTGATTTCAAAATTGTGAAAGCTTCCACTCTTAATAAAAAGGGAATCATTAAATTCTTAACAGAAAATATTGAAATTAATTAAAAAAGAGGGTTGACAAACCCTTTTTTCGTGTTATAATATAAGTGTAAAAAGAAAAGAGGTAAACAAAATGATGAAAGTTAACAACCTGCCGGAATACGCTAAAACAAAAAAGTACATCGTCGCAAGACGCGTGGATGGAGAACTTTGGTTCTGGGGCGCGTGGAACGATAGAGACGCCGCTAATGAAGCCGCTTTAGAGGAAGGCGGAATCACAATCACAAATGATCTTCTGAAAAATGAATGATCATTTTTTTTATTTCATTTCATTTTCATTTGGGTTTCATTTCATTTTCGTTTGAGTTTGTGAAAATTAAAACTTTCACAAGTTTAAACGGCGCGGAGTTAGTTTAGACTAACTAACTGGGAGTTAGTCTCCGCTAACGACCCAAAATTATAGCAGAACTGGCGCCAGAAGTCAAGCGAAAAATTGATCAATTTTTTTAAAAAAATTTCATTTTCCCTATTGACAACAGAAATAAAAGTAGTTATAATAAAAGTGTAAAAAGAAAGAGGTAAAAAAAATGTTATTAAACAATTTTGACGGAATGGTTACAAAAGTAGATGATGAGCATTACATGATCTCTGATGAATTTTTTGAAAAAAATAAAAAATGGGCTGGTGATAAAGAAGTCCTGTATGTCCATGAGTTCTTCTATGATGAAGAAATTGAAGATTGGTTCTCTGCTCAGCTTTATAGAAAAGATAAAAATTTATATTATCTTGAAGAATTGTTCTAAAAATACAAAAGTGGGGGTTGACAAAACCCCCGCTGATACTGTATAATCTAAGAGAAGATGAGGAGGGAATGACAATGACAATCTTCTATGTATACTACAATAACACTGCTGAAATGTTTGAGGATTTCTACGAAGCCGAAGCATTCGCTGAAAAAGTTGACGGGATCCTGTCAGACGCATGGGGTGAACCGATCTGCTGATCGGTTTTTTTATTTTGATAAAAAAGATGAATAAGTTGTGCATCTTTTTGTTGCATTATTAGAATTTTGAGCGTATAATGATAGTAGAAATAAGGGAGGAACACAAGATGGAATTTGCTGAATTGAACAACCATGAGGAAAGAATGCTCAATCTCTACTTAGAGTTTTGGATCGAAGAGTCTGAAGGAATATTCGATGACAAAGACGAAAACTATAGCTTCGAAGATTGGTTGGTTGAATCTGCTGAATGGTTTGCGCAGGAATGCGGAGAACAGTATGCAGAACCCTATCGGCAGGCATTAGCTGAATGGCGGGCTTAAAGCCTGCTTTTTATTCTTAGTAACTTGTGAATGTTTTATCTTTCACAAGTTTGAGTTAGCGGCCGCTAACGGGTCGAAAAATTATAGCACAGTCCGCCGCAGATGTCAAGAGAAAAATTGAAAAAAATTTAAAAAAATAAATAAAAAATCCCGAAATTAGGTGTTGACAAATAATAACCAATAGACTATAATAATAATGTAAAGAGAGGTAAGAAAGATGAAAATCAAGGTTGAATACTCAGAGGGCGCTGGGTGCGTAGCTTCCTATTGTGAAGAATGGTTTGAAGAGTTTGAATCAATCGTGGAGATGGTAGCATTTATGAAAAAGTTTGAAGAGCGGTTCCCGGATGCTGAAATTTCATTCCATTCAGATGGTATCCTGTCTATCTGCAGAGAATTATAAAAAAAATTAAAAAGAGGGGTTGACAACAACCCCTCAACCGACTATAATAATAATGTAAAGATAAGGAGGACAAAAACATGACACTTTACATCTTCGAAAGAGGCGAGGCACTCGCAAGAAAGCTCAGCAGAGCTGAGATCAGAAACCACGAAAAGGAATTCGGAAAGCTGATCCGCACAATCAAAAACTACTGCTAAAAAGCAGTATTTTTTTATAAAAAGTATTGACAAATAATAGCCAGTAGGCTATAATAATAATGTAAAAAGAAGGAGATAAAAAATGAAAGTCCAGTTTAATAAAAATGAAATTGAATACCCTGAAAATACAATTCCCGTTGAGTTCATCTGCGCTTATAGGGATCAGGCATTGGCTGAAATGGTCCACTGTAAAGATGATCCTGTGAAACATGATCAGTATGTATTTTTAAGAAAAACTCTTAAAGAAATGATTGAAAATTGGGAAAACATTGTTGACAATCAGTAAAAAAGTGCTATACTATAAGTGTAAAGAAAAGGAGAACACAACATGCTGAAATACCTCGGAACAATCAAAAAGTCATCCTTCACTCATCCCACTCACAAATGGGTGGTATCATCTGAAGAACATCCCTTCCGCAAGTTCCCTACTAGCGGAGAAGGCGCTTCAAGAATGATCAGAAAGATCCGCGCAAAGGGTGAAAATCCTACTATCTATAAACTTGTGGATTAACACAAGTTTTTTTATTTTAGGTATTGACAGACCAAAAGAAAAATGTTATTATAATAGTGTAAAGAGAGGTAAGAGAAATGAATGAATGGATTCCCTGCAAAGAAAGAATGCCCGAACATGGCGGCGATTATCTGGTTACGTATTTAGAAGATGGTTGCTGTGATCATCTCACAGTCGGAATTGAAGATCTGTGGATTTCCGAAACTGGAAAGCATAAATCTTATTCCTGGGCAACAATTCCCAATGAAAACGTTATTGCATGGATGGAATTGCCCGAACCTTATCCATACATTGAAGAAGAATAAAAAAAGTGTTGACAAACACTTTTTTTGTGTTATAATAATAATGTAAAGAGAGGTAAGAAAAATGAAAGAGTATTGCAATGACTGGGAATGCCCGCACAACAAAGACGGAGAATGTGTCGCAAATGCTGAAGAGTACGCACAGTGCTTTGATGAACTCTTGGCGGCGCTCTCAAGGCTGAAAAAGTCGCAAGAAAAAAATAAATAAAGTGTTGACAACAATCCCATAATCAACTATAATAATAATGTAAAGAGGAGGAAACAAAGATGATGCATCTCTCACTGATTAAAACTTACTGCAAGGTGATCGCCGAAAAAGGCGACTGGGCGATCTGGTATGAGGACGGTGGCTATAAGTATGCCGAAGTCCTCGACCCCGAAGAGGGTTGGATCTCCTACTCCTGCAATTCAGAGTCTGAATGGCAGATGCTCACCGAGAGGTGAGTTTTTTTTGCTTAAAGCGTTTGGTCGCGCGCCCACGATCCATGCGCGCGAAACTTCAATTATACCACGCGATCAGCAATTTGTCAAGCGATTTTTTGCAAAAAAATTTTTTTATTTTTTTTCCTAAAACCCTTGACATTTTTCTAAGGTGTGGTATACTAATAATGTAAGGAGGGGAGGGCAACCCGAACGGGATGCTCCACGTGAAGCGCGTAAGACCCTTCCGCCAAAGACCTTGCACCGCCCGGAGTCCTGTTGGCGCGGTATATAAATGTGAACCAAGGAGGCAACTCCAACCCGCGGTTGACCGCTCGCTCTTGGAAAGGGGACGGCAGGACAGAGCAATTTCTTTGAAAAAATACTTGACTTTCCAGTCAGATGTGCTATACTATACTTGTCAATAGGAGGAACTTACAATGACAGCTAGATATTTCTTATTCCACGATGCAGAGCACGACCAGGACTTCGTGGTCTGGGCCCATGACGAGATGGGCGCTTGGCGGTGTCTCTTTGAAGACGACCCCGTCTGGGCTGATGCCCAGGTCACCTTTATCGGTGAAGTCTCCTACGAGGAGCAGAAAGGAATGAAGCAGTATTATTAAGCTTCATCCTTTTTTAATTAACCATATAGCGCCCGGCGTGCCGCCGACGCGCGCTTTTTGCGGAGGCGGCACGTCCTTCCATTATAACACGCATAGGCAAAAAAGTCAAGCGCAAATTGCAAAAAATATTCGAAAAATTTTTTTCCTAAAATGCTTGACTCATGCCTACCCATGTGCTATACTATAAGAGCAGTAAGGGAAAGAGCTATAAAGCGATAGACCAGTGTGCGGACGCTCTCTAAGAATACCGGAAAAACCTTATTGCGGAGCCTATTGGTACGGCTTTCATATATGGCTTATGGGAGAAAGTAACTCTGTGCACAAGTTTTTCTCCCATAAGGCTTGACATTTATTTCCAAATCAATTATAATAAAATTAACAAAAGGAGAAAAGAAAAATGGAAAAAACAAACAACACAATCGCATTGAGAAATGGTCGCTACATCTCTCTCTCTGAAATGGAATACAAATATATTTCCAAGACATGTGATATTATCAAATGGTTAGTTATTCTGATGGGCAATTGTGATTATAGTTGCGCATGTGATGAGAATGGAACCTATCTCTTCTCAAAAGAAGATTTAAGGCTGTTAAATGATCTTCTTTCCAAAGTAAAAGATATTAAAAAAATTGGACTTTAAAAAGAGTTGACAAACTTTTTAAAAAATGATATAATAAAAACATAAAGAGAGGTAAGAAAAATGTTTGAACACAATAGCACAGTTCATGTAGTCTACGTTAAAAGCTCCGATTCAGAACAGTACAGACAGAAGTACCAGGACGCCGTTGATGAAATTCAGAGACTGAATAGAATCATTGACGAGCTTAAAGAAAAGCTTCAGTCTACAGAAAAGGAACTTCATCTCATGGAAATTGCCAACAGTTCCCTTGCAGGAATGGTTGACGATCTGACCGATGAGGTTAATGCTCTCTATGTAAAGCTTCATGACTTCAACAACTAAAAAATAGCACAAGCTATTTTTTTAATTTAGGGGTTGACATTTGTTCCAATAGTGCTATAATAATAATGTAAAGAGAGGAAAATGAAATGGAAAAAATCGTTGTATACCTTGACATGGATGGAACTATTGCTAATCTGTATGGCATCAAAAATTGGCTTCCCCGTTTAAGAAATGAAGATGAAACAATCTTCTTGGAATGTGCGCCGATGGTTACTGAAAGCGAACTGCGCAAACACTTTCCCGAAAGTCTGTATGATGTGCGGATTCTGTCAATGACACCAATGAACGCAAGTGCTGAATACTGCATGAATGTAATCAATCAGAAAAACGCATGGCTTGATAAATATTTCCCTTCAATTTCGAAAAGAATCTACCGCAAGTATGGACACAATAAGAATCTGAAAAATTCACAGTATGCAATTCTGATTGATGATTCAAAATCTATCAGAGAATCTTGGAGAGGTTTAGCTTTTGATCCCGCTATCTATTGGGATTAAAAGTTTTTTTTATTTGACTTTTCATTTTAAAATGATTATAATTAAAGTATAAAGAAAGGAAAAATAAAAAATGAAAGTTATTATTAGCTACACTATCTATGAAGAAAAAGAAATTAAGGTCTCCAACAAGTATGCTATCCTTCGCAATTATCCTGCCGAATTAAATGAACAGCTCAGGCGAGAATGGAGGGCTAAATCTGATGAACTTTACACCGAGGCGCTTGAAGCCATTCCCGCAGATGCTGAATTTTGCGCAGTCAGAGACGCCAAAGATGATGAAATTTTATTTGAATTATAATTAAAAATGCGGAGACCCCCGCATTTTTTAATTGATTTTTGCTTGAACCTTTTGGCGATCCGCGCGCGAGCGTCTTTCTTGCGCGCGGATCGAACTTTCATTATACCATGCGATCCAGATTTTGTCAAGCGAAAATTGAATAAAAAATTTATAAAAAAAATATCCCAAAATGCTTGACTCCAAGAGCAAAAAGAGTTATTATAGTAGTGTAAAGAGAGGTACGGAAAATGACAGAGTTTGAAAAGAAATTAATTGGCACTTTGGAAGAGTTCGAGGATGAAGATACTTGCGGAATGTCTTTTGAAGAATGGCTCATTGACGGAATTGAATTTTTTACAGAAGATTGCAATGAAGAAGGTACTACAGAAGAAGAAATTGAATGGAATAAAAAAGAAATTGCATGGTATAAACAGGTTCTTGAAGCTTTAAATAATGGAACGTATGATAACTTAATTTAACCATTTATAAAAAAGAGTTGACAGACTCTTTTTTTGTGCTATAATAATAATGTAAAGAGAGGTAAAGCAAATGAAAACATTCACAAGACAGGACATCGCCGAATTAATCGAAAGTATTGGCGGACGTATCCTTGATAACGGAGATGATTACATTGAAGCTACTAGCAACTATAGTTGGAATACCCTTTGGTTCCAGTTTGATGAAAATGGAATTTTGATTGGAATCGGTTGCTAAAAAAATAAAAAGGGGGTTGACAATAACCCCCTAATTAGATATAATAATAATGTAAAGAGAGGAACCAAAAGATGAAACAGTACAAGAACTCAAACGGAACAGTTACAACCTACAACATGCGCAATGAGGAAATGGCTCGCAACCTGCGCAAGCTCGGTCACAAAGTCGTTGAAGATAAAAAGAAGAAAGCAAGTAAGAACGCTTGCAGAAAGGGGTGGGAATAATGACAAGGGAAGAAAAGTCAAAATTCCATCGTGATCTTATTGACCTTTTGACCAACTGTAAAGATGATCAAACATACTATGAAAGAATGGTTTACAGCTTACAGATTATCTCAAATGAATTAACTTATTTCAAAATCCAAAAGGAAGAAAAATAAAAAAATACTTGCATAAATACTAAAAGCGTGATATACTAAAGATATAGAAAGAAAGAGGTAAAAAAAATGAAACTTACAGAAGAACAGAGAATTATCCTTGACGGCGAAATTACCCTTGCAATTCTTAGATTTGTTGGGGATGAAAATTTCGATAAAGCGATTGAACGCTATGACGAAATCAGCGAACTCTGTAACACTGCAATTGAAAATTTCCTTGCGACTTGCTAAAAAAAATTGGGTAAAAGCCCATTTTTTAGTTGATTTGGCGTCGCGCTCGCGGGCGCTTTTCCTGCGAGCGCGACGTATTTTCCATTATACCACGTATACCAGATTTTGTCAAGCAAAAATTGTGACAATTTGTTGGCAAAAAATTTTCCTAAAATTGACACTTTTGGGGGTTGTAATTGTCATAAAAAAGAGTATAATAATAATTGTCAAGAGGAGAAAGCAACCAACCTCTCCCAAGCGCATAACTTGGTGTAAGTAAAATCGGCACTCTTCACAAAAAATACTTCAAAAACCTCTTGACAAAGTATAACGAATCTGCTATACTATAATTGTCAAGAGGGGATGGTTGGGTCATCCCGTGGGGACAGAGCTATCTGATGAACTATAGTAAACTGACCACCATTAAAAATAAAAAATGCAAAAAAACCTCTTGACAAAGTATAGTAAATCTGCTATACTAAGAATGTAAGAAATGAGGAGAATCCCGTTCGTGGCACAAAGGAAGGTTGGAAACCGAGGGATCTTAAATGGAAAGCGACAGAACTCTGATAAAAATCCTCTATCAGACAGAGCGCAAAATCCTCAAATTTCTTCAAAAAACTTATTGACAAATCTTAAGAAACAGTGTATACTTAAAGTGTAAAAAGAAAGGTAAAAGGTGATTACACATGGCAGAAAAGATGAACCTCACAGAACAGATTAACTCCATCGCATTCGAAGGACTGACAGAAGAGCAGTTCGCATTCCTCAAGGAAAGAGCACTGAAGTCTATCAGAAAGCCTTCCAAGACAAAGGCTCTGACCAAGACTCAGAAGGACAACCTCGTTTTCAAGGAAAAGATCCTCGCCCTGCTCGGTGAAAAGGGTAAGCTGACCGCTACCCAGATCGGCGAAGAGCTTGGGTGGAAGGGTTCTCAGAAGGCAACCGCTCTGCTTACTCCGATGGTAAAGGCGGGTACGGTTGTCAGAACCGAAGAAGGCAAGGTCAAGTTCTTCTCCCTTGCCGAGGTTGAAGAAACCGAAGAAGAAGAAGAAGAGGAATAACCCCGAAGGGGCGCAAGCCCCTTCCTCATACGCCCTTAGCTTAATAGGTAAAGCACTTGACTCTGAATCAAGAGAGTGAGGGTTCGATTCCCCCAGGGCGCGCCATTATATGGGAGATTGGATTGCACAAATCTGACACGGCGGGCAGTGCCTGACCGCTTCACCTCTGACAGTTGCCGTGAACCTAGGATAACACGGTAAACAAGTGAAAGCGCGTAGAACAGGCGCAATTGGGTTCGACTCCACCTTCTCCCCTAAAAAACCGCTCCAAGCCAATAGGTCCTCCTCCTTGCCTATTGGCTTTTTATTTGGCGTTTCGTTGCCGGGCGCTTCTCTTGGCAACGAAACGTGTTTCATTATACCACACGATCCAGCATTTGTCAAGCAAAAATTTCGAAAAAATTTTTTTAAAATATTTTTCCCAAAAGTATTGACACATGCCCTTAATAGTAGTATCATTATTACAGATAAAGAAAGAGAGAGGTAAATAAAATGACAAAAGTTGGAACAGTTTACATGGTTACAGAAAAGGGTCTCCGCACAGTAAAGGTTGGTTTCACAACAGACTGGGCAAAGAGAAGAGGGAATTATCACACACACAGCACTTGCGCAAGAATCATTGACATTATGGATGGTACAGACACTGATGAAAAGATGTATCAGCAGAAAATGCTTGAAATGGGATTTACAAAAGCCTTCAAGTATTCTCCAAGAAATGAATGGTTCAGACTTCCTAAGGGCATGAAGAAATCAGAACTCGAACATCTCGGATTCGGAATCTTTCAGAAAGATGAAGAAGAAGATGAAGAAAATGCTTGACAAAGCATTTTTTTTGTAGTATTATAATAATGTAAAGAGAGGTAAAACAAATGAGAATGACATTAAAACTCGCTAATCAGCTTATGGATTCACTCGTATGCCTTGCCATTAGTGCTAATGGCGGTGCAGACTATGACCACTTACCAACAGATGAACAGATGGCGTTGGTTACGAAGTATGCCAGCAATAAACTTCTTGAAATTTGCGCAGAATGGGAAGTCCTCAAGGGAGAAGAGTGGGAGATTGAAGAACCGGAAGAAGAGGTCGATGAAGAACCCACCCTCGATCTTGACATGGGGTTTGACCCCTACATGGGATGCTACACAGATGACTGCTGAAAAGCAGTTTTTCTATTTGACTGGGCGGGCCGTTCGCAGGCGTCTTTTCCTGCGAACGGCCCGAGCTTTCCATTATACCACGCGGCAGAAAATTTGTCAAGCATTTTTTTTGAAACTTTAGTGTCAATTTTTATCCCAAAATGGCACGCCTGGATCTGTGTGCATGGTTTGCTATTGGTAAACTTTTTGTTTAAAAAAGGCTCATCTCTGAGCCTTTCTCCAACAGTTATAGTATAAACCGTACTGCATGTTATACTTCTTAACATTTTTTACAATGTAGCGCAAGATTTCTGTTTCATCTTCTGCGTCACTTAATGCCGTGTGTTTTTCAACATAGTCATTCTTTCCTGTAATGAACCGATAACAAACTTCTGCATTTGTTTTAAAATTGCCTGCTTCAGAAATGTAGTGATTTTCTTCTGCAAACTGATGATACCGTTCAGTCTGCAAGATTGTTTCACATGCAAGGTTATAGATACAGAGCAGATTTTTACTCTTCTGATCAAGGACCTTTGCAAGATTCTGTTTTTCTCTATTGAACAGCTGTTCAGTGTATTTAATAGCTTTGTAGTCAAACTGTAAATTGTATGCGCTGATAGTTGTTACTTTAAACTCTTTGATCAATTTCACAATTGTTTCTGAAATTTCTTTCCAATAAACAATCTTTTCAGTTTTCCGTGCCTGCTTGTAATCTTCTGAATACTGATTGTAAAATTCTGATGTAGCAAGCATCCACCTTGCATCTCTGTGAAGTTCTCTAACTAAGAACCGATCTTTGTGTAAAATATTGAAATTTTTATCAATGATTGTAAATCCAATGTCATGAACCAGCGGAGTCCCAAAATTGCCGATTGTTTCAGTATCAAGCACCATGATGTTGTTTCTTGTTCTCATTCTTATTACCTCTTTTCTATACCATTATTATAACAGTTCCAATTGAAAATGCAATACTTTTTTTAATATTTTTTTAAGGGGAGTTAGCTACCGCTAACGACCGAAAATTATACCACACTCACGACCAGAAGTCAAGAGGAAAATTGCGAAAAAATAGTTGAATTTTTCTAATTTCCCGGACGACTTTGTGAAAAAATTAGCAAAATTTTTTATTGCAATTTTAAAAAATAAATTATATAATTATTATAGAAATAAGGGAGAGATAAAAAATGAAGAAAAAATTTATTGAGCATTACTTTAATGACTGTTTAACTCAAGAAGATTTTGACTATCTTAGAAGTCTGCCTAAAGAAGAGGCTTTAGAACTCTATCAAGAAATTCAAAGAATGGAAATTCTTCTTTACTTAAGAGGTTGACAATCTAACCAAAAAGGTGTATACTAAAGATACAAAGAAAGGTAAGAGGTGATACACATGAAAGAACCGACAAAGAAAGACCGTTATGAACAGATTCTGACTTACGTTGCAGACAATGCTGAACTGGTAGCATTTGTCAACCATGAACTTGAATTGCTTGCAAAGAAGAATGCGTCAAAATCTGCAAAGCAGACCGACAGACAGAAAGAAAACGCTGATCTGATGACCGTTATCTATGACGCCATGGAGAATGCAAAACAGTACAGAGTAACTGATCTGATTGCGGAAATTCACGAATTGAACGGAATGAACACACAGAGAGTTGCTCCGATTCTGAAAAAGATGTGCGACAATGTGCTGGTCACCCGTGAAGTTGTGAAGGGTGTCGCTTACTTCACAAAGATTTAATCTCACAAAAATAGCGGATAGGGGTTGACAAAACCCCTATCCCATGCTATTATTATTACAGAAAGAGAGGTAATGACAATGGCAAGACGGACAGCCGAACAGACTGAAGCGTTGATTCAGAAACACATGAGAACATTACATTGCACTAGAGAAGAAGCGATTGATGTTATCAAGTGTGATGATGAAATTGACGGCGGAAACACTGAATTATTTGCACTGACCGCTGATCAGAAAAAGATGGTTAGAAATCTCACGAAAGCGGATAGAGATCCTACGGTGAAAAGAGAAGTCAAAAGAGATAGAAAGATTGACGATGATAAGTTGAAAATCTTCACTGTCTTGAAAGAAGCCCTTGAAGGTGCAGAAATTGAAAATCTGTCATGCAAGAATGAAGCAGAAATCAGTTTCACCTACAACGGCGCGGAGTACACCGTAAAGCTCACAAAGCATCGTGCAAAAAAGGCTTGACAATAAGCCTTTTTTGTGCATGGGAAATGATACACCTGGAGCTGTGGACATGATAGACAACGGAACCAGGTGTGCCGAAAAATTTTTTAAAAAAGTGCTTGACAAACGCTTGCGGATGTGGTATAATGGCCGGTCCGCTCGCGGCGCTTCTCTTTGCGAGCGGACCGAACTTTTATTATAACATACGATGCACATTTTTGTCAAGCAAAATATCAAAAATAAATAAAAAAAGAATTTTCCTAAAATTCTTGACAGGTAAGCGATAAAGTGTTATTATTATTACAGATAAAAGGAGAGGTAACATGGATATTTCGGAAATTGAGAACAACCCTATTGCTATTGAAGCAATAAATCATTATTTATCTGAAGTGATTGCGCATAGTTATAAATGTCAGCATTGTTTTCTTTACCACCCTAAGAGAAACTATTGCCTTTATGCCTATGAATGTATTAAAGATGATTATTGTTTTTACAAAGAAGATGAATAAAAACTCTTGACAAACCAATAGCTAAATGATATTATTATTACAGATAAAGAGAGGTAAGAAAAATGACGTTAACTTTAAGAGAAATTGCCCTTATCGTAGTATTCGCTGTATGGTATTTAAGTGCTTTAATCAGCAATTGGGATGATAACTATACATGGCATAATGCATTCTATGCTATCGTTCAGCCAATTGTACTTCCAACAATTGTGTGTGGAATCCTTTACATCTTATTCTTCTAAAATATTTCCGAAGGGGGTTGACAACCCCCTTCCAATAGGCTATAATAGTTAATGTAAAGAGAGGTAAAAGAAAATGATGTTTGAACCGTTAATTAGTGGTGTTAGAGTTACAGGATTTAAAATTGAGTGTCCTATCAGTAGACGACTTGTCACTTTGCAGGAATGCATGGAAAAGTTTCATCGGCAGGAAACAATGGATTTCGTTCTTGATACCTACCGTTTCACTTTGTGTGAAGATGGTGAATGGTGCGCAATCCTTGATTACGATGATCTCTATAAAATTGCAATCCTTGAATCTTATCCATGGTATGAAGAAGAACTGATTGAATATTTCGGTAAAGACTGGCTGAAATATTACATCAGATTTGAGCACTAAAAAAAATGTGGGTCGGAGCGATAAACTCCGACCCTTAGAAAAGTTTAAAATGGAATGGAATGTAGGTTTTCCCTACGATTTTATTATAACAAAAAATTTTTTTTAAGGCAAAAAATTTTTTATTGACATTTAAAAAAAATCTGTTATAATAATAATAGAAAGAGGGATAAAAAATTATGGATTTAGGAAAAGTTTTCACTAAAAAGTATGAAGAGTTTGAAAGAGCAAGTATTCAGACACTTGTTTCTCGTCATGTTACTGCTATGCAGTTAAGGGATGGCTACGATGCAGACGCGTATTTCCTGTCAAAGCTGGCGCTTCTTGAAAAATTAAATTATGACGTTGTAGAATTTAATGCCTTGATTATTAAGGAAAAAGAGCGCAGATATAATTGGGAAATTGAATGTGCTAAACGTGATTACGATCGCTACAAAGATGTTTCTACTGAAGACCTTGGTCGCACCATTAAACATTGGGGTTCGGTTGATGGCCCGGGAGATTATGCAGCTCTTGGTTGTATGGAACGCGAACTTGAAATGAGACTGGAACCTCTTGACATTCGTAAAGCGTTATTCTTGTCTGATCTGTAAGAAGCTGAAAAAATCAGCTTTTTGCTATTGATTTGGCGAGACCTTTGCGGGCGTCCCTTGCGCAAAGGTCTCGAACTTCCATTATACCATACGACGCAAAAAATGTCAAGAGAAAATGTTAAAAAAAATAAAAAAAATAATTTTCCCAAAACTATTGACAATGAATAACCAATAGTCTATAATAGTTAATGTAAAGAGAGGTAAGGAAAATGACACTTGATGAAATTGCTAAAAAAGTTATTGAAAAGGCTCGGAATGACTGGAGAGACAGCGTTATTCAGAGTAGAATTACAGTTCTGAAAGCTATGGACAATGCTATTCGTAACATGAATGATGAAGAAGCCTTGGAGCCTTGGCTGATGGGTGGTGTTCCGGATGAAGCTTGTGAAGAAGATTATGAGGATATCGCAAGCGACCATAACAGCTACATTGAAGTAGTTGAATTATTTGCAAAGATTACAACAAACTACGCTAAAGAAGATTTCTAAAAAATGTAGAAGAAGGGGTTGACAACCTCAGCCCCTTCTGATACAATAGTTAATGTAAGGAGAGATAAATATGAAATTTGAATGGTCTTATCATTTAGATGGTGTTGTTAAGTTTAAGCCGTATCCTTTCTATGACAAATCGTATGATACTTGCGCTATGTTCTACAATGAAAAAGGTGAAAACATTGTATTATGTTTTGACACCTGTCAGAATTGCTGTGAAGACTTTAATCTTGAATACAATAAAAATTTTCACAGAAAAGAAGTAATTTCTGAAACAGGAATTACTGTAAGTTGCCATAGAGTGAACAGATTCCGCTGTGAATGCGGTGAAAAATATATCTTCTTTGTTGATACTGGTAAAAAGATATATCAGATTGCCGTATCAAATGATCATAATGGATATTATGGTCATTACGTAGGTGTTTCCAAAAATAAAGAATTTGTTTGGGAAACTTGCATTTAGGGGGTTGACAACTCCCCCTTCTTGCACTATACTATTATTGTAAAAGAGGTAGGTGCAATGAAGAACAACATCCATAAGAAAATGACTCATGAAGATGAGTTTAGTCGTAAACACGCTTGTTGGGTAGAAAATAACCGCAAAGCTTGGCACTTTTGGAAACATAAAACCCGCAAAGATTTCCGTAGAAAAATAAAAAAAGTAGTTGACAATTCTATGGAATAGAGTATAATAATAATGTAAAAAGAGGTAAGAAAAATGGAATTGAAAAAGGTTATTACATTGGGATTTAATCGCAAAGAATGGAATACCCTTCTTGATGCGGCCCGCCTGCTTGAAGATCTCGGTAAAGAACTTCAGAAGCTTGGTCCTAACGAAGATGTAACTCTCAGATGCTCGGAAAATGGCGTTGAATGCGTCTTCATTGCTTCCCAGCTCTACGAATTTTCCACCACGCTTGATCTTATCGCTGAAGGTGGCACGATCACTACTTCATAACCGCTCGAACTGACCACCCTCCTCCTCCTTGGGGTGGCAGTTTTTTATTTGGCGGCTCGTCTGCGGGCGCATTCTGCTGCAGACGAGCCGAGTTCTCCATTATATCACGATCCGCAAATTTTGTCAAGAAAAAATCAAAAAATTTTTTAAAAATTATTTTTCCCAAAATGCTTGACACCATTATTGTAATGTAGTATTATTATTACAGATAAAGAGAGGTAAACAAAATGACGATAGATGAATTAAGTATCTTCTTTGATAACATTGAACATAATATTAGTCCAAACGCTGAAATTACTTTCCTTCAGTATGATAGCAGCGACAACAAAGCAATAGTTGATTACGTTAACAGTATCGGAGAAGAACTTCGCTATACTTGCGAAATTAATACTGATTAGACGCTCCAACCGCTGATCTACTCCTCCTTGGGTCAGCGGTTTTTTTATTGATCCAGCGGACCCTTTGCGCGCGTATTTTGCGCAAAGGGTTCGAATTCTTCATTATACCACACGATCAGAAAAATGTCAAGCAAAAATCTTGGCAAAAAAGTGCCAAAAATTTCTCCCAAAATTGACACTTTTCCTATTGCAATTGTCAAAAAAATCAGTATAATTATAAGTGTTAAGGGGATGGGGCAAGCCCCACGAACCGAGCCAAAGGGCGAGCACGTAAACCATGGTAAATCGTGCAAAGGGGAGTGGGATACAGGGCTGAAGTCACTCGCACAAATTTGCGAAACTTTAACCAAAACCCCTTGACACATTCTCCAAAATCTGCTATACTATCTATGTAAGAAAGGAAAGGTGGTAACACTATGGCAAACAAGCCGACTAAGCGCGATTTATTCGCAAGACTCCGCGTTCTCGCTGAGAACGATCCCGAACTCGTTTCTTTCATCGACCATGAGGTTGAACTCCTCAACAAAAAGAACGCGTCTAAGACTGGCAAGCAGACTGAGCGTCAGAAGGAAAACGCTGACCTCATGACCGTCATCTATGACGCTATGGAAACAGGAAAGCAGTATACTGTTTCCGACCTTATCGCTGAGGTTCCTGCGCTCGCAGGCATGAATACTCAGCGTGTCGCTCCGATCCTCGGTAAGATGAAGGACAACGTCCTCGTCACCCGTGAGGTTGTGAAGGGCAAGGCTTACTTCACAAAGATCTAAGCCACTGAGGGGGCGAAAGCCCCCTTCTCCCCTCACTGAAAGGTAGGTGATACACTTGAACGAAAAACTCATTGCTCATCATATGCGCACGTTAAAATGCACGCGTGAGGAGGCCATTCAGTTAATTGCGGATGACAAGGAAACCGACCGCGGAATCCCGCATGAATGGGATTTAACCCCCGAACAGATGAGAAACGCTCGCAAACTTGCAAATGCGCATACGCGCAAAGTGACCGCCACCACTCGCACCCGCAAGGAGAATCCCACTAAGCAGGGCATTATCTCCGCTGTTCATCAGTGTGTGAGCGGTATCACAGGGGCGCAGGATGTGCGGATTTCCAACGCTGAGCGCGCGGTGGATTTCATGCTTGACGGTGTCAGCTACACGCTCACCCTCACGGCACATAGGGCTAAATAGCCCTATTTTTTTATGCAAAAAGCGCAAGTTAGTCTTGACTAACCGCGCCGAGCCGCTGCCCAGCGTAGCGGCTCGAATTTCCGATCGGTAAACCCATATGGCAAATTTTTTTTCGGAAGTGCAAGGTACATATGGCACGCGGATTTTCCCAAAAATAGACCAGGGGCCGATCGGGTTTGTGAAATTTTTCACGAACGATTAACCCGATCGGGCGAGCGCATATTTAGCCGCATATGCCGATTTTTTGACAAAAAATTGTCAAAAAACGCAATTTTCCAATAGAAAAACACATAAAACACCATATTTTTAACTATTTTTTTGACATTTTTAATAATTTTTGCTATAATTATAGGCGTTTTTTATAAAAAAACGCCTTAAAATCATTAAAATTTGACATTTTTTATTAAAAATGTTATAATATAATGGGATTTTATATAAAAACCGATCGGAAATTGAAAATTTATTGTCAAAATTACTCCAAAAGTCAAGCAAATTGTGCTGTTCCAGCTTAACCCGATCGGTTAAACGGCCAGCCGCATATACCTTATTACTATTGGACCTTTGGGGACTTTGTGAAAGTTCAAACTTTCACAAAATTGTTTTATTTAAAAATATATGATATAATATTTATAGGGGGACCCTTCTCCCCGAACGGAATACCAATAAATAAAAAAAGAAAACCCTGGGTGCGCACCAGGGTTTCTATATATTATAAACACTCATTCCGCCAAAGGCTGTTTTTAGAAAGGGAGGTAAACAAAATATCTACATCTTAACCAGTGCCCGGGCGCACTCCAAAAGCACTAGCTAAAAAGAATTATTAATATTTAAGTCTATGATCGCTCCAGTTAACAATACTAATCCAATCATTTTCATTATCATCAGCATAAAATTGATTGGGATCAACCGTCGTTGAACTTTTCTTTTGGTTACTAATCTGTTTTAAGAAATCCGCAATGATCTGCGCATCCTTATCTTCCTGCGGTGCTGGTGCGGTTCTACGTTTCGTATCAGTAGCTGCTTCCTTAGCTGCCTTCTGGTAACCTTTAATTCCATTCATCATGTCATCAACCGCATCAAGAACAGATTCAGTCATCTTATCATAACCCTCATCGGCCAGGCTCTTTGCTACATCTTCGCCATGCGCCATTTGGATATATTCCTTTAAGAAGTCTGTTAATGCTACTTTATATCTGGATTCAAGTGCCTCTTCTAAGACTTTATCAATAGTGTGCACTAAATCCTTTTTAATATCCTCTGGAGTTCGACCATCATCCATCCAGTCAGTAACCCAGTCATAAATCTCATCTTTTACATAAGTACTCATATTTCTTTTCACCATTCCTTACTTACATATATATTATACAATAATTTTTTTATTTTTGCAACCGTATTACATAAAATTTTCTTGTCCGATCTTATATTGACTTATAAAAATTTTTTTGTAGATCTGTTCCAAAAGTAGAATTGAATTTGCTTCCAGAATTTTCAAACGAATTTTCATTTCGTTCCTTGGATTGTTGCGGGGATGCGGACCTGGGAGTTTACCGACCGGGTTTACACTAGGGTATACCCCGGTTTCGGTCGAGTTTTCAAAATCTCTACTTGACAACTTCAAAATTTTTTATCCCGATCGGCGGCCACCCCACTCACCCAAAAGTTAACAAAAGTAATCCTAATTTTAATAAAACATTTCAGTATCACTTTCCGCAGTGCATTTTAACGATTCAACCGCTTCGCGCACAGTTTTATCTTCCTCTTCCTGCTCAATCAAATTCAAAATCTTTCTTATCGCAGTGCAATAATCATACTCCCGCCTTAAACACTTCCAAGCCCGGATAAAATCTCTTTCACTACTTCCACGCCCCATTTTTTAATCCTCCGCTACCCAATAAGAACTATAAAAATCCTTTACTCTATCCGATAACTCCTTCTTCGGTTCCGAATAAAACTCATCTATTTTTTCAAACGAAATTTCCAAATAGCAGCAATCGTTCGCTTCTACCACCCTACAATAAAAATTAGGTAGCCTTAACTCAAGCTGATGGCATAACTCATATATTTCATAAAAGTCCTCTTTCGTTCCTTTATAAACTACTTTCATTACTGGATTAATTAATTCCATCTTTTAATCTCCTACCTATTACTTGCATCGCCGTATTAGTAATCCTAGAAATATCTTTACTATCAAAATATGGAAACTTTTCTCTTAACCAATCTTGCAATCCCCAACCAAACGCAGCTAATTCCTCAATACCCCAATCATCTAAGCTTTCAATCTTATTTTTTACAAAATAATCAGTCATATCTTTATAAAAATCTTCTATCATATCTTTACCTTTTTAAGTGGACATGCCAAACTTCTTCTCCCTTTCGGTTTACCAAACCCAGTTAACGGACAGATCCCCTCAGATAAATTCCCCTTGCGCAATTTTCCAATTTCACAATCCGCGCAAGTCTTAGGAAATGGAATATCAATCGTTACTATCTCCCTTTTCATTAAGTAACCCACTCTTTTTCAGTTTAATTCTGAATTTCGTCGCAGTCTTACAATCTCCTAAAAACTCAGAAAATCCCTCCATCAACTTTCCATGATGATAACAAATATATTCATCTTCCGCATGTCCAATATCATCTAAAATAATCCATAAAGCTTCATCCGCAGTACTTCCTTTAATCTGCCTTAAATATACCCAATAGTCCATAAAATTATAAATCTTATCTTCCATTATTTAATCTCCTATTAATTTCCAAATACCATTCTTAATTTTTACTTTTCCTTCCCAGGTTCCATCTTCTTTTCTGCGGCAAATAATAAAGACCTGCATTCATCCTCCATCTCAAAATCTATTATTTCAATAGGCTCCATCACTCTAGCAGTAATTTCCAAAGCAGCCATAAACTTCTGTCCCCAAGGCCAATCTGAATGATAACAATCTATGTATTCAAATACTACATTAAATATTTTTTTACTTTCCATATTAATATCCTTAATAAAAATATTACATTTTTTTAGAGAAAAGGGGTATAAGTAAAATTTGTAATATTTTTACTCTTCCCAATCAAACCCTTTATCTTCTATTTCCAAAGACTTTCTTTCATAATGATTAATCCTAACAGGAATATATCCATAAGTCTCAATCCATTTCCCTAAAGCTTCAATAAAACTTCCAGAAGCCAAGTTTTTAACCTGCTGATTATAATCCGCAGTTTTAATCATTCCACTTGCTCATTGTTCAGTTAATTCAATCAATTTTTCACCAGTCTCCTTAGACTTAGTAAACTTTATCTTATTCCACTCTTTAACCTCTTCTTCAGTCATAAATCTTGGATATTGCCCAGTTCCCATACAAGCCGCATATTTCTTTTCAGTAATATCATATTCATTACCAAGCACTTCTCTTACATAAGAATAAGCAGTACTCATCAAATGCTGAACTTGATTAACAAGATCTTCTGTATAAATAACATTAGTAACACCACTAGCAGTATTCCAACTATTCTGTTCAATAGCTTCAACTACTTTAGGCAAATAAACTTCTTTATATAATCTTTCTTTTTTACTAGCAATATAATCTTTCTTTTTCTTCAAAAAGATGTACTTTCTTTTCTCCATCTTTCATTCATAACATTCAGAAAGTTTTGCTTCATAATCGCTTCTCTTATTTCTAAAAGATCCATAAGAAACATTAAAGAAATCTTCCGCAACTTCTTGCGTCTTATAAGGTCTATTTAACTCAAACTCCATAACCAATATTTTTATTAAGTTTTGTCATATTTTTGCTCAAACATCTAATATTATAAGGTTGAGTCAAAATATGACAAAAATCTTAATTTTTCTTCCTCCTTGCGGCGCGTATATCTTTCATAGTTACTTCATAACCAAAAGTATAACCTCTAATAAACTTCGGGCCAAATCCTCTTAAATTCCTTATAATTTCATGCTTTGAAATATTCATTTCCTTCGCTGCTTCTTCTACAGTTTTAAATAATCCAACAGCAACATTATCTACATCATAAGCTACTATTCTACTCATTGCGCAATCCTACCTTTACTTGCGCGCGGAGCTTATCTATACCCTTATCTTTAAGTTCTTGCGCTTCCTGCTCAAAAATATCTTTGCCGCAATATTTTCTAATTTCAATAACACAGAAAGCCATAACATCATCTTCTATTTCTTTCTGTTCTTCTTCAGTAAGAAGTTTTTCTCTAAATCTTTGAACTTCTGACTTCATTAGATCATTAATATCATCTCTTAACGCCATTTTATTTCCTCCTTTTGCGCTTCGCGCTTAACGGAGAGTTAAATCTTCGCTTCGCTCGATTTACTCTCCTAGCGAAGGTAAAAGTCCCTCCGGGCCTTTTCCTTCGCTTATATTATTTATCGTTTTTACGTTTTTTCCGTGCCATATATCTTTTCTTTTTTGAGAGAGTTTCTAAATCATTCATATCAAAAGTAATTCTTACATATATATTATATCATATAAATCTGTTTTCGTCAAATAAAAAGAGACGATCTCCGTCTCTTATTTTTCATTATATTTAAACCAAATCCGTCTAGGAAAACCACCGATATTGAAATAACTTGCGCTGACCACGCCTGTCGTTTCATCATATTCCCACTTTAAACCATGATCAATTTCATCGTAACCGATTTTTTCAACGGTTTTATAAATTGCTCTTTCAATCTTTTCCTTATCCATTATATTCCCCCGTCAATACCATTACAGCACATATCAAAATAAACCAGAAAACTACTACAAGTGAGATATTAAATAAAAGTATGACATCGCTTTCAAGGAAATCTGCGAAAGCTCTAAAAATAAATCTAAATCCTCCCATAGAATCAGCTTCCCAATCAAACCAATCTGAAAGCGAATATCTTAACCAATCAAGAAATGAGAACAACATACCAGCAATTAATACAGTAAACGGAAACGCAATTACAGTCATTATTCCATATACTCCTTCGGAATTGCTTCCCAACCTTCAGTCTTTCTGACATTATCGAATCTGCTGCAATGACCAGAAGCGCACTTAATACCGTAGCAATAAGGTGCCCAATGATCAATGAATCTCCTTAACTTACCAGTCTCAGAAACCCAAGCTCTTCTATCTTCATATCTCATATCGCAGTTAGCATGTCCGTTTTCATAATAAGTTGACAACTGATAGTCACATTCCGCAACCATGTCACGAAGATTCCAATCATCAGTATCTTCAGAAAGTTCGCCACCAATCGTATTATGTTCTAAGCAGAGACATTCCATGATTTCATTATACTTTCTTAAAGCCTGATTATACTTTCCTTCAGTTAATACCTTCATTATTTTCCCTCCTTAGCAAAAGAATAAACTAACGAAAAAGAGAGCAACACCAATAGAGAAACAAAGAAATATAACACTTACAGCAAGATTATCTTCCATATTAGTTTCAAAAGCAAGCGATAAGAAATTATAAATAAGTGCGGCAACCAGTCCTACGCCTCCAAAAACTGAAAATACAATAGCGCCCATGCGAAGCACAATACCCAAATTTGTGTAATCCATATTTTTATCACCTTTCTTTCTTTTACATATATATTATATCATATTTTTTATTTTTTTCAAATCCGATCTTTTGCCTTTAATAAAAATTTTATGTATAATAATACTATAAGAGAAATTAAGGAGAAAAAAATGCCAAAAAACTATATTGACTTTGATACCTTTAAAGCGCAGCATAATGCAAAACCTCGCTATCCACGCTGTCCCCGTTGCAAGAAACCAATGGAATCAGTAATGACCAATAAGTTTGGTAAAGTCATGTGCGCCGATTGCTTTTATATTGAAGTCGAAAAAATGGAAGCTGCCGCCAAAAGAAAACAAAAGGTAGAAATAAATGAGCCAGAATCAGAAGATACCTTCACAATCGACATTGACGAGTAGTATGTATATTCTTACTCATCAAGAATACAGGTATAACGGATATTCAGCAGATATTTTGTGTGAAGATGGGAAATTCTATAAAATTGAAAAAGTGATGAGCGGCGACATAAGACCAATCTTATTTTTATCTAAAAAAGAAGCCAGAAGCGCACGAAAAATATATGGCCGATGGCCGAAATATAAAATTATCAAAATAAACGATCCTTCTTGGTTATGTGAATAAAGGCGAGTAAAAATCGCCTTTTTGATTTTTTATAAAAATAATTATATAATAATAATGTAAAGAAAGAGAAGGTAAAAATATGACTGTTGAAGAATTAATTCATGAACTTGAAAAATACAATCCAAAAGCAAAAGTTGAAACATATGACTCTGATTATGGACCTGTATCTATCTGTGCTATCCATAAAGAAGATAAAGAAACTATCTGCCTTGAATGGGAATAAAAAAACTAATATTATGAAGATTATAGATTTTGAAACAAAAGGAAATGTTATTAGATTTGCGCTCGGCGCAGATGATTGCAATGACTATTGGGGGGATGACTGGAATGATGCTCCTTATGAACATAATGCAGGACCTGTTTATGACCGTTATGTCACTGAATATGCGACCATTCTTGTTCCTTTTGATCATACTGTTTGTGATATGGAGCATGATTGGCATTATCAAGATAATTCTGGTTATTCTAAAGAAGATTTTAAGCTGGGCAAAGCTCCTTGTATTGTTATTGATATGTTTTCAGATTGGGATGCGAATTATTCTAATGCTGTTTTAAAAAAGGATAGCATTAGGTTTTTCTTCAATGATCCTCTTGAACCGGGTTTTTATATCTTATGTATTACAGGATCATTAAAACAGGTTATTACTACTGGATTAACTAAGCCAACCCCCATTCATTTGAATAAATAAAAAATATATAATATAATAATAATGTAAAGAAAGGAAATACAAAAAATGTTAATGAATCATTTCCCCAAAGGGGATACCCTTCGTTCCAAGAGAAACTTAAAGCGTAGGGTTCGCCGCACTATTCGTCACCTCAATAAGGATTTGCGCGAGGACGTTTTTAAGGACAGATTTTGGCTGGAGGTGGAAAATGCGCACATTGTTCCGTATAATGACAACTCTGGTTGGGATGCTCATTTCTATATCATTTTTCACGATAGGGATTGTCCTGATCGTGACTATGGCTACTGGTTTGAGCCTCATTGCATTGTCTATTCTGGTATGTTTGCTGGTGGTAGATATGTTGATTCGGATCTTAACGACTTTATCGTAAATTCTGACTTCTGGGAGAAGTATAAGGCGCAGAAAAATCAGTAATTTGAAAAGTCTTAAAAAAAATTATATAATATATATGTAAAAAGGAAATGGGAAAGTAAACAGGGGTTCGAGGCCCAGGCGGTGATTTCCGGTCGTAACTTTCATCAAGTTACCCGCGCCGTCAGCTAAGGGAGCGGTTGCTTTTGGAGGATGATAGACTTCACCATATTCTAATTACTTAATCGTTAGTTTACAGGAAGCCCGAACGCAGCATCGGGGTAGCTGTGCCAAGTAAATCGAAAGATGATTAGGCGGTGCCATTACAAAAGTGGCGGTCTTGACAGAGAAGACTGGGGTTCAATTCCCCCGGGCCTCGTGTAAGCCAACGATTATTTGAAAAGTTTAAAAATAAATTATATAATATATATGTAAATAAGGAAAGGGAAAATAAAAAATGAATGTAACTGTAGGAATGCTGAAACGCTATCTTGAAAATCTCGATGAAAACCTGGAAGTTGTTGTTTACAATGATGACTATGAATGCGATACCTTCCTGAATGGTGCTCCAGTCGTTTGCACCGCAGATAAGTTTAGATACTGTAGTGGCGACTCTTGTATCTGCATGGAGGATAATGATCCCGACAAGCTGTATTGCTACTTCAACATGTAAAAATCCACCACTTAAAAAATTAAAAAAAATATATTAAAATATAAGTGTAAAGAAAAAAGAAAGGCAAAGAGGTGATTACACTATGACAAACAAGGCTACTCTTACTGACAGAATCAACGCCATCACATTCGAAACTTTGACTGAAGAGGACTTCCAGTTCCTGGTTGAACGTGCTCTGAAGTCTGTCCGTCCTGCTGGAAAGCGTTCCGACAAGCCGACTAAGGCACAGGTTGCTCGCCAGGCTGAACTGGAAAAGGTTGTCGCCTTCGTCGCTGAAAAGGGCGCTGTCACTTGCGCTGATGTTGAAGCTGAGTTCGGCATCTCCAACCAGAAGGCAGCTCGTGCTCTGAAGGACGCTCCGGGCGTTGTCAAGGCTACTGAAGCCAAGGGCAAGACTAAGGCAACTTGGGTTCTTGCTCAGTAGTATAAAAAGAGGGAGGCGCATGCCCCTCTTTTTTATTTTTTAAAAAATATATGTTATAATATATACATAAGAGGTAAGAAAAAATGAAAATTAAATTAATGGAAGGCTGTGAGTTAACAGGCTATGATATTGTTGCCAAGATAGTTTTACAAATGATTAAATCTCATTTATCTACAACTCCTGATTGTAGCATTATTGTTCGAATAGGAGAATTAAATGAACGTGAGGGCACTAAATATATTACATATAATAATGAACTTCTTACTCCCATTGGTTGGCACAATATACATGATATGTCAGAGTGGGAATGGGAAAATGACTGGTGGGAAGGACAACGAGAATTTTATTTTGATGGATTTACTTTATTAAAAGATGTTACCATGGATTATGTTCCATCTTATGATCCCTATTTTTCTAAAGACCCGTATCTTGCTAAAATTCATTATAAAGGAAATACGTGGATAAAAGATGTAGGTGATATGTCCTGGCTTCCCAATTACTTTCCATTGGTAGAAATAACTGAAGATAAGTAATAAAAGGGGATTTTAAAATCTCCTTTTTTATTTTTTAAAAAAATATGATATAATATATATATAAAGAAGGTAATGATGAAATGAATAGTTTTGAATGGATTGGCAATGATGCAATTTTGTATAAAGGAAGAATTTGTCCAATAACAGAGAATGATGGATGGGGCGTCGTTAATGCCATGAATAGAGTTGATAAAGAAGAAAAAGAAAAACTTGATCGCCTTAAAGCTGAATTAAGAAATGAATTAATAGCGGAAATAAAAGAAGGTCGTTATGGGAGATATTGATTGTGATATTTGTAATTATTGTATTCAATCTTATTTTATTAATTTAAATACATTGGGATGTAAAGTTTTAGATACTACAGGATATTGTCCAATTAAAAAAGTAAAAATTGAAAAAACGGAGAAAAATAAAAAAAATGATTACAATGTTAGAGCTGCTTGAAAAAATTAAAAGCGATTCTCAGCCGTCTTCAATTGTTTATAATGATGAATATTACTATTGGACTTATGAAAATGAAGAAGGATTTCTTGAAAGTAATTACGTTACTGTGGATAGAAATAAGTTACAAGTAAATTCAAAAAATTCTATTGGTGAAATTATTTACAAACGAGTAATTGATTCAGAACCATTAATTACACGAAAAGAGCGCGATTATTTAAAAACAGTTATTTCACCATTCCATGATCGTATTAAAAGTATTCTGAAAACATGTCCATCAAGGAAAGAAGGCGGAAGAGAAGCAATTGTTATTGTCTATACTGGCGATGATATCACCGAATCAGTTTGTCAGTTACCCACATTTGAATACAATTCTTCTTTTAAAGGAATGGAATTATGGAAAAACTATCAACTTTCAGATCTTCATATTCATTTTAATAGCAACAAATATGAAGATGAAGATCTTGATGATGAAGATGAATTCGATGATGATGATGAGGAGGAATAAATGTTATCTACAGAAGTTATGTATTCAGTATTAACTCATTTACTTTGGATGGTAGGCGTTCTCATTTTAATCGGAGTTATCCTGGGATTGGTTTATGTAATAAGCGATGGTATAAGGACATGGATAGAAGAATGGAGATAAAAATGACTGATACAGAAAAATATGTTAAAAAAATTGCAATGGCAATTTCAGCTACAATCGCGGCAAAGTATGGAACAAAACATTGGTGCGAGGATCTTTGTGGAATTGATCCAGAAGATTTGCGCAAATTCTTAGATTTCGGTCAGGCAGCAATGCTTGGATATTTAGAAGGCAAAGAAAAATGCGGGGATTAAATGAAGACAAAACAGAAAAAGACTAAGTTTGAAAGAAACCTTTTCCATTTTATAAACGATTTGCAAATGATGAAAACAAATTCCTATCATCAATTATGGAAAACTTGGCGCCCAATTAAAATGAGGAAGGCAAAATAATGTAAAAATTCAGATAAGTAATACTTATTTGAATTTTTTTTATTTTTATAATATAATATATATGTAAAAGGAAAAAGGTGATTATATGATGGATGTAAGAGGAAAGTTTGGAGAAGCAAAGATTTTTACCGATGTAGTTGACGAAGCTAGCATCGCTCAGGTTATTGAAATGTTAAATCAGCCTTTTGCGGAAGGTCAGAGAGTCAGAATGATGCCGGACATCCATGCGGGAGCAGGATGTACTGTAGGTACAACTATGACCATTGGCGACAAGATTTGTCCAAACTTAATTGGTGTTGATATTGGATGTGGTATGCAGGCAGTTCGTGTAGACGCTGATCACATTGATTTTGCGGTTCTTGACAAGACTATCCGCAATCTTGTTCCTTCAGGGATGAATGTCCATACAAGATCTGGTAGAAGACCCGTATCAATTGATCTTGAGTCTTTAAGATGCGCGCATGCGTGTGATCTTGAAAGAGCAAGAAATTCAGTTGGAACTCTTGGAGGGGGAAACCATTTCATTGAGGTAGATCGTGACTCTGCTGGAAATTTATGGCTTGTTGTTCACTCTGGATCTCGCCATCTTGGAGTTGAAATTGCAACTTTCTACCAGAAGGCGGCAATTGAGAACTTACACCAGGTTTCTGCTGATAAAAGAACTGCTTTAATTAACTCTTTAAAGGCAGCTGGAAGACAGTCTGAAATTCAGAATGCTTTAGCTAACTTACAGCCGGCATATCCGCACATCCCGGATGCTTTATGCTGGTGTGAGGGTGATTTAATGCAGGATTATTTGCACGATATGAAGATTGCTCAGCAGTTTGCGGTAGCAAACCGTCAGGCTATTGTTGATATTATCTTAAACCGCATGGGTCTCCACGCTGTTGATGGTTTTTCAACTATTCATAACTACATTGACCTTGATAACATGATTCTTCGGAAGGGTTCTGTATCTGCGCAGAAGGGAGAACGCTTAATTATTCCAATGAATATGAGAGACGGTTCTTTAATCTGTGTTGGAAAGGGAAATCCTGACTGGAACTACTCTGCTCCGCATGGTGCAGGAAGAATCATGAGCCGTGGACAGGCAAAGAAAGAAATCTCTTTAACTGACTTCGAAGATTCAATGAAGAATGTATGGACAACTTCCGTACAGATTTCAACAATCGACGAATCTCCTATGGCTTACAAGCCTATGGAATCAATCCTTGAGAATATTGTAGATACCGTAAGGGTCGTAGATATTATCAAGCCGGTTTATAACTTCAAGGCATCAGAATAACGATAAAAAATTCAAGTAGAAAAATCTCTATTTGAATTTTTTATATTTTTATTATATAATATATATGTAAAGAAAAGGAAGGTGATAAAAATGCCTGTTGCAAAAACTTACGAGAGTTGGGAAATTGTTGAAGGTCCTTACGCTAAGATTGGAAAAAATGGATATTCCACCAACAACTATGTAAAAGTTAAATCCCCTACTGGAGTTATTAAAGAAGTTCGTTTTTACACCAATAGAGAATATCTGAGAATGTATCCGTCTAAAAAGCAGACATTTTCACAGAGAGAAATGTTGGGATTCGGTGAAGCTGGATACATTACCATTTACCTCGGCAACACATATGAAAATCTGAATTGGTTTAAGGCAGAACCTAATTGCCGTTACCATAAGATTTGGGGTTGGTACACACCTTCCAATCAGGAACTGCCGGAAGAGATTCCCGAAGGTATCTCTACTGCTCAGCTGACTTGGGAAAAGGTTGTTGGCGAAGGTGGTTTAATCGTTAATGAAACAAAAGCCCAGGACGCAGTTAACGAAATCAAATATGCCAACACAGAAAGCACTAGTGAATATGTTGGCGAGATCGGAGATAGAAGCGATTTTACTCTGACTGTAAAAAAGGCAATCTCTCTCTATGGTGCATACGGCGCAAGCACAATGCATATCATGGAAGATAAAAATGGAAATGTCTTTGTTTGGACTACTTCCGTAAAAGATTTGGAGCAGGGTGTTACTTATGTTCTGAAGGGGACTATTAAAGATCATAAGGAATATCGTGGTGTAAAGCAGACTATCCTGACTAGATGCAAGGTTATGAAGGAGTTTGAATGATCTACGAATGTATCAAACAGTATAACGATATTGAGCCGGGTACATGCTGGGTTGCCAGGCTCAATCATTACATGTTTCGTGAAGTAAATGGAGAAAGGATTAGATATTTAACACCATATGTCTTAGAAAAATTTTTCAAAAGAAAGGAATAATATATGGGACTTGATTTTTGCGGTTTTTGGTTAAAAAAGGACGAAACCATGTCAGACTATTGGGCTTTACCATACAAAGAGAAAAAAGAGCGCGAGTTATTCTATGGAAGAAGATCTTGGGAACTTGTTCACTTTTTGCAATGCCCAACTGGAAAGAAATGTGACAGCGAATTAACTCTTGAAAGATGGGTTGCATTAATGGAAACATTAAGTCAGTTTGGCGATACTTTTGAAGATGTTTGGGACGCCTATTATCTTTGGGAAGAGAGAATGGATGCGTATAATTATGATTTTATGAATTTTTGGAAAGTGCATCCAAAAGAAGCCCAGCTGATTGAGACTTATGAAATCTGGTATAAAAAAACTTTTAATGAAGAGCCTTGTCTTGGTTACCGTTTTTCTGTTGGATACATGCTTGCTTTTTGGAAAGCATGTGATGAGGTGCTTAAATATCTTGAAGATCCTGAATACAAAGTCTGGATGGGTGCATTCTATTAAGAGGAGCTTTGTTCCTCTTTTTATTTTTTAAAAAATATATGATATAATATATATATAAAGAAAGATAAGGTGATAAAAATATGGAATATAAAGTTGGTGATTATGTTATTACAGATTGGATTATAGATCCTGTAAAAATTATTTCAATGGATGAAGAAGAGGGAATTATCGTTTTACTTCCACGCTTTATAACATATTATGATAATGATGATGTTGCTTTTTGGCAAAGCGAAATTGAAATTAGTGATATTGTAGATTTTTCTACAAAGGAAGCTTTCGTTCGAGCTGCGAAAGATAGTTTAATTGATTATCAAAACACTGTAAATAAACATCTTACAAAAATGCAAAATTTAATTACATTAAGTGAGGTATTTGAATAATGAGAGACCCAAAGAGAATTGATGAAGTTACCCAAAAGTTAAATGAACTTTGGCATAAGTATCCAGATCTGCGATTTTGGCAGTTGCTGAGTTGCATTCCGTTACCTGGCAGAAGAGATCCATTTTATCTTGAAGATGAATTAACTCTTGAAATTCTTGAAAAGGTGATTAAGGAGGGATTTTAATATGAAAATTGGTGTTGATGCTCCCTGGTATAATGATTCAGTAGAAAGAACTGCTTTTAACCTTTATGCAATGAATTGTGAAGAGGTTAATGAAATTGCTGAACAGATTGTTAATAGTTTTCCATATAGCGAACTTGAAGGTATTGATATTGAAGATATTAAATATAGCTTTGGCGTTGATGACGCAACTGCGCAAGCAGTTTATGATAGAATGTGGGAATTGATTGATTAATGGATTGGATTAAAAATATTTTGTTTGTAATTATTATTTTTCAAGAACTTCAAATCATATTATTAAACAAAAGAAATATGGATTTAAGACAGGATGTTATGGTTTTAAATCAGATGATGGCAAGACTAATTGATAAGAATTTGTCTGAAAAAATCCTTATTGAAGATAAAAGAACCAGTGCTAAAAATAAAGAAACCGACAAATAAAGGTCGGTTTTGATTTTTAATAAAAAATATAATATAATATATATGTAATGAATAAGAAAGAGGTAAATGGATGGGCAAGTTGTTTGATAAGTTAGACCATAAGGATGAACTTGACGCATGGATTAAAACGTATGCTGGTTATGAAAATGTTACAAATGAAAATCCGCCAGCATCATTGGCACATTTAATGCGCTATTGGGAGGCCGCAAAATCTGAATATCTTTATAAGATGTTTGGCGAACAGTTTATTATTGAAAAAACTATTTCAGTGGAAACTTCTAGAGAAGAAATTTTTGATAAAATGTGGAATGCGTTGACCTATGAATCTGATATGACAGATTTTAAATTGGCGTATAGAAATTGGTTAGGCGATGCAAATTTAGATCTTAACGCAAATGCTGAATTATGGTATTTAATTTCACCTGATATTTTGACTGATAATAAGTATAGTTTTGAAACTCATAAGATTTCTATTAACGATACTACAATTACTGTTCAAAAGGGATGCAAGCCGATGAAGGCTTTAGCTAAAATCGCCGAACTTGCTGGACTTGAAGGTTTTGAAAAATTCAGAATTGCGCATTCTAATATCTTGGGTAAGAAAAAGACAACTGGAACTCTTTGTCTTTCAATTCATCCGCTTGATTATATTACAATGAGTGATAATGATAATGGATGGGATTCTTGCATGAACTGGATCAATGCTGGCTGTTATAGAATTGGCACGGTTGAAATGATGAACTCTCCTGCTGTTGTTGTTGCTTATTTAAAGAGCCATAAGACAATGAGATTCCATGATAGTGAGTGGAATAGTAAAAAGTGGAGAAATCTATTTATCGTTGATAGAGATTTCATTACTGGAATCAAAGGATATCCATATCAGGATTCTTATTTGGATGAAACGTGTATTGACATCCTTATGAATCTTGCGGAAAAGAATCTTGGTTATCGTTATGAGCATGATATTGTTGAACATTCATTTGAAAGTTATAAAGACGAAGTTGAGTTTCCAGAACTTGATAGAAATGTTGACTTCAGATTCTTTACCAATTGGATGTACAATGACTTTGGCAATGGCAATACCACTCATATGGTAATTGCTCCAGATACATATGATGTTGATTTCAATTACTCTGGAACTCCAGAATGTATGTATTGTGGAAATGTTTTAAATGACTGTGATAATTATAACGAAGAGGAAACTTCTGCTGTAATTTGTACTGATTGTATGCAATTAATTAGATGTGAATATTGTAATGAAGTCATTCGTCCAGGAGAAGAGTGTGAACTCGACGGACACATCATTTGCGGTGATTGTTATGAAGCCTATGCAACATACGATCCGCTCAATGATGAAACGCATAGTCGAGAGAATATGGATACCGTTTTTTTGGTAGATGATACAAAAGTGTCAGAAGATGATGATCCATTTAGATGCTATTGCTCCTTTGTTAAATTATTTACTTGCATTGATACTGTTATTGATAATCTTCCAAAAGATATTCGTAGAAAAATTCATACAACAAAAATCAAAAGATTCCTTGATTTTGAGTTTAATTGGTATGAGTATATTAACTATATTAAGTTATCAGAAATTGAAAATGAAGTGGATAGAAAATACCTGAAAGAAGTTTATAACGAATACGGGTATTGGTCTAATTAAATTCAAAAATTTGAATTTAAAAAAAATAAATTGTATAATATATATGTAAGGTAAGGAAAGAGGAAAAAATAGAGTAGACGCCGCCTCTAAGGACTTGAAATCGCGCTCAACCTTACAGTCCTTGAAAAATTAAAAAAATAATTGTATAATATAAATGTAAATAAGGAAAGGAAAAATACGGTAAAACATTTATGACAGACAAAAAGATGACTAAAAAGGATTTCTACAACATGATCAAAGACGCTATGGCTGATAACGCTGATGTGGTTGCATTCTGCGAGAAGGAGATCGCAGCTCTTGATAACAAGGCGACAAAGGCAAAGGAGAGAGCTGCGGCTAAGGCAGCTGAGGGCGACGCTCTTACAGATGCAATTCTTGCAGTATTAACTGAGACTCCGATGACAAATGCTGAGATTCTTAATGCAGTAAATGCTGGTGAGGATGTCACAGTTAACAAAATCGCTTATAGAGCAAATAAGTTAGTTACAGACGGTAAGGCAGTAAAGACCGAGGTCACTGTAGCTGATACAAACGGTAAGAACAGAAAGCTTGTTGCTTATACAATCGCTTAATGAAAAAACGAGGGTTCATACCCTCAAGAAGGTTCATGCCTTCGTTTTCTGGAGAACGTCCATGCGTTCTCCCTTTTTTTTATTTTTAAAATCCATAAGCTGAGATCGCCGCGCGGCCGGCCGCACATGCCGCTTCCGCAAATAAAATTGCCATTGGGAAAAAACTATGGTAAAATAATAATAAGGAGGTATTTTTATGAAATATTGTTTAAGAAGTCGCTTAACTCCTCGATATTTATCAAAAGCAGATGAAATTAGAGTGGATTATAGAGACAAAGCAACAATTCCAGATTTGCATCACACATATCCAAAAGCTACTATAATTTTATTTCCTCCAATAGACAAACAAATTGAATACGATTGGAATGAAATAATGCAATATAATTTGTTATGTAATTCTAATTTCATTCTTAACTTAAATGATTTAAGGCTTGCTAAAATTACCAAAGATCAAGGCATTAGATTTATGATCAATATTGAAGCAACCTCATATTGGGAATTAGATGGATTAGAAAAGCTTGGCGCAGAATATGCATATGTTGGGATTCCTTTATTCTTTGATTTACCAGATACTGTAAATTATAATATCAAACTAAGAGCTGTTCCAACAGTAGCATATAACCATAGTTTGCCTCATAATAATGGTATTTGCGGTCAATGGATTAGACCAGAAGATGTTGAAAAATACGAAGAATATATTGAAGTTTTAGAATTTGAATCTTGTGATGTTGCAAGAGAACAGACGTTATATAAGGTATATGCTGAGGACAAAGAATGGAGTACTCGACTAGATATATTAGTTCAAGATTTAGGTTCTCCCGCAATTAATCGTATGATTATGCCAGAAGTTGCAGAAAATCGCTTGCGTTGTCGCCAACGTTGTAAGTCAAAAGGATCTTGCCATATATGTGAAACCGCACTTAAGCTAGCTGATCCGGATTTTTTGCCTAAGCAAATAAATCAATCAATTGAAAAATAATAAAAAATATTATATAATATATAAAAGAGAGGTGAAATATGAAAACATTAAGCAATAGCGATGTTGCAATTATGGAAAGCTTGGTTAATGCAAATCAAAAAACTCTCCAAGGTGTATTATATAAATTTTTAAAGCAATATTACGAGAATGTAACAAATGATGAAAGTTTCTTATTTGCGGAAGGTGATATTCCTATTGCCCTTGTGGCGCATATGGATACAGTTTTTCCTCATCCCGCAGAAGAACTTTATTATGATCGCAAAAAGAATGTAATGTGGTCACCTACTGGAATGGGCGCAGATGACAGAGCAGGAGTTTTTGCGATTCTTCAGATTATTCGCGCGGGATATAAACCACATGTAATTTTTACAACAGATGAAGAGATAGGTGGTATTGGCGCAGAGGTATTGTCATATTTACCAAATCCATTTAAAGATCTTCGTTATATGATTCAATTAGATCGTAGGGGATCAAATGATTGTGTATTTTATGATTGTGATAACCCAGATTTTGAAAAATATATTGAAAGTTTTGGATTCGTAACTGCATATGGTTCCTTCTCAGATATCAGTACAATTTGTCCAGAATGGGGTGTTGCAGGAGTAAATCTATCTATTGGATATAGAGATGAACATAGTGTTTCAGAAGTCTTATTCGTCGGGCAAATGCTTGATACAATTGAAAAAGTAAAGAAAATGCTTTCTGAAAAAGATATTCCACAGTTTGTATATATCCCTGCATATTATAGTTGGGATTATAATTATGGTTATGACTATGATTATTATAAGCCAACTTCTCAGAATGAAATGACAACAAATATTAAATATAGATGTCATTACTGTAAATCAAAAAATGATGAAAAAGATGTTTTACCTATCAAATTAGTTAGAGGTGGAATCGGTTATATTTGCTCTAATTGTTTAACAACTAAGCCAGATGTTGAATGGTGTCAAAGATGTGGAGAACTTTTTGAAGTTGATCCAAAGCATCCATATTCAGCTTTTTGTAAAAGCTGTCGTAAAGGAAAATAATTTCATTTTATAAAAATTTATGATATAATATATATGTAAGGAGATAAGAATGGCAAGAGGATCAGTAGCAAAAGAAAAAGTTGCAGAAAAGATTAAAGCAGCTTTTGGCGCCGATTATGTCGGAGAAGTTGATAAAAAGGTATATGTTTGGGCTGATGACGGTGGGGAACGAGTTCAGATTGCGCTTTCCATGACATGTCCAAAAGTATTTGTCAATACTGTAGATACAGCAAGTCTTAATTACAACAGTGGAATTGATTTTTCTGGAGAAGATACCGTAGTGGTTGCGCCAGAAAAGGTAGAAATTTCAGACGAAGAGAAAGAAAATGTTAGAAATCTGATGCAAAGATTAGGTTTATAAAAAAATTGGACATTTTTAAAAAATTATTATATAATATATATGTAAGATAAATAAAGGCACTCGCAGCAAATTTTAAACAATACTTACCACAACTTTAGTATCTGGATTAAATGTGCCTTGAATTTTGGGGGTATAGCTCAGCTGGTCCAGAGCAATCGGCTGTTAACCGATGTGTCGAAGGTTCAAATCCTTCTATCCCCGCCATAGGGTTAAGGTCCCACAACAAACATAACCTTAAGAGAACGCCGGTAACTCTCTATAATTATCCCGGCTTTTCCGCCCATATGCGCCAATTGGTAGGCAAGCTGACTTGAAATCAGTGCCAACTTAGCGGTTGTCGGGGTTCGAGTCCTCGTGTGGGCGCCATTTTTTATTTTGAGAGGTAAAATAATGAAAGCGTTAAGAAAAATTGTGGCAACATCCATTGCTTTAGGTGTCGTAACAGGAATGGGAGTAAAGCCTTCTGAATTAGAAATATTGATGCCTATTCAACCAAAAGCTGAACAAAAAATAGAAAAAATTACTAATATTTTTCCTATTTACGCTCTAAAAAATACTCATATCTTTTATAATGCCTCTTTACTTTCAGGCACCGTAAAAAACATTTCTATTGGTGATACATTATATGCATCTGATTTACAAGATGGATATTATGTTGTAAGTAAAGGTCTTGTGAGAGAAAATGATTTTACCTTAGATAAAAAATATGTGTTCTATCCAATAGATAGAATTAAATATGCGCTGCCTGGAGCTAAAGGACTAGATGATTTTGATGGTACAGTTTTGTCTAATTATTCATTAAATGATGAGATTCATTTAATCGGAAAAAATGATTATGGTTATTACTTAACAGACCAGAATGAATATATTAAAGCAACAGATGTGATGAATACTCCATATACTGAAATTGTTCCAATTGCAGCGCAAGAAACCATTGCTTCTACTTATGCTCCACCAACAGGTTCTGGTAAATTAACACCAAGCGCAGGTGTATTTTATGGGCCATCCGGTAAAGAAACATATTATAACTTACCGATGGATGGGGTAATTTCAATTGCCCAAGCCGCAGGCATCCAGGGCAATTATTGGGAACGTGCGGACGGCGCAAAAATGTATGGTGATTATATTATATGCGCTTGTGGCTTTGACGTTCGTCCAAGAGGGACAATTGTTGAAACATCTCTTGGCGCAGGTATTTGTTTAGATACTGGAACGTTTGCTTATACAGACCCCTATCAAATTGATCTAGCCGTTACGTGGAATTAATAATTTTGGGTAAAAACTGTTAGTAAAATAACTGGTGGTTTTTATATATTATGAAGGAACAAGGTCCTCCTGAAGGCGTGTAAAGAATATAAAAATATTGTCAAAATTTATGAATTAACTTCAAACTTGTTCCTTCATTTATTTGTATTTTTAAAAAATTTTTTATATAATATATATAGAAAGAAACAAATCCCCCCCTTCTTTCAATAGAGAGTTTTCTCTCTATTCTTATACGCCCGTATACTCAAGTGGTCAAGAGGGCACACTGCTAATGTGTTAGGTCGATAACTCGGCGCGAAGGTTCAAATCCTTCTGCGGGCGCCATTTTATTTTGAGGGAAAGTATGCAGATAAAACAAATTCGTTATTATAGTAAAGATTTATTTCAATCTTTAAACTATCCTGCGGATATTACAGTAGCTCAATTAGTGAATGGAGATCTTTTTTCTGAAAGTAAAGAAATTATGATTCGCGCCACTGAAGGCTTAAAATTTTCCATTAACGGCACAGAAGTGGTTATTGGACCAGTTGAGATTTACAACATTCCAGTAGAAGAGAATGTAAAGATTGAAAGTTTGAAATTAATTGAAGATTCAATTATTGATAAAAAGGATTGGTATGTTGTTATTACTTTTATCCTAAATGAAGATTAATTATTTGAAAATTTAAAAAAATTATTATATAATATATATGTAAATAAGGAAAAGACTCATAAACAGCAAAAATATATTCTGAAATTAAGGAAAAATGGTTGCCTTCCAAGCAACACGTCATATGCAGGATGAGTTCTATATGAGACAAACGGTGGCATCTTGGGGAGTATTCAACGTTAGAGTCTTATGAGTCTAGTAAAAATCCTTATTTGAAAAAATAAAAAAATTATTATATAATATATATGTAAGGAAAAGATAAAAGAAACTCTTAGATAGTTTATTATGGTAGAAACGGTCGCGTGCGCAGCGAAAGGTGCCGGTTCGATTCCGGCTTTAGGAGTCAGCCTTACAAAAAGAGAGTCTCAGATGGTAGGGACTATAAACTGCAAAGCCTTCAAGGATGTTGCCTGACTTGTGCAATCAAGGCATATGACCTATCAAGTAAGTAGCCGCCGCGGGGAGCATAAGGTGATGCAGATCCGTGGTAGGGACTGGTCATCCTTAGTGAAAACTTGATACCTACGCTAAATTAATGAGCAACCTTGACGTGGTGCGTAGGCTTTAGATCAAGACGTTGATCTTACACTAATGGCTCATAAAACATTCTGTTAGTTGCTTGGCAACGGGCGCAGGAGAAAGGTAAGTCGGACGTTAACCCTTTTCAGAATGTTCTCTTATCCCGGGTTACACTGGATCGGTCCCAGGTCGGGCTCATATCCCGAAAAGGTGGGTTCAACTCCCACACCCGGAACGAGAGGGGTGGCAAACCTCAGTAAAAACCACTTATTTTGACAAAATGAAAAAAATTTGTTAAAATAATATATGTAAGCTGAAAGTTAATCCATGGAAATATTAACTTTGATTGCTATTGTGATAAAGTCAAGGAGTAAAACCTTGGTAGCAATCTTTCCAACTTCTAGGCGTTGGTTCGGGCAGATAGTGATACCCCCGATAAAAATCACTCCCATCCGTCAGGGTTACGACGTGCATATATGCGCCCTCAGCTTACTATGAGGGCAATCCCATACGATTTAAGCAACCTTGACGTGGTGTATGGGCTTTCCACTAATAGCTTAAATATTATATGTAAGGTCAAAACAGAATGCACCTGTCGGCGGTAAGTAGAGAAGTCTGACGTTGGCGCCATCCAAAAACGCAGGAGTAACGCCCTGCACCGTGCGGCTAAACAAATGTGGGTCCGGCAAGCCTCCTTACATCTTGGGATCATAGAACAGCCTCCTCGTGGCGATCCTGGATAACCAACTAATGTTCTGGTGCGGCTTCGGCACCTTAGGATAACCCAGTGATGGGCTAAAGCGGAAAGTAGCGTAATCCGCGGTTGCGAAAGCAACTCTACAGAAAGCCATTCGCGCATTTCCCTCGCTTCAATCAACGTGCAGGCGATTGATGTATGTTGGGGCCTTCGCTTGGCGGCGGAGAATAAGCTATGAAAATAGTGATAATGCGGAATGATACCTGGTGCGAACTAAGCCAAAGGTTAGTGCTAGGATTATTAATGCGCCGACATGTTAGATGAAACGCCATGTGTCGACATTAAAGCAAGTAAGTGGCATGAAAGCAGCACGGTGTCGGGCGGGCTGTACTCAAAAGGTACGGAACCCAAACCAGCACCACATCGCGCAGTAAATCGCAAACACTTTAGCTGATAGGTTCAAATCCTGTACCATTGCAGAATTAATGGTTTCATTTGGTAAGATAAAAAGCAAAAGTGTGCTGGACGTAGTTTCAGAAAAATGGACTTATTCTCCTGGAATATGGAGACACCACTAGGTCGCAAGCTATAGAGTGAACGAGTACAATTAGTTGTCGTCAATAAATGCAGGGATGTATTGAACTCTTCCAAGAGGTTGGGCAATGAACGGAATGTTATAATGAGCTACGTAAGATTCTACTGGTCTTCGCAAGATCAGAGTCCATGCCTACTACTCACTGAAAAGTTGAGTGTGAAAACGTGCGGCCAACCGCATAGGATGTAGGTATAACAGGTCAATTTCTCAGCCAGTTAAAAGTATAAATCCGAAAGGGTTTATTTCTTTATGTGGGTGTCGTCTAATGGCTTAAGACCTCTGCCTTCCAAGCAGATAATAAGGGTTCGATTCCCTCCATCCACTCCATTCCAATCCATTTTTTAAGGGCAAGTTATATTAAATGACTTGTCCCTTTTTTTATTATATTTGAAGTGAAGAAAGGAGAAAGTCGATGATTACAGTGGTAAAAAATGAACGACAGACAGGGGTAAAAAGATACGTTTGTGATAAATCAGATGAACTTTCTAAAATAGATCTTCGCACTACAGTTATGGGCAGCACTTGTTTTGTTATCGAAGAAGACGCTAACTATATTTTGAATAGTAGTTGGGAATGAAAAGCCGTTAAAAACTATGGCGGCGGAGGATCTGGCTCGGGTTCTGGATCTGATTCCTCTTCAGACGATGAACCAAGTGATACAATTCCTTCAGACACTCCAATAGATGAAGAGAACACCTATATTTGAGATGGTGGCGAAGTGCGCTAGGCGAGGTTTAACATATGGCAGAGATTGTATTAAAAACGAAGTTTCGCTTAAGAAGAGGAACATCTGAAGCCTGGAATAGAGTAAATCCTGTCTTACTATATGGAGAGCCAGGCTTTGAAAAAGATACCAACAAATTAAAGATTGGTGATGGGGTAAAAGCTTGAAATGATTTACCTTATTTAACTCAAGATTTTCATATTGGAAAAGACAATAAAACTATAATTTATGAAAATAACCAGCTGGGTTTATATGGTTACGAAACTGCGGCAGTTGGTCAATTTCCAATTAAAGGTGAAAATAATCTTGAATGGATTAATCAAGCAGATTCAATTTCAAATTCAGAAATTGAATCTATATGTGTTAGAAAGGAGAATGCATAATGGCAGATAAGAAGTTTTTAGACCAGGATGGTCTTGCTAAATTGTGGGAACTTATTAATGATACTTTTGAAGATGCGACGGCCCATGAGCTAGATATTGAAGAACTTCGTTCTTTAATTCAAGAAGTGGATTCAAAAACAGATACAACAATTAGTTCCAAATTAAATGAACTAGAAGCAAAAGTTGATGCGAATAAAGAACAAACTGATGCAGCCATTGAAACAAAAATTGCTGAAGTAGTTGATAATGCTCCAGAGGCATTCGATACTTTAAAAGAATTGGCTGAATATGTGCAAAATGATGATGGACGAGCTTTAGATATGCTCGCTCGTATTAATGAATTAGAAAAAATGAAAGCTTTAACTGAGTTAGAAGTTGAAGAAATTTGTGAAAGAGTGAATATGACCACTAAGGTTGCTAGTGCTGATGAACTCGTAGCAGCTGCGGCCGCAGGTGGAATTGTTAAACTATCTAGCGATATGTCTCTTACAGAACCAGTTTCTGTTCCAGCAGGCAAGAGTGTTGAACTTGACTTAAATGGTAAGACATTATCCGTACCAACAAACGCTTTATTAGCTAATGGTGGTGAATTAAAGATTACTAACGGTACTGTCACTTCTACTAGTAGAATTGGTGCTGCTATTGGTGGTGGTAAGTTAATTATTGAAAATGCTACTGCTAACAGTGGTGATGTTGCTTTCCAGGCAGCTGGTGAAGGTTCAGAATTAATTATCAATTCTGGTGAAATTACAGCTCAGGAATGCGGTGCTTTAGTTACAACTAAGGGTGCATTTACAATGAATGGTGGTACAATCACATCTATTGATAATGCTGCTATCATGGGTAATGGTACAGTTAAACCTGATAATGACCAAGGTCATGTTGTAATTAATTTCAACGGCGGTGAATTAAACTGCGGAATTACTTCTGCTGGTTATTCAGCATGCGGTATCTATATGCCTAATAGCGGTGAACTCAATGTCACAGGCGGCGTTATCAATGTCGAAAAGGGTTGCGGTATCTTAATGCGTGCTGGTCAGTTAAATATGACTGCTGGTGAAATCCATTGTGCTGATAACTCTGGTGTTGAAGGCGGATTCGTTGGTAAAGTTGGCGACAGCCGCGTTGTAGTACCATGTGCCGCAATCGTTATGGATGACAAGGCTGCTTATCCTGGATTGGCTAATGGTCCATTCGGTGCTGAAATCGCTGATGGCGTTATCCTTGAATCTGCTCCTGGCCTTGACGATATTTGCTTCGTCAGTGATGATCCAAGTAAGATTAGCGTTGTAGACCATCGTGCTTAATTTTTAGTTTAATAACTCCTCTTTCTTAAAGAGGAGTTATTTTTTTTATTTTTTATAAAATTTTTGATATAATATAAATATAAAGAAAAGAAGGTGATGGCAGATGACTAAAATCATATTTTTAGATATTGATGGAGTTCTTAATTGCAATTCTTCAGATCCTTATATGCCAAATGGATATGTTGGCATTGATGAGGATAAACTTCAAAATTTAAAATATATTGTTGATCAGACTGGAGCAGAAATTTATCTTACTTCAACTTGGAAGCATGGTTGGTCACCAAGAGAAAGTGGTAAATTTATTCAAGATGATTTTGGCAATGAAATTGATTTTAGATTCTCTGCGGTCGGACTTAAAATTACAAATAAGACCTATGAAGGACTTGGTGGTCGAGGAGATGGCATTTATCATGTGCTGATTACTCTAGATCCTGCGCCGGAAGGCTGGGTTGTATTAGATGATGAATACTGGCCGGATTTCCCAATCTTTGACATCGACGCTCATTTCGTAAAGACCGAATGGTATGGAATGGGTTTAACCAAAGAAAAAGCTGATCTGGCAATTCAAATCTTAAATAATGAGATTGAAACGCAGTACGACAAATCCCTTTTTACATATCATGATCATAATGGAAAGGAATAAATTGAAAAAATAAAAAAATTATTATATAATATATATGTAAAAAGGAAAAGGCAAACAGAAATGGAAAAAAATAAAGTTTATGGTATGTCGTTCTTAGATGGATTGACTCTAGTGTTTATTGGTTTGAAACTTGCGAAAGTTATTGAATGGTCTTGGTGGTGGGTATTTTCACCCATGTGGATTCCATTCGTTCTTCTTCTTATTCTTGTTTTCTTAAATTGGCTTATTAACGGTTAAGTAGAGGTGAAAAAAATGAAAGTTTATGAAGGATATTTTAAGGCATATGAACATATCGGAGTCCCCGATGATATGCCAATTGAGCAGATTCGAGACGCATTAGCTACTCATCTTAGTCATTATTATTTTGCAAATGTTGGTGCAGAAGATGTAGAAGGTGTTGAAGAGATTGAGGGATACGATCTGAATGATGAATTTTTATCTATCTACGGAGATGAAGACGAGGACGAAGACGAATAATTATCTTGGAAAAATATAATAATTTGAAAAATTAAAAAAATTATTATATAATATATATGTAAGGTAAGGAAAGGTAAGAAATCTAACGGGAGTGGTACCACCGAGTGGAGAGCCTCAAGCCCGAGGTCGTTGAATGATGAAACGATACAACAGTACCAGTGGGGAGAAGGAGTCATGACCTTCGAAATTTCGACCATAGAAAGTGGCTGGGAGTCGTAGAAAGTATCCTAAAC